GGACTCGAACCTACAACAGCGCGGTTAACAGCCGCGTGCTCTACCATTGAGCTACACTCCAGCAGGGTAGATAAGCCACGTTTTGTTCTATTGGAGCGGCAAGACTCGAACTTGCGACACGTTGAGTTAACAACATTCTACCAACTGAATTACACTCCAATAGAACGAATTACTTAGACAAAAGGACGTTATGAAGATAATCGTCAGCTTCTTCAAACGTATCAAAGCTCTTGATAATTTCAAAACGAACAACAGAACAATCAGTATTGACACGAATCGAATAGATGCCGCAAGTTTTTTCACGGCAGATAACGAACTTTTTCATAACTTCCTTCTCTCTCTCTTGGTTTATATATATATTATATCATTATATAAACCAGAAGTCAAGAAAAAATATGCGGAAAAATTGAATTCAGACTATAAGTGCGGCGTACCGCATCCTTAAAATAAAAATTGTCTTCAAGAAGTAACTGAATTCTCATCACGCATATTAAATAAATTAACTAAGAAAGAATAACACCCTGCTTTGCCTTGTTAATCTTGCGGCGAAGTTTGCGCATAATGCCGACATTTTCTGAGTTCTTACCCTTGCGATTAATAAGCATCTGATAACGCTGTTCCATCGTCTCGATTGACTGTGCCATACTTTCTTACCTTTCTCTTGGTTAAATATATTATATCAAATTATTCAACTATTTGTCAAATAATTTTTTATAAACAAGGTGGCGAGAGGGAAGAGTCGAACTTCCAACTGTTGCATATGAAACAACTGTGATACCTTTTCACCACTCCGCATGTTTGTAGTTTTCACATCTGCCGAGGTTTGAAAACTACCAAAATATACCAGATTCCTCTTCCCCTAGGCGCTTCTTTTCAAGTATGCGCTGGCCCGCATTGTCTACGGCTACAGAGACGGCATATATAAAATCTTGCAAGCAAGATAATATAATCACGTGGACGGTTTCAAACTGGGAAAACCGCCAACCCTTTAATCTATAGTCCCTGCAAAAGACTATAGAAGTCGGGAGACATTTACCTTGCAGCGATAACCTCTCCCCAAGCATTGGATATAACATAATCGCTAGGTGCTATTCTCACCAATTAGACTAACCGCCGCTAACTCGGCCTGTCCGGGAGTCGAACCCGAATCTTCACCATCACGATTTGTTAACTATATTATACAAAATTACTCGGCGTTTGTCAAGTAATTTTTTAATTATTTTGGCTGGTTCTGAGAGATTCGCACTCCCGTGACCACATTCAGAGTGTGGCATCCTAAGCTACTAGATGAAGAACCAATGGTCTGCTCAGCTTGACTTGAACAAGCAACCCCAAGTTCCCAAAACTTGAGCTCTACCAATTGCGCTATGAGCAGAAAATGGACAAATTTATATAGCGACTGCCCAAACCGCTAAATTGACTTGGGATAAGCACAGACGAATTCAAAGTTCGCTCTACTTATCACTTGGAGAGTGTCTAAGATTAGCACTCTGAGCAGGAAGTCAGATTTGAACTGACGTGTTCGTAAAGAAGCGGGCTTACAAGACCCGTGCCATCGACCGCTAGGCGATTCCTGCTCAGAATGTTAAAAGAAAAATGAGCCTGCAATACTCTAGAAATCTTGCAGGCTCTAACACCACTATTACAATATAAAAGTTGCGCAACAAAAATTATAACTTTTTGCCCAGAACTTTTATTTTGTAACTAAAAATATTATACCATATTGATATAACGTTTGTCAAGAACTTTTTTTAGTTGTCAAACCAATAGACAACAAGAATATCCTGCGGAGTTAGATAATATGCTCCTTCAATGCTACAATAACGCTTAATATCTTCGATAAAATCACCGACACTATCTTTAAGCTCATTGTTAGAGGAATGACTTCCAAGCATATCATCAATCGCATACTTAGTAGAACTAATCATATTGTAATGATTGATAATATCAGAGAGCATGACCGCATTATATCCATATGCGCCACCATCTTCCCAGTCTTCCCATTCTTTGAGAATCTTTTGCGGCACAAGGTCATCATATGCGAAATACTTGCCAATAGGACAAGCAGATTCATCTACATATACGCGGCCATTGCCATCCATGAGCCAAGAAAACAGCTCATAATTGCGGCCATTGTATGGCTCGGCATAACTATACACAACATTATCGTCGTTATCGTAATACTGAGAAAACAACTCTACCGGATAATACTTCTCGCATCCATTCTTTCGTGCATACTCGCTAGTCTTGCGAGCAAGATAAATATGAATGTCCTGTCCCATAAAAAGCTCCTTACAGCGTATCCCTGTCATACACCTGACAGGAAAGGTTTAAGTCCATAAGATTGGCGTAAATATCACTAAGTCGATTTGCAATATCCGCACGAGTATTATTCTTGCACGAACGACCATTAAGATTCTTAATCTCGTTTTCCAAGTCACTCAGCTCAGAGTTGATAGCGTGCTGAACCTCGTACAAATCATCGCCGATAAGACCTTCAACACCAGTTGCGTACTGTGCTTCATGATAGGAAAGCATCACGGACTCTAGTTCATCATAGTTGAAGCCGTTCTCTTTCAAGCAAACGTCCAAGTCGCGCTTCGAGTCAATATTGTAATATTTATCTTTGACAAACAAATCCATGATACCTTCCTCTCTTTCTTTAACTATATTATATAACTTCTTGAACCTCTTGGCAAGAACTTTTTTTTAACCAAAGAGCTTTAGCAGACGAACAAAGTCCTGGTCAAGAAGAGACTCATAGGAAGGACGGCTTGTGCGAACAGTCTTTGTATCCTTAGTGTCCTTTTCGATTTCCTCAATCTGCTTCTTGATTTTCTCAGCCTGAGACTTTAGGTCAGCGAGCTTAGCCGCACGCTCTTCGCGCTCCTTCTTAATCTTTTCAGCCTGTTCCTTATCCTTCTTCTGCTTGCGGCCATTGGATACAGTCATAAGCTCGCGCGTAAGAGTGCTAGTTAGTTCACCAATAACCTTCATAGCATCTTTACCGCTAGCTTTATGGTCTAGGTCAAGGCCGTCAGAATCAGTTACATGTACACCAAAGTCTACAACACCATCCTCATTCGTTGTCATAGCTAAATTAAAGTTTAGACCATAAGATTCTGCCATTTATTATTCTCCTTTTAATTCTTTTGTTCCTTTAACTTCGTTAATATTATAACAAATATTTTTTTAAAAGTCAACTATTTTATTGAAAATATTTTAGTACCAACCATGAGACTGCCAATGTGCGGCCGCATTTTCCCAGCTACCATATCTATTTGATACATATTGTTCAGCTACCCTGTCCTGATTTTCTTGGGATAAGTCCCCATTCAGATATGAAATATCAAGCTGATATGCGCCATAGTAGCGTCCATTTGTGGCACTATAACTGCCGCCACTTTCTTTAGAAACAATGAAATCACGTGCCGAACCATTCCAAGAGTAATCGGCATATGAATAGCTTGGAGCGCTATATGAGCTAGATTGCTGATTCTGGTAGTTTGCCTGCGCAGCCGCTTTAGCAGCAGCTTCTTGAGCCGTACGTTCTTCCGCTTCTTTCTTCTCTTGGAGTGCTTTCTGTTTCTTATCTGCACCATACTGTTTCCAGCTATCAAGTCGAGCCTTATATTGCTTTAGCTCTGTAATAGTGTCGCAAACAGATTGCTTCTCCATAATATCTTGAATCTCTAGAATATCATTCTGTTCAAGATAGTCTCCGTAATTTTGAATAATGTATATGACTTCATCAAACTGTGAGTCTTTCATATTACATTTATCCACTAGCCATGTCTGAGCGTTATCGTACCCATCTTCCTTATATGGAATCATAGCATCAAGTGTAGTTGTGCGGACTGCCGCATTTGTAATTTCATCATTAACGATGATTGCATCTGCTTCATTCCCACAAAAAGCATTTGTCACGCCAGCGAGTGCCATTACGGACAGGCACATAGCCAATGCTTTCGTTTTGTTTTTAATGAATTTCATTCGGATAATTCCTCTTTCTATTCCTATACGACAAGACGATTGCTTAAAAATATATAAAAGATGTGGGCAAATGATTATAATCATTTGCCCAATTAGTTAATTTGTAAAACGGATTTGCTTTTTCTTTAAGACCTCACCAAGAGACAGAAAATCTTCACACTTATTACAATGATTTGATAGACGCTTGCAGCAACGGCGTTCGCAGTCAATCTTGCTTGCGGTGAAACTTGGATGAATTGCGTCACAATGAAAGTCCATATCTACATCTTCATTGATTTCGCTCATTTGACCATGCCAATACTTGTTGGTAAACCATGCGCGATATAGGACATCGAACTTCGCCCAGTCATACGGCAATCCGCATTCAAATTCAAAAACATCAAAATATGGATTGATAATATCCATATCTTTTGGCATGAAAATTGGAGCCTTTGGGTTAATACCACGGTCAAGTGTCATTGACGGCACCTGATTTAAAATTAGACGCATCTGAACATTGTTCTCTTGGCAAATGTCATGTACATTCTTTAGATTATAACATAAATCATCAGCAATATATACATCAGATACACCTAGATTGATAAAAGATTCAAGACAAGAATAAGTTGGAACCTTCATATCTTGATTAAAGAAAAACTTATATGAGTTCTCTTTAAGTTCTGCGGCCTTTGTAATGTCTATTGGTGCTACGCGGATATAAATCTTGTCTGATACTTTGTTAATTGACTTGACGGTAGGCATATGGATACCTTCTGGGAATTCAAGATTGATACGGGTATCATCATATTCCTGCACAAAGTCAATAAGGTCTTCAATTGAATTGCGAGATTTGTAAAAGAGAATGTTAAACTCTTTGACTTCATCATTCAATTCGCCATTCAATTGAAATGGAATTGCCAATTTAATCATATATCATCCTTTCATAATAACCTATTTTATATTATATAACAAAAAAGGGCAATTGTCAAGAGACAATCACCCTAAAAATCATTAAAGATATGCGACCAAACGATTCCACAGCCATTGCGGCAAATCGGAAGTCTCAACCTCATAAGAATCCAAGAAGTCATAGACAATATCGGCAGAAGCACGCCCGTCATATTCAGTTTCAATAGTCTGGATTACAGCATCGACCTTCTGCTCCATTTCTTCCTCGGCGGCAAGAAGCATCATTGGATTGCCCACAGAATTGTCCATGTACAGCATTGTTAGTCCTCCATCAAAATGTCAGCAATCTTATACATATCTGCGGAAACTCGCTCTACGCGCACGTTGTAGATGTTGTGAATCATATCAATTGCACCATCAAGATAATACCCAGAAGTATCATCATAATACCCAGAAATATCATCATGATGCTCAAGATAATAGTTTGCAAGGTGCAGAATAGCGGTGTTGTAAGAAGCCATCATATCTTTTCCTCTCTCTTGGCTATACCATAATTATAGCATATGATATAGCCAATCGTCAAGATTAATTTTCAAACCAGTTACGCAACTCGATTACCGAAGGGCAAGTTCCTCGACCTTGCTCGCGGCACTCTTCCACGAACTCAGGGATTGCATCCATGAGACTAGGTTCAAATGCCAGCTTGTTCTTGATGTTTTTGATAGTCTCAATATCGCGTCCAGTCCAAACCTGCTGCAAAACTCCACGAGCCTGCTTCCAGTTCTTGTACCAAGGAGTCTTATACTTCACCATAAAACCGTCTGCATCCTCGAAGACAAAGCCCTCGATGCTAGCACGTGCGGCCCACTTATCAATGAAGTCCTCAAACTCCTGCCAGTTGGCAATGGTCTTGCTCAAGGTCTTTACATAGAAGCCGTAATATGTTGCCACGTCCACTAGTGAATCATAGTCAGCATGGCTATAGTTGAAAAAATTTCCTACCAAGTCCAGAAGAACAAGGTGAGGGTGGGTATATTCCACGATGTGCGGGTCATGGATAGGGTCAATGCACTCGAAAACAGCTGTGCAGTAGTTCTTGCGCAAATAGTCCGCAAAATCTGCCTGCTGTGTAGCGGTCAACGTCTTATCTAGAACGTCACGGATATATCCTGCGAAATCTCCCTCATTCGTGCTCTTGGATGCGATGAACAACTTGCCATCCTCGGTCGGGTCGGCAGAAATCATCGCAAGGAAACCATTGGACTTGACATATGCGCACACAGGAAACACAAGATTCTCGCGCAGGCTATCCATTTCAGTCTCGGGACGCTCTCCGATATTGAAGAACTTGTTGTACGAACGTGCAACAACCTTATTGTCTTTCACGAAAAGTCCGCGTGCCTTTACATTGATGGAGTCCCATGCTTGGTTGAAAAAGCACTTGTTTGAGAAATTAAAAGAAGAGATTCCATTGGCAAGATGCTTCTCGCGCACAAGCGAGCTATTACGCAGCATATCGACTTCGTTCATTTATCTTCCTCTCTCTTGGTTTAATAATATTATATCACATATATAACTGTGCGGCAAATATTTTTTTTACAAAAAAAGGGAGAGGAACTAATCCTCTCCCTTTGTAGCATTTTCTTCAAATTCCATGCGCTCTAACTTTTCCTTACGCTTTGCCTTGTAAGTATCGTCTTTGCGCTGACGAATTAGCTTTGCTTTGTGGGAAAACTTTTCAAAAGTATCATCATCGTTATACTCAAGTTCGTCCCAGTCACGAATTTTCACAATAAATCCTTTCAAAGAAAAATGCTGTCTAATATAAGTCTGACAATCTGTCTGGTGGGCTATACAGAACTCGAATCTGTAACCTAAAGATTAGAAGTCTTTTGCTCTATCCATTTGAGCTAATAGCCCGTCAAACAGATTGCCTAAGACTTGTCTAATAAGTAATGATATAGACCTTACGGCTAGTGTCGTGATAAATTTGAGTGGCTTCTGTTAGATTGTTATGCAGTACAGTATCACCAACAGTCTTCTTAGCTTCATCATCACCATATGCAAGAATAAAATGCGGCACAATTGCATCATACGCATCACTAACAGGGATGCGCTTACCATTAACGAAATCTACAAGTGTAGTATACTGCTCACACCATACAAATACAAAATTCGGATTGAGCTTTGTAATGTATGAATTCATTTCCTTGTCAGGAATAATAATACAATTCATTACTTAAATCGCTTTCCATAGTAATATGCGTATACAGAAAAAAGAAAAATAAAAACAATTCCTATAATTACAATCAACATGTTATCACCTAATATACTTTTTCATAAATAAAAGAATCGTCACCAGTATAATAAAAATGCTGGATACCCTTATCACGTAAAGCATGAAGGCAGGCAGGGCAACTTCGTGCTAAACCGAAATTAAACCGTTTTCCATTGCAGATACGATAAGTATATACCTTCACCTTTGAATAGTCAAGGTTGACATCAATGCACTTTGGAATATTCAAAAGACAATCAATCTCTGCATGAAGATAATCATGAATAGGTTGACCATTCTCTCTAAACGTGCGATATTTGCGATTATACTTCTTTTGCAAAGGATTGGTCTTGCGGCTATTGTGACCAGTAGCAAGAACTTTACCTTTATAAGACATAACAGTACCGAGTTTGAAAGGTTCATATGTAGATTCCAGTGCTGCCTTTCGCGCCAAATCGAACATCTTCATATCATGCTTACTAAACTCAGCCATTTATTAAATCCTTTCACATCTTATATTATATATAATATCATAAGATGTATCCAGCGTCAAGAACTTTATTTCACCAAAGTAAAATTAGGATGATAGCCAATCGACTTGCCGCACAACGTAAGCAAGTTTACACAATTAGAGATAATATGCTCATACTCTTTAGTGCTATTGGCATTCTCCAATAGAGAGATAGCAGCGGCCATAGAAGTTTTTGCAAACTCTACAGGGCTTAACTCAATATAGATTTTTGCTTCTGGTGATAAATCATTCCAATTCATATGACCGCATCCTTTCTTAAACTAAATATATTATAAAATAAAATAATTCAAAAGTCAATAATTATTTTTCATCGTATGCGGCAAAAGCATTTAACATTTTAGTGATAAGAGCGTGCCTTACAACATCTGCTTCTGTCATACGCACTACGCCGATACCAGATACATCTTTTAGACTATTGGCAAGATATTCAAGACCGCTTTCGCCTTTGGAGTCTTGCTGAACCAAGTCTCCGCACAGGACAATCTTAGAATCTTCGCCTAGACGCGTAACTGCGAGCTTTCCTAAAATCATATTCATGTTCTCTGCTTCATCCACGAGAAGGAAAGTTTTATATAGAGAACATCCGCGCATATACCCTAGCGGCAGCATTTTGATTTTACCTTTTTCAATATATGAATCAAGTTTCTCACGCCCGAGAACTCGTTCAAATACATCCATCATAGGAAGTGCATATAATGAAAACTTTTCATCGGCAGTGCCGGGAAGAGCGCCTAAATCTGCTTCTCCTTTTGCTGAAACCATAGGACGAGAAATAACAATAGTATCAATGTTCTTACTGATAAGCTGAGACAGTGCATAACATACTGCTGTGTAAGTCTTCGAAGAGCCAGCGGGGGCGATACAAATAGTGATAGCGTTGTGCCGCATACTATTCAGATATTCAAGCTGACCTTCTGTGCGGACTTTGATTTCCTTCTTGCCATATTTTAGAATCGTAGTAGATGAATCTGAATTATCGAAAATACCGCCATCCGCACTCTGCTTAGCAAGAAGCTGTACTTCGTCTGTACTAATATCATCCTTTGAGCAGGCAATTTCAATCAGCTTTTCAAATACCTCTTGGGCTTGATGAACAGACTTCTCTTTGCCAAAAATTACGATATTATTTTCTTCTTTAGAGCGTCTAAGATTAACACGCAGTGTATCGTCAATTTGCTCTTTTACTGCCCTTACATACATATCTGATGGGCCTAGCACATTGACGGCATCAATACCACGAGGAATAGACACGTTAACTTGGATACTGTTGTTCAATAGAATCCCACCTTTAATCTAATACTAGTTCCGTATTCTTCTTATATCGCTCATAATCTTCTTTCGGCACATCGAATACAGTAAAGATACCTGTCTTAATATACACGCCACCCATATTACCGTCACGCTTAATGCGACTAAGCATGTCTTTCCATCCGTCCTCAATCACTTCAACGCGCTGTTTGTCTGGCGCTACGACATATGCGGCAGAATATTTGCGACCTTCTTCTTTGCTTACTTCACCGCTAAGATAAAGATACTGTGGAGTTTTACTAATATCTTCCTCATATGAACGATATATAGAAACCATGTTATCCATGAGGTTTCCTAAAACATAGATTTGAAGGATAGGACGCACATGCTTGTAATCACAGATAACAGTTGAAAGCCAGTCGTTCAAAGACATGTCCTCGCACTTAAACTCTGCACCAAAATCGTCCATCAACATAACTTCAAAGTCAAGTTCTTCTTCATCATCTTCGATGTTAAAGTCAATCGCTTCGGAGATATAATATTCAATTTCATCATATGAAATAAGATTATCAAATTGTCCATATAAAGTATATGGAATATCATTTACAATAGCTTGAATCTTGCAATAACGCATATTAACCTTTCATCCTATAACGTCTAGAGTATTCCATCATACAACACGCGGCCGCTTGTGCAACATTTAATGAACGAATACTGCCATCTTGACGAATATAAATCATTTCATCACACTTGTCAATAATTTCCTGCGGCAAACCATCGCACTCACTGCCATAGACAAACGCTGACTTCATCGGAATATCTGCATCGAAAATATTCTGAGGATTATATTCAGAAATATTATCTACAGCAAAGATACTATATCCAAGAGGATGAAGAATCTCAAGAACTTCATCAAAATTATCCGCATGATATACACGCTCTACATGAGTGCTACCCACGGCTCCTCTTCTGTCAAAGCGCTTGCGGCCAACGACATAAGTTTCCTTTGCAAGAAAACAATTAGACGCACGAATAATTGAACCTACATTAAAACCGTGGTCAAGATTGATGCAGATGTTCACTAGCGGCATACGGTTAGGTTGAAGCGCTGCACGAATTTCCTCAGCAGACCACTTCTTATAAATGTCAATTACATTGTTACTGGGCTTTGCTTCGGTATTGATACCATGCGAATACTGAGTAATCATAATATCCTTTACATATTAACTAGAATAGTAAGCATTAAATATCCATAGTCCTTATCAACTTTAATATTGAAAGTAACCACATCTGCCTTTAAAATCGCGTCATGTTGTTCCTTTATCCATTCATTAAATGGAACAGAAGGAGTGCTCATTTCAGGAATGTTATACATCGCAAATGAAATATATAAGTTATTTCGCGTATCATCATCAATAGCATCTAACAGACAATAAACATTCATATTTACCACTCAATCAATGAAAGCTGGTCAGTAAGGCGCTGAGACAGTTCATCATCTTCAATATAGAAAATATCTTCCTTATCATTTACAAGATAATTAGAGATAATCTGCCCAAAACGCTGGTCAGGATACTGTTCCAAGAGGTCTTGAAACTTCATAAGAATATCATAGATTCTATTTACATCACGCATAATAATCCTTATACCAAGAGATTAAACATATCAAGAAATGCCTTATAGATTTCAAAACGAAACTTTTCAAAACGTTCGGCAAATGCAATATACGAATAGCCGCACATAAAAAGTACATATAGTACAAATAGACAATCTGCCATTACTACTCCCTAGAATTAAACATGAGACATGCTACAGTGTAGCCGAAAAAGAAACCAATAGCAAAACAAATCATTACTTAATCTTAACCTTCCAAATATTATCGTAGGTATATGGCACGTTGTCAATGTTTCTCTGCTGCGGACTTGCTTTTGAGCGAATCTTTCTAGTCTCTAGAGCTATATGCTCCATATAACATTTCCCAACAATTGCTGCAATCACAAGAACAGTGATGCAAATAATTGTGATAGCATCAATCCCCATTACTCTTCCTTCTCTTGGATTTTATTTAAGTCTATTATATAGCAAAAAAGTCCCAAAGTCAATAGAAACTTTGGGACTAATTTATATTATTTTGTATTGACTACTGGTGTTGACCCTTGTGGCACAACGACAGTGTTGCCATTCTTTGACATTTCCTTTAGAGCATCAATGTACTCTTGGGTTAGAACATTATCAGTTAGAGACTCGTTGAGAACACGGTTTGCTTCTGCCTCTTTAGTAGCTTCAATAACCTTAGTCTCGCCCTTAATCTTTGCAGTCTCCTGTTGGTTCTGTGCTTTAGCTTTCTCTACTTCTGCGGCCTGAGAATCAGCGTAAGCATTGGTAATAGACTTAGCATAAGAAATATCCTGAACACTTACCTGCTCAACAGTAAGACCAATCTTAGACCACTTCTTTTCAAGAGCCTTTTGGACGGCCTTGGTGTACTGAGCGCGGTCGGTTAGCATTGTAATGGTATCGAATTGACCAGAAACTTCACGTGCAACAGAACGTAGGTCATTAGCCGCATAATTCTTGGTGAAGTTCTCTTGGGTTCCGTATTCAGTGTAAAGATACTCAGCTGTCTTCGGGTCAAGGCTATAGTTAATCTGAATATCGACATTAGCAGAAGAACCTGACTTATCATTTACAGTTACACAAGGACCCTCGGCAGAACCACCATCATAGGAGTATTCTGTGTTTTTACCATAAAAGTTGATTAGGTTATTGCGCGTGTCAAACGTAATCACATTATTCCAAGGTGCGGTAAAATGAAAGCCTGCATCTGTAGTAGACCCAGCTAGATTGCCGCCAAGAGAACGAAGAACGACTACCTCGCCTACGTCTTGAGAATAAATGCTACTAAGACCAATAGCTACTAGACCAAGTACGATAACTACCGCTCGTCGTCCTAGCGGTACACGCTCTTCGTGTTCATCTTCTTTGAAGAAGGATAGACATGCGATAATTCCTGCAAGTACAATAAGTACACCAATAATAGAAATAATAATTTTAAACATTATAACCTTTCATCATAGTTGACTTCAATATTCAATTGTAAATTAGATTGCCTTTAATTGGTCAATGATTGGCAAGATTTGCATATTGCTTGTGCCGATAGCGTAGTTTTGCTGCTCTGAAATAAATACAATTTTGTCAAACGGTTCATTGTCTTGTGGCGAAACTTTGCATCTATACATTTCTGCAATTTCCTTTTCACTTAGACGATTATATTTATCACGATTCTTATTGCGCGCAACTGCTACATTTTGTGGAGTCTCAATCCAAACACAAACAACCTCGCAACTATTGTAATTTACATTGTTGAAAAACTTATCGCGTTGAGCGCGATTGATATTGCGGTCATTCGCCACAACGTAACGATGTGATTTTAAGGCAATGTTAACTGCGTTATAAAAGCGCTTGTCAACTGTGTCGGCTTCTTCTGAATTATACATGCGGCAATTGTCTCGCTTGATTGTCATACAGTCTTCATGTGAATCTTGAATTGCCTTTGCAAATACAGATTTGCCGCTTTGCGTTACGCCGCACATTAAAATTAGCGTATGCTTCATTTTAGCCTACCAATAGATAGAATATTTGCTAATAGTAATATCGATGCGGTCAACGCCACGGAAATAAGTTACTTGATAATGGTCATTGCGTGCCACCTGATAACCAAGAGACTCTTCAAGGGATGCAAATACTTCCTTCTGTGGATTGGTGAAGTCTTTCTCTGCGGCAGGAACGATGCTACCGCTCTGAACGATTTCTTCATAGAAGTCAGATACATGCGGATAGAAGTCTACACTATTCTTACCATCATTGGCTGCTTTCTCAATATCTTTCATTACAATATTGAAATAATTATATTTTTGAACTTGCTTGAACCGCTCTTCCCTTTTCTTCTTTAGAGCGACATAACGCATGTCACGTGCTTTTTCTGCTGTAATTGGTTCCATGTAATATCCTTTCTTTTATGCGTTGGCTATATTATAAACTATAGTTATAGCGCCTGTCAATACTTTTTTAGAAAGAATTTTAATTAAAAATTGTTCTTGACAAAAGATTTGAAAATCATTATACTTTTAACTGGGTTGTTAAGGGGTTTACCCCTTAAATATATATAAAATAAATTATATTAGTTAAATTAGTTTATATATTAGATTATATTAGTTTATATATGTATATTGACTTTTATATATATAAGAGATATTATATTATAAAAGATTTTATTATAAAGAAATTCCTGTGCTACGCACAGTAATTTCTATTAAAAGAAGAGAATAAAAGAATAAAGAAAAATAAACTACTTTACTACGTAAAGTAGTAAAAAGAAACAGAAAAAGAGAAGAAAAAAGTTCTTGCGTGTGGCCAAAAATTTGTGTATAATGTAATTACGAAAACAAGAGAAAGGATTTTATAATGTCTCATTTCAATAAGTACGTGCATCTTGAGCGCTCGACTCGTGCAGAAGTCCAGAACTTCATCGGTCGTGATGTAATTTTGCAGCCTAAACTGGATGGTAGCAACGCTTCCATCTGGGTAGATGATGATGGAAATATCGCTTGCGGCAGCCGCACCCGTGAGATTTCTGTTGATAATGATAATGCTGGTTTCACTGAGTACGTCACCAACACTGATGATGTTGAGGTCAAGGCACTAAAGAACTGGTTGCTTGACCATCCTAATTATATTATTTATGGCGAGTGGCTTGGCGGTGTGGATGGCCGAAAATTCACTGGTACCATTAAAACTTATCTTGATGGCGGATTCTTCATCTTTGATATTCTCAATACTGATGATGGTAAGTATATTGATTATGATGTATGGTATCCAGTAGTCAGCAAGTTCTATCATCGTTGTGTTCCTGTCATTTGCCGCATTAGCAACATGACTTGGGACGATGTGAACAAGCACGTTGACGAGTGTACTTATAATCTTCCGAAGGGAACCATCGGAGAGGGCATTGTAATCAAGGCTTATCCTTGCGTGCGCGACCCGTGGGGTAATGTTCAGATTGCCAAGATTGTTCGTGACGAGTGGCATCATGACAAGTCTAAGAAGAAGACTGTCTACACTGGCACTGATTCTTTGGAGAAGGAATTCGTAGAGAAGTATTGCACCGATGCCTTTGTTGAGAAGGAGGTCAATAAAGTTCTTATAGCTCTTGATATGGACAAAATTGATTGCAAGAACGGCAAGTTCTTCGGCATGGCTATCAATAAGGTTCTTGACGAGCTTATGGAAGAGAACTTCTGGGATTTCTTCAAGAAGAAGAAAGCTGCTTCTGTCAAACTGGCCGCAATCAAGGGTCTTGCTCAAGCACGAGTACGTGAGTACATCCTTAACAACTAAATAAAATTTTAAGTGGGCCGTCAAATTTTTCTTGACGGCTCATTTTTTGTATGTTATAATGATACTAAAAGAAATAACGGTTCTCTAGGGAGATTTAATGACACTCGAAGATGCAATCATTCAAGGCCGACCTGAATATAAGACTTTTGATTTGTTCGGTTTGGTAAATCAAGATGGATATACGCATTTTGTATGGCTTGGCAATGTTGACCAAGTATATGATTGCTATCAAGACCAAGAGATAGAAGCAATTAACAATTTCACTAAAGAAATTCGTTTAAAGCATATCATAGAAGAATGGGAGTATTAAATATGTGGATGATTTACGGAAAGCGCACCAAGGAACCTTATATTGATAAGCAGTTCCGTATGCTCACGGCAAAAGGTATGCGCACAACTGATTCAAGCAAGGCAATGATGTTTGTCGAGAAGAAGGATGCAGAAGTATTTCTTGAGAAAGTCAAATCTGGCAAGACTTATTATGACCCTATTTTTGAAATCCGCAAGGCTCGCTAATGTATACATATATTGGTGAAGACTGGGTATATAAAAATCTTGTGCCGCCAATGAATGTTGAATTGAAACATGGACAGCAATATGATATTCATATTGAATCTGATTCACAGATGATATATGTAAACGGTGTTCCTATAGTCACAGAGTCAGTAGAAGTAAGAGTAGTTCTGCCACCAGATTATCAAGCATGGATTCCTTACAATCCAGCTAGATTTATAAAAGACTGGCAACCAAGTGGATGATTATACAATCGTTAGCCTATATTGCCATGAGTGCGATAATGATTCATGCCCATTATGCCGCATAGGTGAATATGTTCCAGAAGAATCTAGACAAGGATGCACTAGAAAATTAGACGATGATACGTATGCGGAATATGAGCATATAAATAATGAGATTCTACCCTTTCTTTCTCTTGGCATGTACAAAAATGAGACTGAAAGGGTAGACGAATTTTTAAAATATATCTACAAAAGATGTCCTATCGGCACAGTTCTAGATGAAAAAGGTAAAGCCATCGGCACTAAAAAGAAAATAATTTACAAATGCAACTCTGAAATGATATAATATAGTGGAACGAAGAAAGGAAACTATATGAATAAATCAGAGATGCTTAATTTTCTTGACAATAGGTTTCGTAATTGTAATCCTGAGTTCTTAAAATTGTCTCAGGTATATTTTGAAGATGCCGTTGAAGATACTTTTTATAATTTTATTAAGCAAATTGGCAATACTATTGGTGCTGATTGGGTTAATGATGGTTGCTCTAAATCTGTATTTCATTTTAAAGAGTTTGACAACTATGTGTTTAAGATTCCTTATATTGGATTTTTTCATATTGAGGATGAAGATAACCAGTATTTTAAAGACTGCGCTGAGCAAGAGCGCGTGCCTACGTATTTCTGCTTTGATGATGTAGTACTTTATAAAAATGCAAATAATGATGGTGCATATCCAGTAGATGCAAATGACTATTGTGCGGTTGAAGAATATATTTATCGTATTGCCCGCAAGTATAATGTTAATCAGATGTTTACTAAGACTGCTTTTTTAGGTTTTATATGCGGCGTTCCGGTGTATGTTTCTTCTTGCGCGGGGAAAGCATATAATCGTAAAAAGAGCAATTGCCGCAAGACGGATAAAATTGCAAAGTCAATGATTGATAAAAGCCGCAAAGAGCACAAAGATAGCTATAGTGAATTTTATACTACAGAGTGCGGTGTTTTTATTGAAACGTATGGTCGCAGGGCAACTCAACGTTTCATTGATTTTCTTTATAAGGAAAAGATTTCAGACTTGCATACTGGTAACTATGGTTATGATGCTCTTGGCAACCTCAAGATTATTGATTATTCTGGTTTCCATGACCTAGATGTTTTCTAAAATTTTACTTGACAAATTATATAGATAAGTATTATAATATAGGAAAGTTTTCCTTCCAAGAGAAAGTGATAATTATATGTCTAAGTTTAACGAAAAGATTAAGCCCGAGCGTTCTATGTCATACGAGGGCGGCGAGAATTACAAGAAGGATGTTCTTGAGGATTGGATGAACTTCCTTTTCTCTAGCAAGATGGACGATGGTTTCTATGAGAATGCCGCTACGCAGCAAACTCGTTTCATCGAGCTTACCAATCTTGTAATTGATAAGTATGGCGCTGAGTTCGCTGGAAAGTGTGCTATGTTTGCGCGAAACCAACTTGGTATGCGTAGTGTTTCGCAGCTTGTTGCGGCCATGCTGAATGGTCAGAGCTTTGAGCGCAAGCGCGATTTCTACAAGGCTTTCTGCCATCGTCCTGATGATATGTCTGAGATTTTCGCAGCTGTTGACATGCTTGGCGGCAAGCGTTCTCATGCTATGATTCGTGGTTTTGCAGATTATATGTCTAGTCTTTCTGAGTACAATCTTATGAAGTATCAGATGAGGGGCAAGCGCTATAACATGTATGACCTTATCAATATCATTCATCCCAAGAGTGGCATTGTTGATGGTTACATGAATGGTAAGCTAGAAGCGGCTGATACTTGGGAAGTAAATATCTCAACTGGCAAGGATAGTTGGAAGAATATGGTTGAGGATAATCGTCTCGGTTATCTCGCTCTTATCCGCAATCTCAACAACATTCTCGCAGAGGACGTTGATGATGAATGGATTAAGCGCAATCTTGTAGACCAACTTATCAACGAGGTTTCTATCAAGAAGTCTCTTGTATTCCCTTATCAGATTTATACCGCTTATCGTAATCTAAATGTTCAGAACTTTGCGGTTATCACTGCTCTTGATACGGCTTTCCGCATTGCTTGCGGCAATATGCCCAAGCTGGAAGGTAATTCCGTTATCATGCTTGATGTTTCCGGTTCGATGAAAGACCGCTACGGTAACAAGTCCAATCTTACTATAAAGGAAGTTGGCGCTTGTTATGCTGCGGCTCTATACATCAATGGTAACTGCGACTTTGTAAAGTTCGGCAACGATGCAAAGTCTGCAACTTTCAAGAAGGCTTGTGGCCCGTTCCAAGTCATTCGTAAAATGTGTAAGAACGATAACTGCGGTTATGGAACTGACATTGCTCCTGCTTTCGGCCTTATCCGTGACAAGAAGTATGACCGCATCTTTGTTGTCTCTGATATGCAGGTGATGGAAAAGCAGAACCGTTTTTGGGGTTGGGGCAATAGCGCTGATGGCATGAGCAACTATAATAATTATTGCGCTGCCAATGGCCGCACAATTCTTTATAGCTTCGACCTCAGTAACTATGCTGACCAGATTGCTAACCCAGGCAATCCTGACGTTCACCTCATGACAGCTCTGAACGATAACGTTTTCAAGATGCTTGAGTATGTAGAGAACGGCGGCAAGTTATACGACTACATCAACGATAATTACCACTTCTAATTTTCTTTCTTTTGGTAAAGGCACCCACTAGGGTGCCTTTTTTGTATTGACATTGGTAAATAAATCTGTTATAATACATATATAAAGAAAGGAAATAGAAATGGCAGAAAATGTAAATAAGATTCAGAATAGGGTTGAAGAGCATCTTGGCGCTATTATTGCCACAGGTAAGTATTGGCAGTATCCATATCTTGTATGCGCAGCCAATGGTTCCATGAATTATAATCTATGGGACGAAGAATCTGATGTTGATACCAAGTTGCTTATGATTCCAACAGCATATGATTTGTTCTTGGATAAGAAGCATCTTAATAAAGTCGAGATTATGGACAATGACGAGCATTGTACAGTTAAAGATTTTCGAGACTATTTTAAGATTCTCCATAAGGCAAATATTAACTTCTTGGAAATTCTTTGCACTGAGTATTATGTTGTGAATCCTCAGTATAAGATTTACTGGGAATATCTCCGTAAACATTGTGATGATATTGCTAACCTTAATCCGCAGAAATTAATTTTTTCTTCTCTTGGAATGGCTATGGAAAAGGCAAAAAAGATTTGCCATGATTCTCCTGCAAACCATGAGCTGATTGAAAAGTATGGATATGTGGCGAAGGAATTACAGCATATCATGCGACTGTATCTGTTTGTCAAACGTTATCTCATTGACGGTGCGCCATTTTCTCAGGCCACATGGGTTGATGGATATGATTCTTTTGGTAAAGAGAGCATGTACCGCGATGAAATGATGGATATTAAGCGTTACCGTACTGTCTTCACACCAGAAGATGCAAAGCTAAAGGCAGAAAATTATGTAATGAAAATGGACGAGCTTATTGAGAATAATTCTAAGTTTATTCCTGAGCCGTCTAAGGATGCGGCATATGACCTTGAAGCAACTCAGTTTGCTATCATGAATTCTTATATGTCCGCAGCTTACAGTAAACGATAAGGAGAAAACAAATGGCACATCGTCGAGTAATTGATTGTTCTTGGGATGAAAATACTAAACTGGCATCGGTAACGCTATCTTCAAAGTGGGGTACGTTTACTGGATATGCTAAGCCGCATAATGAGGATGTTGACGTGGCAAACCGTTGGAGCGGTTGGCGTATTGCCGAGTATAAATGTCGTGTAAAAATTATGAAAAAGCGTGCTGAAGCTATGCGTGAGCGCTATTATGGTATTATGTCTTACGCATCTATGCTTGAGGATGCGAAATGTTTTAAAGACGCTTACCGTTGGGCAAAGCATGATTGGCACAAGTCTCGTGAGGAATATAGGAACTTGAAGAATAACTTCAAGAAATTCTGTAAGGATGAAGTAGATAGTCGCAGGCAGTTCTTGAAAGATGTAGAAAATAAGCGAATGTAATTATGTGGGTGTCGATTGCTATAATCGGCATCCATTTTTTTTGTTGACAATTGAAAATGAAAATGATATAATATCTGTAAATAGAAAGGAGATTCATGGTTAAGAACGATTATACTAAAGAATCTATTCAATCGTTAACACCAAGAGAGCATGTAAGAAAACGTCCATCTATGTATTGTGGCGATACTTCAACTCCAAATCAACTTATGATGGAGTTATTCAGCAATGCTCTTGACGAACATAATATTGGTCATGGTGATATTATTGATATTTTTATAGATGATAAAAGTAATCATTGTAGTATTCAAGATTATGGTCAAGGCTTTTTAGTAGATGAAAAGCGAGAAGATGGTAAGACTGTTTTCCAAGCTGCTTTTGATACTATGAATACATCTGGTAAATACACAGAAGATGGTGTGTATGAGGGTTCAAGTCTTGGTTTGAACGGCATCGGCGGAAAATTAGTAACATACCTATCTAATAGTACTGTAACTAAAACTGTTCGTGATGGTAAGTGGGAATGCAATGAATTTGTAGATGGTATTCTTTCAAAGCATGAAACTGGTATTGCAGAAAAAGATGCTAAGAATGGTACTTTTGTATCTTATTTCCCAGACGCGCAATTTTTTGGAACAGATAAAACATCTATTCCATTCTTTAAAAAGTTTTTCAATGATGTTACCTGTATCTGTCCAACTCTAACGATAGTTCTAAATGGTGAAAAAATTAGCCATAACAGTATCGAAGATATGTTAGATGAAAAACGTGGTAAAGATATTGAAATTGTTGGTAATCATTTTGTTATGAATACTGATAAAATTAATCTTGCTATGACTTTTACGTCTGGTAGCCAATCCAAGATTATTCCATATGTCAACTATGGTATTACATCATCTGGGCCGCACATTACAGGAATTAAATCAACTCTCACTCGTGTATTTAATAACTGGGCAAAAGAAAATAATCTTTTAACTGCGAAAGATAAAAATCTTGATGGTGCTGCAATTCAAGAAGGTATTGTATTGGTATGCAATATCAATAGCAAAGGCGTTAAATATAACGCTCAGGTAAAAGATGATATTATTGATATGGATACTTCTTTTACTACTGCTCTTGGGCAGCAATTAGAGGTATGGCTAGACAGCAATCCAGAAGATGCAAAGGCTATTCTTGAAAAGGCTATCCTTGCACGAAAGGCTGCAGAAGCGGCTAAACGCGCGCGTGCGGCAGTTAAGAATAACAAGAAGCGTGGTAATAAGGTCAAAATTCTTAACCCAGACAAACTTAAAGACGCTGAATTTATTGGTCAAGATTCTACTCTTCTCGTAGTAGAAGGACTGTCGGCTGGTGCTTCAATGTGTGTTGCACGAGAAATTGACAAATATGGAATCTTAATGTTACGTGGCAAGTTAATCAACGCACTTGCAAATAAAGATGATAGACTATTAAAGAACGAAGAGATTCAACTGCTCTTTAAGGCGCTAGGTATTAGACCATATGAAGACTACGAAGAGACAAGTTTAAGATACGGTAGGATTGGCATCTGTGTTGATTCTGATAGTGACGGTTTCCATATCGGATTGCTTATTGCATCAGCTCTAGAACACTTTTGTCCTAAGTTTATCCGAGAAAATAGATTGTGTTGGTTACGTTCTCCTCTCTATATCGTCAAGGGTAAAGACAAGGAACAGTATTACTTTACAGACCAAGAAATGAATGCTGCAAGACCAAACCTCCCCGCAGGAATCGAAGTACAGCGTTGTAAGGGACTCGGCTCACTATCAGCAAGCCAAGCACGTAATTCTATGTTTGGTGCGAATCAGCATATGGATGTCCTTATTCCAACAGACAAAACAAAGAATAAACTTGTAACTCTTATGGGTTCAAATGCAGATGGCCGCAAAGATTTTATTTTCAATAATATTGACTTTAGTGAGGTGAAAGAGTAATTGGATTTTGAAGTAAGTTTAGACGATGTTATTGATAACAGTTTTGGACAATACGCTGGAGCAGTTATTCAATCACGTGCGCTAGTAGACGTTCGAGACTGCATAAAGCCATCTACTAGACAAGTTCTGTACTGTATGTTCACAGACAAATTCACTCATGACAAGCCATTTAAAAAGACGCTGAAAGCGATAGGCAGTTGTATGAGGCTCTACATCCATGGAGACGCGTCTTGCGAAGGTATTGTAATGCGTAGTGGACAACCTTTCTCTATGAGGTATCCACTAGTAGAAGTGGAAGGCTCATACGGGACTTTAACAGAGACGGGCAACTGGGCTGCACCACGATATACGGCGTCACGTCTTTCTCAGCTGTCTAATTATCTTCTCAAAGAAACTGATAAATATACCGTAGATGAATGGGTAGATAACTATGACGATACTGAGAAGTATCCTAGAATTCTTTCTTCTCTTGGCTTCTATAATATCGTCAATGGCACAAGCGGAATTGCGTCTGGTCTTGCAAGCTCCGTTCCACAATTTAATCTTAAAGAAGTAAATGCGGCAATGGTATATATGCTAGAGCATAAAGACGCAACGTTTGATGATATTTTATGTTATCCTGATTTTGCTACTGGCGGCACAATTCTTAACAAAGATGAAGTGCGTGAAAGTCTTAAAACTGGTAAGGGCAAAGGTTGCATTATTCGTGCAAAACTAGAATATGACAAGAAAGATAATTGTATTATAGTTCGTGAACTTCCTTATAGTGTTTACACTAATACTATTTGTAATGAAATTGAAAAGATTACGAATGATGAAGAGACTAATCCCGGCATCGTTAATCTAAATGACCTTACAGGTGAAAACGTCTGTATTAAGATTTATCTTTCTAGGTCTGCCAATCCAAAAGAAGTAGCAACTTATCTGTTTGATAATACTTCTCTACAGAAGACTTATGGTATTAACATGACTATGCTTGAGAATGGTCGTTATCCTAAAGTCTTTGGTTGGCAAGAAGCATTAACCGCACACTTAAAGCATGAAAAACAAGTATATATCAATATGTATAAGCATCAACTTGATGTTCTTAATTACAAATTGAAAATTACAAATGGTATTATTGCGGCAATTAATAAGATTGATAAAACGGTTGAGACAATTAAAAATTCTTCTTCAACCAAAGAAGCTAATGAAAAGCTACAATCTTTTCTAGGCATTGACGAAGACCAAGCTAAAGCAATTCTAGAGATTAAACTTGTTCGTATTGCAAAACTAGAAGTAAACAAACTACTTAAAGATAAAGAAAATCTTGAGTCTGAGATTGAACGAATTAGTTCTATTCTAAATTCAAATAAACTTCTAAAGCAAGAAATGATTAAACGTTTTAATGAAGTGTCTGAAAAGTTTGGAGACGGACGCCGCACTAAGGTAGTCCAAAAGGAAATTACAAATACGAAAAAGACAAGGTCTTCTGCGCCAAAAGAGAATAGGAACTTTGTCATTGCCTTTAATCCTCTTGGTTATCTACAGAAAGTCTCACCTTCTAAGTACAAGAGTGACGGTAACCTTGCATTCACTGTATCTGAGGATAGAAAAGTAGCTCTATTCTCGAATAAGGGGCGATTCTTTAGAATTGCTCTTTCAGATATTAAAGAATGCGGTTCAAAGGATAAGGGCACAGCTATCGGTGCAATCATCAATCTTGATAATGACGAAAAAATTATCACAATTCACAACGATGTATTTGTAGATAAGCCTTATATGTTCTTTGTTACAGAGGATGGTAAGGTTAAGAAGTGTGAAGGTAAACAATTCGCTGGTGGCACTCGTAACGTTAAAGGTTCTGTGGCTTTTAAGACCGATAGCAAAATTGTCAGCATCCAAGAGACAAATGGATGTGTCGTAACATTAACATCAACCAAGAGACAGATTAGTTTCATGGCTGATACTGTGCGGGCAAGCAGTATTCGCTCTGGCGGCATGTGCGGCATTAAGCTAGATGAAGATGATAAGATTGTGTCCATGACAATTACTGAACCGCATAACTTTACAGGTAAAATTGCAAACAAGGGCGGACGAGGGATTATTCTTTAGTCTACCCTTTTCTTTCTATTGGAGGGATATGTCTCTAAATATTTACACTCCCATGCTGGTGGGTAAAGCCCCTAAGAATTATGAAGATATGTTTAAGAATACTCCTATTATCGGTACAGTCAAGAAGGATGGATATTGGAGCCAATTAGTCAAAGATGAAAATGAAGTTCATCTTTATAGCCGCGCAATCTCTAAAAAGACTGGATACTATAGCGACAATATTGAGAAAGTACCGCACATTAAAGATTGGGCTATGAATGAACTTCCTAATGGCACATGCATCATCGGTGAGGTTTATTATCCTAATGGTACATCTAAAAATGTAACATCAGTTTTAGGTGCTTTACCAGAGAAAGCCATTGAACGTCAGAAAGGCGATTATGGCAAAATTCATTTTTATATGCACGATATTCTTGCATACAACGGCGAAGATTATGTTATGAATAATGTAACATATAATTATCGTTACAGTAATCTTTGTGAGCATATTGATATTGCTACTCCTTTAATTCCAGAACTTGAAGTTGCACGATGCTACGATAACGCTTATCTTGACCTAGACAAAGTCACAACTGATAAACTTGCCGCAGGCGAAGAGGGTATGGTATTTCGTGTCGAGAATGGTCTATATGCACCAGGCAAGCGACAGCCAAAAATCATGTTCAAAATCAAGCAGGCTCAGAATGATATTGATTTTGTAATTACAGAAGTCCTGCCGCCAGAGTATTTTTATACTGGTAAAGAGTCTGAGACTTGGGGATATAAAGATAAAGAAGGAAATCTAATCACAAAGGCCGCATATTATAACTGGGCTGGTGCTTTACGTCTTGGCGCATATGATAATGCTGGAAATCTTGTGTCTGTTGGTCGTGTGTCTTCTGGTCTTACAGATAATCTTAAAGCTGACCTCGCAGCCAATCCTGATAAATATATTGGAACTGTCGTAGAGGTAAACTGCATGAGTCTTGATAAGGAGAATAAAACTTTCCGGCATCCTTATCTATCTAGGCTTCGTCCAGACAAACCAGCACAGGACTGTAAGCTAGAAGAAATTTTTAATTAAAACTTGACTTCTAGAATATTTTATGTTATCATGTATATGAAATAAAAATGAAAAAGTAAAGGAGTTATATGATTACTATTACTAAGCCAGTATTTTCAGACAATGCTAAAAAGGTTCTAAAGCACCTACAGGAGAATCAGGGCAAAGATGAAACCTTTAAGGATATTGCAAAGGCTGTTCATCTAACCGATAAGTCTACCAATTGCATTATCACCTCATCGCTTGTTCGCAAGGGGTATGCAGTTCGTGAACTACAGCCTGATGGTGGCACTAACTTTATTCGCCTTACCGATGAAGGTGTGAAAGTTGACCCTGAAATCACTGTAACATACACCAAGTAATATGGCTCTCGAATTTATTATAGCTTTTGTCTGCGCTATTATATTTGTCGTATGCGGCTATAGCGTAGGCGTTATAGCTGGCAGAAAAGAAACATGTGATATAGTCGAAGAGAACAACAAAGAAGTTCTTATTGCGCGAGAGCATATTGAATATCAAATTCAAAATGAAAAGGCACATTTAAAATCTCTCCAAGAGAATGTGGAACAGCAGAAGCAGAGTTTTGAAGACTTTAAGAAAGTTGAAAAAGAGAATATCATGAATAACCTTCGTGATTTTCAAGCTCAAGTTGATGAAGATAAAGCTGAATATATTGAACAGATTCAGATTCTTCAAAGCTCGCTTGATAAGCTACAGCGCCAAAAGGCTGCTACAATTGAAGCGTTTCAACGTGAACAGGCAGTTCAGGATTCTAAAGATGATTATCGTATCATTATCGAAGATAGTGACAAAGCAGATATTGATATTCTAAATTCGTTTAAGAACCGCCTTTCTAATCCAGAAATTCTTTCAAAGCTAATCTGGTCAACGTACTTCCAGAAGAAAGCAAAGGATTTATTCGTTAATATTGTTGGTACTGAAAAGACTTGCGGTATTTATAAGATTACAGATATAAATGATACAAAGTGCTATATAGGTCAATCTGTAGATATTGCAAATCGTTTTACGCAGCATTGCCGTTGCGGATGCGGTATAAAAACTCCTAAAGATAATAAACTATATGCGGCGATGCTTAAAGAAGGTTTAGACCAATTCACATTTGAAATTGTAGAACTTTGTCCGCAAGAAGAATTAAATGAAAAAGAAAAATATTATATCGATGTATATAATTCAGTTAATTATGGTTTTAATTCACAGGATGGTGTAAATGGGAAAAGTAACGATTAACAGTAATACTGTTAAGAATCCTATTACGTTAATTGGCGAAATGGCTGGCCCTTGCTATGGCACAGATACCAGTAACGTAGAGAAGAATTATAAGCGTGGTCTTTCTTGTATTAAAGACGGGCATTTCCGCACACTTGAGTTTGGAGAAGTGTGGTTTGTTCTAGAAGGGTATTCAGCGAAGGTAATTCGAGAATTCTATACTCATAATGGTGGAGCGCCTACACGTCTACAGGCAAGTACGCGTTATATTAAGTATCAAGATTTTGATTATGTAGTTCCTCCAAAAATCGCGGCAAATGAAGATGCGAAGCAAATGTACGATTCTTGTATGAAAGCTATTGCTGAAGCTACTACTTATATGCAAAAGGAATGTGGAATTCCGCAGGAAGATGCAAATATGGTTCTTCCTCTTGGAATGGCAACTACTGTCAGTTGTCGCTTCAATAGCCGCACACTTATGACTATGGCTGAACAACGTCTATGTACTCGTGCCTATTGGGAATTTAGGCAGCTGATGAAGGATATAATTGAAGCGTTATCTGAGTATTCTGATGAATGGAAAACTATTTGTGATTTATTCTTTAAGTGTAAATGTGACAAAGCTGGTTATTGTCTAGAGCATAAGTCATGTGGAAAATATCCTAAAAAAGTTATTGACTAAGATTTAAAAACATGTTATAATATGTGACATATATTGAAAGAAAAATTAGAAAGGAAATTGAATGTTTTCAAAGACAAATAATTCATGCCATGTAGAAGGATACGTATTTTCAACTGACCGTCTCGCACAGCGTGTCTCTAAAAAGACAAGCACTCCATTTATTAACGGTACGGTGAACATTGCGACTGACGATAAGGGTCTTAATGTTGTTCCTGTATTTTTCCGTTATGTGACCGAGACTTTTAAGAGCGGCAAACCTAATCCCGCATGGGAGATTCTAACTGCTCTTATCGACCATGAGGGTTCAGATACTTTTGAAGTTGTAGGCACTTCTGCTCTCAAGGTTCGTATTGATGGTTCTGTCGGCACTAATGATTTCGTGTCTCGTGATGGTGAGGTCGTTTCTCCTAAGCGTGTCGAAGGTCAGTTTATGCACGTTATGACCAATGAGATTTCTGAAAACCCTGCAACCTTTGATGTCGATATGCTGATTGCAAATGCGGCTAAGCAGGAAGTTGAAGAGGGCGATGATTTCGTCAAGCTACGTGGTTACGTCTTTGATTATCGTGGTGATATTCTTCCTGTTGACGTTAATGTCCGTTCCAAGGGTGGCATGGATTACTTCATTGACCAAGATATTTCTAATAAGAATCCTCTTCTAACTCATATCAAAGGTTCTATTGTATCTCAGGCCATCACAACTGAGAAAACTGAGGAATCTGCATTTGGCGACCCAGTAGTTCACAAGGTCGTTCGTCATGTTCGTTCTTGGGATGTTACTTGGGCTGCGGTCGAGCCTTATGAGTGGGATGACGAATCTACCATCACCAAGAAGGAGTTCAAGCAGAAGCTAAACGAACGTGAAGAGCGTATGGCAGAAGTAAAGCGTAATCATGACGAGTATCAGGCTAGTCGTAACGGTGGTCAGAACTTTGCAGCAGCAAAGGTAGTCGCAAAGGTTGAAGCTCTATCGGATGAAAACGAAGATGATGATGACGAGGACGCATGGCCCTTTTAACGAATAATTCCGTATCAGACAATTAAATAGATAGGGGAGAGATTAAGTCATCTCCCCTATAAGATAGAAAAGGATTTAAAATGGAATTTAATTTTACGCTATGTGCGGTCCTGCTGCCAAGTGCTCGGAATGTGCCGCAAGATAGCGAATAAGTTGCGTAAAGCCGGTGAATGGATGACTGAGAAATACATCGGAAAGGCCAGACACTACAAGCGTGGCAACGAACTGTTCTGGAAGTACAGGGACATCGTACTTGACGATTACGGCAACATCGTCCTAGACGATGACGGCAGTCTGGTATGGCTTAACCTCAGATGGACAGGCTACAACGACCGCGCTTGGTTGACGAAGTGGTACAAAAACTGCGAGCTTTGCAAGGGCAGGGACGGCAAGACGTACCGCATCGACTTCACTAACTGCAACGTCTACGAGGTCGTAAGCGAATGAGCTGTGGAGCGAAGGCGGTGAGCAAATGCTAACTTCTAGCATCCAAGCGAAGTTTAGCAGCGAGGACGCAACTGAGTGGCTAAGCAATTGGGGACATAGCACTTGCCGCCGAGACAATGTTATTTATCTAAATCGTATTTAATAGTAGATAGCAAAAGATTAAACCAAGAGAGAAAAGAGAAAGCAATATATGTCAATTGATATTTTTAATATTGAACCTCACAAAGTCAGCCGTTCACTAGAGGGCTACACAGTCATGTTTTACGGTGAACCTAAAACCGGAAAAACGTCTACTGCCGCAAAATTTCCCAAGGCGCTTCTACTTGGTTTTGAGGTTGGTTATCTGACCATCGGCGGCGTTAAAGCTATTCCTATCAATAAGTGGTCTGAATTTAAGCAGATTTTAAAGCAGCTTAAAGATCCAAAGGCACATGAAATGTATAGTAATATTATTGTTGATACTGCGGATATTGCTTATGACCTTTGTGAAAAGTACATCTGCAATCAAGCTGGAGTCTCGGCTGTAAATGAGCTACCTTATGGTCAGGGGTGGTCTAAAACTAGTAAAGAGTTCGATGAATGTCTTCGTTCCATTCCTCAGATGGGCTATGGTCTAGTAATGATTTCACATAGTCAAGACAAGACTTTTACTGATGAAAATGGTAGTGAATATAACCAGATTGTTCCTACTCTCGGCAATCGTCCGCGTCTAATCGTTGACCGAATGAGTGACGTTATCGGTTACGCCCATCCAGTAGAAGAGGAAGATGGTCGCACTCATACTGTTCTATATATGCGCGGAACCCCTCGATTCGTAGCTGGTTCTCGATTTAAGTACACGCCTGATTCCATTGACTTCACCTACGACAATCTTGTCAAGGCTATTGGTGATGCAATTGATAAGCAGGCAGAGGAAGATGCTGGCAAGTTCGTGACTGATGCACGCACTACCGCTTATGACATTAATGATGGCCCTGATTTTGAAGCTATGAAGAATGAGTTCAAAGAACTAACTGTCAAGATTCAACACAGTGTTTCTAAGGATGAATTCAAGAAGTCTTGGGCGCCTAAGATTATCGAAATTACAGATAAGTATCTCGGTGTCGGCAAGAAGGTTAATGACTGTACTGCCAAGCAAGCTGAACAACTTTCACTTATCCTCGATGACCTAAAAGACCTACTGTCTAATGGAATTGATGTAGCTTAATTTTAAAGACCGTCCATAATTGGGCGGTCTTTTTTATTGACAAAATCTCCTGAATATGTTATAATTATATTATAAAGTTAGGAGAAAACATGGCAAAGCAAAGACCTGTTAAATGTCCATATTGCGGCCAAATGATTGACCGTGATTATGAGTTCGATTGGAAAAAGATTGGCAACCGATATTGGCATGATGAATGTTATACCAGAAGCCAAGAGGAAAAAGAAAAAAATAAAGATAAGCTGAAAAAGCAACGAGAAGCAGTCATGAAAATTGCTGGCAAATATCTCGGCGCATATGCAGATTATCAGAAAATTGCTTTAAATATTGGACAACTTATTCAAGCCAGTATTACATATGAGCAAATGGCTAAGGCTTTAAAATATTGGTATGAAATAAAGCATAATGACCCAAGTAGGTCGAATGGCGGTATATGGATTGTCAAATCAATTTATATCGAAGCGGAAAACTATTTCAAGCGATTGGAAGAGATTAGAACTGTACAGAGTGAAGAGCAAGTGAATACAGATATTACAGATGAACGTCGTGTATTTGTGCGGCCAAGGGATGTAAATATCTATAGAAAAAAGCCACGTTTCAACTTGGAATAGAAGGGAGGATATTTGATTAGTAAATACTATGATTCTGTCGCGGCATTACAGGTAATTGGATGTTGTATGCGGAAACCTGAATACTTAGCGGCAGATGGACAATACTTCTTTTCAGAACACGACTTTTGCAATGATTTACATAAAGTAGTATTTGGTGCATTGTATAGTCTATATAACGCAGGTGTAACCGACCATCTTGCACGAGAGATTGAAAATTATCTTAAAGATAAGCCAAAAGCATATGCAGTTTATAAAGCCAACAAAGGTCGAGAGTGGATGTTTGAAACTCATGCAAATGCCCACTTAGATGCTTTTGAGTATTATTATAATCGTCTAAAGAAAATGTCTCTACTTCGCGCATATGATGATGTTGGCGTAGATGTATCTGATATTTATGACCCTGATAATATCTTAGATTCTGCAAAGAAGCAAGCGCAAGACGAGTACCTTGACGGCACGACATTAGAGCAATTAGCAGATGATGTAGAAGGTAAATTTTATTTTATCAGGGATTTATATGTAGACAATAACGATAATGACTCTGTTGCTATTGGTGATAATGTCCAAAAGATTGTAGATGAATTAGCACAGCATCCTGCTCGTGGTTGGGCAATGTATGATTTATATGAAGACGCAATCGCTATGGGCGCACGACCTGGCCGCTTTTATTTAAGAAGTGCAGCTACGGGCGTGGGCAAAAGCCGAACTGGTGTTGCCGATGCTTGCTTCTTTTCATGTTCTGAATATTATTCAGATGAAGGTAAATGGGAGCGTTTATATAATCGAGTACCTACTTTATATATTTCGGTAGAATTAGACATTGAAGAGCTTACAACTATGGCGCTAGCTTTTATTGGTAATATTCCAGAAGACCATATCGTTGAAATGGATTTACTTACTTTTGACGAGGAAGAGAGATTAAAGAAAGCAGTACAGATTCTAGAAGAAGCGCCACTTCGTATGGAATATCTTCCTAACTATGGCATGAAAGATGTTGAAAATTGTATTAAACGCAATATGCGCAAATACAAATATCCACGAGTAGATGAACAAGGCAATACAGATTACCTAACTTTTCAATGTGTTGTCTTTGACTATCTAACTTCATCCATTAAGATGATTGAGGAAATCTCACATGGAACTGGAATGAAAGTACGCGAGGACCAAATTCTATTCCTTATGTCATCTAAACTTAAAGAAATAGCTGTCGAGAACAATGTCTTTCTTTTGTCAAGCACTCAAATTAATGGTAGTTATCGTCAAGAGAAAATTCTAGACCAGAACATGCTGGCTGGTGCAAAATCAATCGCAAACCGAATTGACTACGGTGAAATCATGGTAGATTGTACAGATGAAGATATTCAAGATATTGAAGGTGTTTTGGAGCAGCATCCCGGCATGTGTCCACCAAATGTAAAAAGAAGTGTATATAAGAATCGACGAGGGAAATTCAATCGTGTTATTTGTTGGATGCGTGCGAATAAAGGCACTTGTCGATATAAGACTTTATTTGTAACTGACTTTTCTTTTAAACCAATAGACAAAGATGAAATCTTCCAGAAGAAGAAAGAATAGGAGGTGCGGGAATTGGGATACGATAAAGCAAAGGTAAAGGAATCAATTGAACCAGAAAACGTATATGATATTCTAGAATACTTTGGCGCAGAACCAGAAATGTATTCTGATTATATCATTTCCCGCACAATTTGTCACAATGGCATTGGTGAAGGTTCAAAGAAGCTATATTACTATTTTGAAAATAGTATGTTTAATTGCTATACCGAGTGCGGCGCATTCGATATTTTTGAACTTGTTGAGAAAGTTAAGAATGTAGATTTAAATTCCGCAATCTATTTCGTGGTTAATTTCTTAAATCTTCAAATTGATTTAGATAATGATATTGATTTAAAAGATAGTCAAGAAGACTGGAAAATATTCAATAGGTATAAAGAGCAAAAAGATGTAACTGTAAATGATAATACCATTGAGTTACCAGAATATGATATATCTATTGTTCAGCATTATCCTCAACCTATTATTTCCTCTTGGTCTAATATCTCAAAAGAGGTGTGTGATTTTGCGCAAATTCATTATGACCCTCTTGGCGGTAATATCCTTATTCCGCACTTCGACCAGAACGATAGGTGCGTAGGTATTCGACAGAGAACTATTATTAAAGAGCAAGAAAAAAAGGGAAAATACAAACCTTGGCGAGTCCACGGTGAACTTTATAATCATGCTCTTGGCTTTAACTTGTATGGTCTTAATTGGGCTAAAGAAAGAATTAAAGAAATACAAACTGCGGTTGTAGCCGAATCAGAAAAGTCGGTTCTTGCCTATATGTCATATTATGGTACAGGTAATAATATTTGTGTTGCAACATGCGGCAGTTCCTTGTCTAAGTATCAGTTCAAACTTCTTAAAGATGCAGGATGTAAAGAAATTGTTATCGCATTTGACCATGACTTTGATGAATATGGTTCAGATGAAAGTCTAAAGGTTGAAGAAAAGATTGCTAAGATTGGTAACAAATACAAGCCATATATGAATATGTCTGTAGTCTTTGACAGAGAAAATATCTTAGGATATAAGGCAAGTCCATTAGACCAAGGCAAAGATGTATTCATGTATCTATTTAAGAACAGGATTATGTTATAATGGATATAGAACAAGTAATAATGGTAATATTTATACTTTTCTTTCCAGTCATTTTATCCTTTTTCATTATTGCTATTTGTATTCTTATAGACAAATGGATAGACCTTGTGTTTTATCCTTTTGAAATCCTTCGTGATAAAATTGATAATCATAGGTTACAAAAAGACTTGTTAAAAGATAAAGAAAAGAAAGACTCTACCAAGAGCAAGAGAATGATGAATAATAATATTAGACAAGAAGATAAACAGAAAGTTCTTGACTATCGCCGCAAACATAAGCGCTGTCGATATTGTAAATATTATTTTTATCCATATGTGCCGTATGAGGTAAAATTAACTAGTTCTGTTCCTCCTGAATGTTATATTAAGGATAAAAAGATTTACCCTTATTTTCTAGGTTTTAAGACATTAGCAGGATGTATGTGCAAAGAGTTTGGAGTTGATGGAAATAGATTATAAATTATATAAGCCAACATTAAATAGCTTGACACCTAAACAGCAAATTTTATATAACAGAGATATTCCAGTAGAAGAACAAACTAACTGGCTTAACGCCTATTGGAATGATGTAAATGATTTTCATTTACTAAAGAATATTAAAGACGCAGCTGGAATGATTATTGACCATTGCATGTATACAAGTTCTAAGATTACTATTCTTCAAGATTGCGATTGTGATGGATTGACTTCAAGTGCAATTATAGCTAATTACATTCATCGTATTTGTAGCAAGGAACCGACCATTTTAATCCACGAAGGAAAAGTTCATGGACTTGCAGACATTGATTTAGACAATATTATAGAGACTACAAGTCTTCTTATTATCCCAGACGCGGCAAGCAATGATTATGAACAACTTAAATATTTGCATGACAATGGCGTAGACATTGTAATCGCTGACCACCACCATTGCGAAAAATATTCTGAGGATGCTATTGTAGTAAATAATCAATTAGACGATTATCCTAATAAGAATTTTTGCGGCGCAGGTGTTACATGGCAGCTTTGTCGCCAGATGGATGAAATGTGCCATTTTGATTATGCAAATGACTTGGTCGACTTATGCGCTCTTGGTCTTTGTGGTGATATGATGGATTACCACGAAAAAGAAGTGAGGGCGCTTGTTAATATTGGTTATGCAAATATTAAAAATAAATTTCTTAAAGCATTTGTAGATAAGCAAGAGTTTTCTTTAAATAAGATGAATGGTCTTAACTATCTTAGCTCTAGTTTTTATGTGGTTCCTTACTGGAATAGCTGTTGTCGGACTGGTGAAATGGTAGAAAAACGTCTTCTTATTAACGCTCTATTGGATTACAAGTGCGATATTTTAATTCCATCATCCAAGAGAGGTGAAAAAGGTAAAGAAGTTCCTCTTTGGCAAGAAGCTATCACCGTTATTGAGCGAGTAAAGCGTAGACAGACTAAGTTACAAGACGAAGCTATGGAATTCTTTGAATACCAAATTCAAACCAAAAAGCTAACAAATAATGCTATCATTACTTGCGTATGCGGCAAAGACGATGCAGAGCCGGGTATTTTAGGTTTAGTGGCGAATCGTATTCAAGCCAAGTACCAACATCCTACATTGGTTTTGCGAGAAGTCGAAGAGGAAGATGGGGTACATCTAAAAGGGTCTGCTCGCAATTACTCTTATTGTCCTATTGAAGATATGCGTAGTCTTTGTGAAGACACTGGTGTTGTCGATTATGCTGCCGGGCACGGGTCTTCGTTTGGCTTGTCGTTGCCTTTATCGAACTTTTATGAGTTTTTAGATAAGACTAATGAACAATACAAAGGTATTGATTTTAAACCTGTCTATCTCGTTGATTATGTTTGGAATTACGATAGAATTAACCCTAAATATGTTCTTGATATTGCGGAGCTTAATATCTATGGTCAAGGCATCCCAGAGTCTAAAGTTGTGGTAAAAGATATTGCATTAGACAATGTTAATGTCCAGCTTTTAGGTGAAGCAAAAGGGCATCCTACTATTAAGATTTCTCTACCTTCTGGTGTAGATATTATGAAATTCAAATCTTCTAGAGAAGAATTTGAAGAATGGACAAGCGGTGAAAAGAAGCTAACCATTGTTGGCAAATGTTCCAAGAACGAATGGATGGGAAACATTACACCGCAAATTCTAATTGATGATTTTGAATTAGAAGATTATGAAGAGGAATGGGTATTTTAAATGAAACTTCAAATTGAAGAAGCAGAGCTTAGGAATCTTGCGCATAAGGCATCACGTTATGATATTATTATGGATGCTCTTATTCGTGAGAAGTTTGGCAAAGTTGATATTTATAGTGACTGGGAAATGACTGAAAACTATATGCAAGACATTATCAATCAGCAGCCAAGTGATATTATGTCAGTAGATGAAGATAGGATTAAAGCAGACCGAGACTGGATGGATAAACATCCTGACTTTTTTAAAGAATTGTAATTAAATAAAAGCCCTCTAGTTTTTGTTTGACTAGAGGGCTTTTTTATGTTATAATGTATTTATACAAAGTCCAATAGAAAGGAGTAGCATAGATTATGCGAATGGCAAAGTGTCCTATGTGCGGGCAGCATAATGTCAACGGTTTTAAAAAGAACAACAAATGGTATTCAACTTGTTATAATAAAGAGTGCCGTTATACTACTGAGGTTGGTATGCCAACACGCAAAATGAGTCGTTTTAGTTGGAATCTGAACTATGAGCGTTTGACTGGCGAGACTCTTCCCGATGAAATGACTGGTCGGCAGAAGGGCGCTTATATGAAAAAGGAGATTCGTTGCGGTGTACCCGAACTAGTCCAGTGTTTCACTCAAGAAGACTTTGAAAACTGGGAAGAAAAGTACGATTATAAAGACATCAATTGGGTTGCGCCAAAAGGCAAGAAGCAGCGTGCGGCATATAAGAAGCGTAAACAAAAAGAACGCGCAGAAAAAGAAACAAACTAATTTAAGATTTAAGAAAGGTTGGTAGAACTTAGTGCTTAACAAATATCCCGGCAGTCTTCACAACCATACAGATTTCTCAAATCTCAGACTTAAAGATTCAATTAATACTGTAGACCGTTTAATGGATTATGCTTTGGAGCTTGGTCAAGATGTATTAGCCTTTACAGAACATGAATCAGTAGCCAATGCAGTCAAGATTCAAGAAGCATATGAAAAGCGTAAACAAGATAATCCAAATTTTAAAGTAATTCTTGGCAACGAAATATACCTTGTCCGCAATGGACTTAACAAAGATAATTTTAATCCAGAAGAAGATAGGTATTTTCACTTTATTCTCTTGGCTAAGAATGCAGAAGGGCATAAACAAATTCGTGAGATTTCAACGCGAGCTTGGATGCGCTCTTATATGGCTCGTGGTATGCGGCGAGTGCCAACGTATTATCAAGATTTAATTGATATTATCGGTAAAAACAAAGGTAATGTTATTGCTTCGACCGCCTGTCTTGGTGGGCAATTGCCAGCTTATCTTCTCAAATATAAACAAACACAGGATGAAGCATATATTAAACAAGCTATCAAGTGGCTAAAAGGAATGGTGAAACTTTTCGGCAAGGGCAATTTCTTTTTAGAAATGCAACCTTCTAATAATGAAGAGCAAATCTATGTTAATAAATGGATTAAAAAATTATCTCATAAATTAGATATTCCATATATTATCACTTGCGATGCTCATTATTTAAAGAAAGATGAAGCATTTATCCATGAGACATACCTAAAGTCTCAAAATGGCGAGCGTGAAGTCTCTGAGTTCTATGCAACTACCTATCTTATGGAAACAGAAGAACTTGAAGGATTCTTTGAATACTTTACTAAGGAAGATATTTGTGCCGCATATGAGAATATTGAATATATTAAGAGTCAATGCGAAGATTATAATCTCAAAAAGCCGCTAAAGATTCCTCGGCTACCTTGGAAAGATAGCTATATTACAGATGAACAGGTAAAATCTTTTCAAGATAAAATTCCTAATCTAAAGTATCTTACTGAATCTGACTTTGAAGGTGATAAACTTCTTGGCCGACTAATTCTTCAAGGCATCCAAGAGAAAGAAGATTTACAGAATCAAGATGCTTATAATGAAATCAACGTTGAACTAGAGTCTGTCTATCAAAGTTCTCTTGTAAATAAAACGCATTGGTCTTCATATTTTCTTAATTTACAGAAAATTATTGATACCATTTGGGAAGCTGGTTCCATTGTTGGCTGCTCCCGAGGAAGTGGTGGTGGCTTCCTTATCTTATATGTTCTTGGCATTATCCAAATTAACTGTCTAAGAGAGACTACAAAGACATTCCACTGGAGGTTCCTTAATCCCGCACGTGTCTCTGTCTTAGATGTAGACATTGACGTATCTGGTCTGCGCCGCAAGCAAATTCTAGATAAGTTTAGAGAGGTCTATGGTGAAGATAGAGTTTGCAATGTTCTTACTCTTGGTACAGAAAGCACAAAATCAGCTATTCTAAGTGCGGCAAGAGGTCTTGGAATTGATAATGACGTAGCGCAATATATTGCTTCTTTAGTTCCTTCTGACCGTGGCTTAATTCGTTCTTTACATCAGTGCTACTATGGTGATAGTAAAGAAGGAATGAAACCGGTTATTCCTTTTGTCAATGAAATGAAACAACGTCCAAAACTGTGGGAAGTTGCTTGTCGAATCGAAGGTCTAATCTGTCGTTCTGGAATACACGCGGGAGGACTTGTCTTTGTTGATGAACCATTCACGGAGACGGCTGCCCTTATGCGTGCTCCTGATGGGACTATTATTAGTCAATTTGACCTCCATGACCTTGAGAAATTATCACTCATTAAATACGACCTGCTTTCGGTCGAGGCAATGGACAAGATTCAGGTCTGTCTGGAGCTGTTAGTAAAATACGGTTATCTCAAGTGGTCTGGAACTCTGAGAAAAACTTATGAAGATGCTATCGGTATCTATAAGCTAGAACGAACAGATTCTAAGATGTGGAAGATGGTATGGGAACATAAGATTCAATCTCTATTCCAGATGGAAAAATCAAGTGGAATCCAAGGTATCGCTTTGACACATCCTAAATCTGTTGACGATTTGGCTACTCTTAACAGTGTAATTCGACTTATGGCGCAAGAGAAAGGTGCAGAAACACCTCTTGAAAAGTATGCAAGGTTTAAGAAAGATATTTCTTTATGGTATCAAGAAATGGACTCTTATGGTCTAACAAAAGAAGAACAAAAGATTCTTGAGCCTGTTCTCAAAATCTCTTATGGCCTATGCGAAAGCCAAGAGCGTTTTATGATGCTTGTTCAGATTCCAGAATGTGGCGGCTTTGACCTAAATTTCGCAGATAGATTGAGAAAAAGTGTAGCTGAATTTTTGGCCTTATAAAAAGAAATTTTTATAAAGTATTGGGCAAAATCGGTGAATCCTAATTAAGTAATTTTCATATTATAACGAACAGCTTGCGGAAAGTATTTGATGCAAAGGAGTTATAATGAAAATTTTAACAAAAGAACAAGCAGATAGAATTTTTTATCAGCTTGCCGTAGAAAGAAAAACCTATAAAGAGTTACAACAAGAATATAGTATGGATAGAACAACTCTTTGTAGAAAAATGAAAGAATATAAAAAAGATTACGGCTTAGAAGAATCAGAAAATTATAGTATTAAAACTTATTTACGACATTATTATTTACAAGATATTTTAACAAAATATGAAAACGGAATGACAACAGTTGAACTAGAAAAATATTATCCCGCTTCTGAAAGAACATTTGCTGCATTAATATCAGAAAATAGTAATCTTTTACGACAGACTGGAGTTCCTTCAAAAACAGACCAGTCTTTATTTTCTAGTATCAATAATGAATATGAAGCGTATACCGTTGGTCTTCTTACAGCAGACGGCAGTGTGTCTAGTCGTGGTTCTATTGCTGTAGACTTAGTATCAACAGATGAATCTTTACTTTATCAAATTAACGATAAAGTATATAAAAATAGTGGTACTATTTTCCATTATGGTAGTGAAAAATGGCACAAAATACCAATGGTTAGATTGATTATCAATGGGAAACAAATATGCGCTAATTTGTCAAAGTATAATGTTGTTCCAAATAAAACTTATTCATTGACAGACCTTTATTATTTTGATAATAAAGAACTAATGAGACATTATTTAAGAGGATTATTTGACGGTGACGGAGTAGTATCTAAGGGCCAAGCAAAATATCTTGGGGTTGGATATTGCGCTCATAATCAAAATTTTGTTAAAAGTTTTCAAAAATATTTATGTAATGAACTCAATGTTGCAGAAAATAAATTGTTTGATACTGGAAATTGCTGGGACTGTAGGTGGACAGCAAGACAAGATGTTGAATTAATATATCATTTTTTATATGACGATTCTTCTATTTACTTACAAAGAAAAAAAGATAAAATTGAAAATTACTTATATGGAAATACCGAGGTAACTAATTAGATTACGAAAGGCTAATTAGCACCGTAGAGCGTAGCAGATGAATAAATATAATCCTGCCAAGAGTGTCCGACACCTAAACAGACAAAGCTGTAGGTGAAAATGTACGCCGAGCTTATAGGAAACTATAAGAACTATAGGATAAAAAGCCTATAGGATAACAAAACTGAAAAAACGTCCAGAAGAATACAAAAAGTGTGAAAAAGAATACTTTGAACGAGTTCAAGAACAAGGCTTGAGTAAAAACCTTTGCAATTACGTATGGAACGTATGCGTAGCTACAAGTAGAGGGTAAATAAAATCCTGCCCTCATAAAATACAGTGAATTGCTGGAAAGCTCATACAGAGTAATCAGCAGCCAAACAAAATGGTTCAACGACTATCTCTTATAGAGAGTAGATAGAAATATCGAAGCGCTGTATATCTTTTTGATAAAGATATAGTCTGATTATCCCGACGGATTTAACTTATCGCATACGCTCGGGTACTCGTTAGTTGCATTACAGGAAATGAATCTTGCTTACAAATATCCTATTATCTTTTGGAATTGCGCAAACTTAATCGTAGATAGTGGTACAATTGAGGGTATTGATGATAAAACGTCCGATTATAATAAAATCGCACGTGCTGTCAATAAAAATAAATTAGCAGGAATTAAAGTATCACTTATTGACGTAAATAAATCAGAGTTATCTTTTACACCAGATGCAGAAACAAATACAATTCATTATGGTCTTGGAGGTTTACAAGGTGTAGGCAACGAAGTTGCGCAAACGATTATTGATAACCGTCCATATAATTCTATAGAAGACTTTATGGATAAGACAAAAGTAAATAAAACAGTTATGGTTTCCTTAATTAAATCTGGAGCTTTTGACCAATTTGGTAAACGTAAAGATATTATGAAGCAATATCTATATACTACAATTAATCCTAAAAAACGTTTGACTATGCAGAACTTTAATGCGCTTATAGAAAATAGCCTTGTGTCGCAAAAGCTCAAATTCCAAAAGCAAGTATTTAATTTTAATAAAGGGCTGAAAAAAGATTGTAAATATAATACAGATTACTTTGCATTAGATGGTGTTTACTATAAGTTTTATGTTAAATTTTTCAATGAAGATAATATTGAACCAATAGACAATAAATTATGTTTAAATAAAAAGACATGGAAAAAAGAATATGATTCCGTAATGAGTGCGGCAAAACAATATATTATGGATAATCAACAAGAGCTATTGGATAAGTTAAATAATAAAATGCTAAAAGATGCTTGGAATAAATACGCGGCAGGTACAATTTCTCATTGGGAAATGGAAAGTCTTGGTATGTATTATCATAAGCATGAGTTAACTAATATTGATAATTCATTATATGATATTGTAGATTATACGGAACTTGACCGCACACCTGTTGTAGATTATACATTTAAACGTAATGGCGCAGAGATTCCTATTTTTAAAACTTTTAAAATTGCTGGAACAGTTATTGCAAAAGATGAAATGCATTCACAAATTACTTTACTTACTACTACTGGCGTAGTGGAAGTTAAAATGTCTAAAGAATATTTTTCACAATACAATAAACGTATTAGTGAAGTCAGACCAGATGGTACTAAAAAAATTATGGAGCAAGGTTTCTTCCAGCGTGGTATGATGCTGGTATGCAATGGTATTAGACGTGGAGATACTTTTGTATTAAAGGCGTATAAGCGCAAAGGAAATGTACAGCATCAGTTATATAAAATTACGAAAGTGAATAAAGACGGCACCATAGAAATGACCAATAGCCGCTATGGCGAAAATGTTGACAATTAAATAAAGTTATGTTATAATATAGGAGTAAACAAAAAGGAAAGGTTTGCTCCTATATTTTTGGAGGTTTAATGGAACCAATTGTAATTGGCATTTGCGGCAAAAGTGCGAGCGGCAAGGATTCAACCGCGACTCGATTAGTTGATGAATATATTGAAATGGGTATCCCAGCCAATAAAGTAGTTAGCTATACTACTCGTCCTCAAAGAGAGGGAGAAATTAATGGTGTAGATTATCATTTTATTGACCGAAGAACATTTATTAAAATGCAGTATGAAAAGAAATTTATGGAATACTCAGAATTTCGTGGCTGGAAATATGGCACCTCAATTGACGCATTTAAAGATAATTGCGTAAATATCTGTGTCCTTAACCCTACTGGCATGGACGCTTTAAGTAAATACTATCGTCATACTCGTTCAATTGCGGCATGTGAATTATTTTATCTTAAAGTTCCATTCTTTACGCGACTTAAACGTTCTATCAAACGTGAACATACTTTTAAATGGGAGTTTATCAGACGAGCGTTTGCTGACAATCACGACTTCCTAGATTATGATGAATATTTTGGATATATGGAAAATGAGCATCTTCTGCCTTATTGCAATGGTCGCATAAATTTCGTATCCAAAATTATGAATAATGATAGACTGGTTTATGAAACTTCAAAGTTAAAGCATTAACTTTTATCCAAATAAACGCATGGACATAAGTTTAGAAAGTTTATTAACCAATTTTTATATAAGAGAAAGAGGATAAAATGATTTTTCAAGTACGGCAAGGAGTGTTTGAAACTAAAGTTAGTCCCATCTGTAACAGTGAACCAGATTCATTTTATGCAACAGCATAAGTTTCTCAAGCAGTTGACAGATGAAAAGCTAATCTATGGTCTAGGTATTTCTTTCCATCACCCTGATAAGAATTTTCTACCTATGCTCCGCAGCTTTTCTAATGCGGTCATTCATACTATCGCAGGTATCACCAAGGAAAGAGATTATGAGTTCCTTTATGACAATGGTTTAAAGATTCTTATTCTTGGATATAAGAAATTCGGTCGTGGAATTCAAGCCTACCAAGAGTCTCACCAGCACATTGATTACAGTATCATGAATCTTAAACACCTTTTGCCGTATATGGTCAAAGAAAAGTGGTTTGATAGCATTTCATTTGACAATCTTGCGTTAAAGCAGCTTGATGTAAAGAACCTTGTGCCGCAAGATAAGTGGGATATGTTCTATATGGGCGATGAAGGTAGTTCCACGATGTATGTTGATATGGTCAATCGTGAGTTTGCGGCGAATTCTACGTCTGAAACTCGCTATCCTCTTTTGGACAATGTAGAAGATATGTTGAAAGTAATTCACCAAGAGAAGAAGGGAAAAGATATTGACTAAATATATTACAAAGCGAAATGGAAATAAAGTAGAGTTCGATATTTCTAAGATTGAAAATGCGGTATTTCGCGCGGCGTATGATGTTTCTGGTACTCTTGGATGGACATGGACGTTTTGTCATGAGGTTGCGAAAGATATTGCACATGACTTTGAAAAAGCTGAATATTATCATGACGGCATGACAGTCGAAGAAATTCAGGACGCTGTTGAAGAACTACTCATGGGCGATTTCCCGCATGTTGCAAAGTCATATATGATTTATCGTTATGAACATCAGATTGCCCGCCAGAAACAACTTGATGAAGCCATTGAAGAAAAATTAATGGCAAAAAAAATTGACAATCAAAATGCAAATGTTGATGAACACTCTTTTGGTGGACGTATTGGCGAAGCAAGCAGCATTGTTATGCGCAACTATGCGTTGAATCATTGTATGTCTACGATGGCAAAAGAGAATCATCTAAATAATGAGATTTATATTCATGATTTAGACCACTATGCTGTCGGTGACCATAACTGTCTTTCCATTCCTTTTGATAAACTTCTTAAAGAAGGTTTTAATACTCGTCAAGTAGATATTCGACCTGCGAATTCTGTCAATACTGCTTTTCAACTTGTCGCTGTAATTTTTCAGCTTCAATCTTTGCAACAGTTTGGCGGCGTAAGTGCAACACACCTTGACTGGACTATGGTACCTTATGTTCGTAAATCATTTAGGAAACATTTTATTGATGGACTAACTTATTGCGAACCAGATTTTCCTTTTAGTATTAAAGAATACGCTGAACATATTCCAGTAGATGCAAGCATTGAAGATGAAGAATATAAACTTCAACCAAATGCTTATAAATATGCTATTGATATGACAGAAAAAGAAGTCTATCAGGCAGTTGAAGGGATGTACCATAATCTCAATTCATTGCAAAGTCGCAGCGGAAACCAATTACCATTCACCAGCATAAATTATGGTACTTGTACGTTGCAAGAGGGTCGTATGGTTATTAAAGCGTTGCTTGAAGTTTCAATTGATGGTGTCGGTAAGCTACACAAAACCTCTATTTTCCCTTGTGGCATTTTTCAGTGCATGAAAGGCGTTAATCGTAAAGAGGGCGAGCCTAATTACGATTTATTCAAACTTGCTTTAAAGTCAACAGCAAAACGTTTATATCCAAACTACGTTAATGTTGATTGGTCTAACAATGCTGGATATGATGTTAATGACCCGTGTACATACACTTCAACTATGGGTAAGCGTAAACTATAGCCCATATAAAATCTTTTGAATTCGGATAGGACTTAGGTTTAAGTTGAGTCCGAGCTAATTAAATGTGTATCGACTATTCCGAAAGGAAGTAGAGATAATAGCTATCTCGAAGTAAGAAGACTGTCCAATAGGATAGATGATATAGTCAGTGCGGCAGGTGACTGCCGATAACATGTGTAGAACATATAATGGATATGATATTAACGGTTTTGGTCAATTAAAAGACGGTCGCGGTAATATTTGTCCTGTTACAATTATTCTTCCAACTCTTGCAATGGAATCAGAAAGAGACGTAGAAAAGTTCATGGAACTTTTGGATAAGAAACTTTTTGAAGCAAAAGATATGCTAATTGAACGTTTTGAATATATCTGTTCTCAAAATCCTGCAAGCGCTAAGTTTATGTATGAAAATGGTGTTATGGCTGGATATGTTCCAGAAGAAGGAATTATAAGTGCGCTCAAGCATGGCACTCTAGCCATCGGACAAATTGGACTCGCTGAAACTCTTGAACTTCTTATCGGAAAGAACCAGCGTCACCCAGAGGGAATGGCTTTAGCGAAGAGGATTGAATCTCATATTAGACAGCGTTGCGACGAGTTTAAGAAGCAATACAAGCTCAATTTCGGCAACTATTTTACCCCAGCAGAGAACCTTTGTTACAAAGCTATGAATAAGTTTAAAGACAAATATGGAATCATCCCGAACGTATCAGACCGCGAGTATTTCACTAATTCCGTCCATACTCCTGTATGGGAAAAGGTAACACCTTTTGAAAAAATTGATATTGAAAGTCAGTTAACTGGATATAGCAGTGCCGGCTGCATCACTTACGTTGAGCTTGAATCAACTGTTAAGCACAATATTGACGCACTCGAAAAGGTTGTAAATTATGCTATGGATAAAGATATTCCATACTTTGCTATTAATGTTCCTAATGATACCTGCCTAGAGTGTGGTTATTGCGATGAATTTAACGATGAATGCCCCATGTGCGGCAGTCACAATATTCAGCAGCTTCGCCGAGTAACAGGATATTTAACTGGTAATTATAAGACCGCTTTCAATAAAGGTAAGCAGCAAGAAGCAGAACAGCGAGAGAAGTCATCAAGTGGAGTGAAGGTTCAGTGAGAATAGCTTATATTGATTATTGTGAATGCACCAATGCAATCGGATGGGGCATTTCTTTATATACGCAAGGATGCGTTAGAAAATGTAAAGGATGTTTTTCACCGCAAACGTGGGATATTGAAGGTGGACGCGAGTACACTTTTGTAGACGAAAATACCATTTGCGGCACTTTTAAAACGACTCCTTATTTTAATCATTTTGTAATTGAGGGTGGCGAACCTTTATTTACAAAAAATTTAAAAACGATTTTAACTTTAATTGAAAAAGTCAAGGCTACTCGTTCTGATATTAAAATTTGGATTTATACTGGATACACCTATGAACAGCTTCAAGAGAGAATCAAAAAGAATAAAGACGATTATTATCTAGAGCCTATCTTGCGACTCGCTGATGTTCTAATAGATGGCCCATTTATCCAAGAGAAGAAAGATTTAACGCTTGCTTTTAAAGGCAGCTCTAATCAACGAGTGATTGACCTTCAAAAGACACATGCGGCAAACGATATTGTGCTTTTGGATATTTAAGTATGAGGGATAGATTTTGTTCTATCCCTCATTTTTTTTATTGACTTTTATCTTTCAATCTGTTATAATATAATAGAACAAAGAAGAGAAAGGAAACAGCTTGGACACTACTATTAATAATTACGAAATTAACAAAAAAATGTATGCCAATATTACGCCACCTTCACAGGACGAAGTAAATGCAATGTTCGTCAATGTAGGGGCATGGCTTTCAACGCATCATAAAAAACATTACTATATGCTACTTAATAATGAGCTTCATTATTACACTACCTTCAATCTTAAAAACCCAAATTATGATAAGATGATTCAAGAACTCAAAGAATGCCTTGCGTTCCGTGGCCGCATTCTCGACATTGAATATCAGCACGCCGAAGACACTTACCAGATTTGGATTAAAGAATATAAGACCAATAATGTTTATATGTTTATGCTATTTGAAGCAGAAGATTTTGTAATTGAGGTGGAATAATGAATAAGTTAATCGTGGCGGCTTTTCCCGCATCAGCTATTAAGTTTATGGTACAAGGTGACGCAGAGCAAGTTGATTCACAGAAGATGTGTTGGTTCCCTGAATTTGAAGAAAATCTTACACCGTATCTAGAAAAAGAATATGGTATTCAAGAAATCTATGTTCTTGGACCTAAAAGTTATATTCCAGAAGTAGTAAGTAAAATCAAGGGTCTTACGACTCTACCCGTTATTGAGGAAGGTATTTAATTATGCGCCATTACGTTATCAAGAACACTGCCGAGTATCGTGTTGAGACGATTGAAGATGTAGTAGCTTTTCGTGAAGAATTACAAAAGCAGGCCGCACAGGATGGTTACTCTCTATCTGCCTTTAGCTATTCTGAAAAGCTAGTCAAGGAAAAAGGTATTGTGGTAGATTCGTTCTACCAAGTCAAAGCAGTCTTCACTGTAAATGATATTAAAGAGCCTACAATTCCTATTTTTGATGTAGAGCTACCTTATGCGGCAGAGTCTATGCGTTCTACTAATAACGATGATAGCGAGGATGATATTTTTGAGTAATTCAGAGACTATTAAGATTCAGTATTGGCCCGGTATGCCGCATCTAGAGGTTAATCCTAATGGCTCTTGGATTGACCTTTATACTCGAAAAGACGTTACACTGCAAGCAGGAGAATTCGCTATCATTCCTCTTGGCGTTGCAATGAAGCTCCCAGAAGGGTATGAAGCCAATTTCGTTCCTCGTTCTTCTACCTTTAAGCGCTATAAGGTACTACAAACGAACGCTTTTTCCGTGATAGACCCAACGTATTGCGGACCCGGCGATGAATGGGGCTATCCAGTATATGCTACTTTCCCAGTAGTCATTCCTAAAGGCACTCGTCTTTGTCAGTTCCGTATCAATAAGGTACAGCCGCATATTATTTTTGATGAAGTTGCTTCACTTGCCGCAGAAAATCGCGGTGGCTTCGGTACGAGCAATACTGATTAAGGAGGGTATATGGACAAAATAATTGAATCTACTATTAAAAAGCTAGAGACAGTTGCTATTGACCCGCATCCTACACTTAATCCTACTCTTGGTATCATCTATCGAGCGGATGATGCGGCAGCTGGTTCGTATCTCCGCTCTATTAAGCGCAATGCTGAGAAATATAAGTCAACTATAATCTCAGCTCAATGCGATACAATTCAAGATGCAAGTCTACAAATTCGCAGATGGACACAAGACCCTAGTATCAATGGAATCATTCTTATCTCAGATTATGGTGAAGCGACTCAATCATTATACAATCTGATTCCAATGCGGCTTGATATTGATGGTCTTTCTAATAAATCCGCGGCGCACCTATATGGCAGCAAAGACCCTATTGCATATCGCAAGGCTCCCTGTACTGCTGCGGCATGTCTAAAGATTATTCAAACACTCTATGATAATAATCTTGCAGGTCTTAATGTCGCCGTTGTTGGCAGGTCTATGCGAGTCGGGCGACCTCTCGCAGAGCTATTATTGCAACAAGATTGCACTGTAACACTTTATCACAGTAAAAGCAAATTTATTTCAACAGAAGGAATGAATAATTTTAGCGATAAAGATGTATTTATTTCTACTATTGGACAACCAAAGTATTTTAATACTTCTAATCTTGATGCACTTCGTTTAAACATCATTGATGTTGGCATTAACTATGATGAACAAGGACATATTTGCGGCGATGTAGATTATGATAGTGTTAAAGATTTGGCTGATTATATCACACCAGTCCCCAATGGCGTAGGCGCTGTTACGAATACTGTGCTGTTTGCTAAACTATATGCAAATAAACTTGACTTCGCGGGGATTGATGTTTAATGCGTCTCTTAGCGCTCGACCAAGCTAGTCGAGTAACAGGCGTAGCGATTTTCAATGATGATAAATTAGTAAAATATGGTACTTTTGAAATTAAGTCAAACCAAGAGCTAGGTAAAAGATTAACGCAGTTTCTTGAGAACTTAGATAAGCTATATGCGGCCTATCATTTTGATGCTGTTGCCTATGAAGATATTCAATTGCAGATGGGCAATGTTGAAACATATAAAAAATTAGCATATATTCAAGCTATGATTTTATTTTGGTGCGAGAAGCATGAAAAGAATCTATACTGTTTATCTCCATCACATTGGCGCAAGGTGCTGAAAGATAAATATGGTATGTCGTGGGGCAGAAAGAGGGCGGAGCAAAAACAAACCGCCATTGACTTTATCCAAGAGCACTATAAAAAAGAAGTAGATAGCGATACCGCAGATGCTATTTGTATCGGGTGTGCAGCCAATATTGAAATTAATAAAACTGAATCGGCTTTTTAAAGCCATAAAAAAAAGAGGGGTATTCTCAATTAAGAGAATACCCCTTATTTTATTTAATTAAAATGGATTAGCATCAGAAATGCAGACTTGTAGACGGTCAAGAGCTTCACCATACATACCAGCGAAATCATCGCCGCCATATGTAGAACCGTCATCGCATACAGAGTTTAGCCAACCTTCACGGTCAACAGTCTGAGAACGATAGTATACTTGCTTGTAGCTTTCACCCTTTGGAGTAATATAGAACATACGAACACCATCAATCGCATGACCACCGATACCAGCACAGCCATTAACAAGGTCATTCTGATTACCTTGTGATACGTAGCCTAGCCAGTCGTCCTGCTGAGTGTGAACCTGATACTTAAGAGTACCGTGGTCAACCCAAGCACATAGATAATCATGCTTGCCGCAAGGAACGCCAGCAAAACCGTTGGAATCAGAATTATTGAAGTTAGTAATTGTACCATTCCAACCACCATTAAGATTGCGCAAAGCATAATGGACATTAACGATAGCCTTGCCGGGAGCGGGCTTATTAGTAGGAGCAGGCGCAGGAGTAGGCTTATTTGTAGAAGGAGCAGGAGCAGCTTGCGAACCATTCTTCATTGCATCATACCATTGCTGCGCACGGTTAATATACTCGTCTTTCTGAGAGCCATATAATTCACCAGGGCACGCTGTAGCAGACCAGTAGCGATGCGGGAAGACATTGACTAGCCACTGAGGACGGCCAAGATTATAATAGAGACAAAGAGCAGCTACAAGATGCGCACCAGACTCTAGAGCAGCAGGGAAGACGGTCCAAGGATTGCTGTTATTATTAGCATGTTCAATAGAAATAGTATGTGTATTAGCATACCAGTTACCGCAGGCCCAAGCAGTATCCCAATCATTGACCATCTGGCCGATTTTGCCATCAGACTGAACCGCATAGTGAGCAGAAGTCTGTGAACGGCTCCACAGATTATAGCATTGGTCGATAGAAAGATTACCAGCCATATGGTGAATGGTAATACCAGTAATGTTAGCACCTTCACGACCTGCGGTATAGTCGCAAGGCAGAATCTTGGTTACATCAGCTTGAATGTTTTTCCAATCCATAATTTTCCTTTCTGTTGGAAATAAAAAAGGGAGCCGTTAGGCTCCCTTGTGTAACATTATTTAGATTCTTTATCGGAACCGTTGAGAAGATTTTTATAGGCTTCAAAAAGACCTGTACTTGCCAAACCACTACTTAATCCTGCAACTACAACATCAACAGTAATTGGAACACCTATTGTGACGGCAGTAAAGATTGTGGCGGCAACGCCAAGCACACCTACGATAAGAGGAATAAAACGGTTAATAGAATCATTTGGAATCAAGTTCTTAATAATGTAGCCGACCAAAAGACATAGAATAACTACACTAGGAACGAGATAGGTAGAGATAGTTGATAAATCAAACATTGTTAAATCTCCTATTCAGATTTATAATTCTTGAATTCCTCAAGAATTTCATCAGCTTGAGCCTGAGATAGCTTAGGATAACTATTTAGAATATCATCAAGAGTTTCGCCACGGTCTAGACGAATCTTAACGGCTTTCTTAACGATTTTAAAAGCGAGTGCGGAAACACCTTTAGTGGGACGTGCCATTATTCATCACTTCCTGATACAATCTCAGAAACAAGTTCGTTAAGGTCATCAATATCAGATTCCATCTGGATAAAACGATTAACGACAAATTTCTTAACAGTGCCGATAATGGTAATTAGCAATGCACAAGCAATTACACCTAGAATAAAGTCCATAATTACTCACTTTCTTTTGGAGTATAGAATTCACGAAGTTCGACAGTCTGTTCCGCAGACAGTTTAGGATAGCTGGCGAGAATATCTTCCAGTTCTTCACCACGCTCAAGACGGATTTGTACTGCACTTTTAACGATTTTAAAGGCCATTTTAGATACTGCCATTATTCATCACTTCCTGCAACGATTTCAGACAACATAATAGTTAAATCACCGATAGATGTAGTATTAGATTCAAGCTGGTCAGGGCCATTTTCCATAAATGCAGCCTGCTTTGCCTGTTTCTCTTCCATTTCCTTACGTTCTTTAAGCTCGGCTTCGGTATATAGAACGTAACGTTGAATATCTTCATATTCATCATATGCGTCTTTGTGTTCTACATGCTCGTGGTCGATTACAGATTTAATTTCTGCACCGTGATAAACATTACCTTCACCTTTGTCTATGTATTCAAAGACGCCAGCTTGGTCATCAATAACCTTTACGTGCGGGTCTTCGTTGGTTTCGATAAGCATTTGCGAGCCATCTTCAAAGACAAAACGTTCAACTTCATAATGTTTTTTCTCTGGAATTTCAAGTTGCTCATCGTGATGCATGACAAATTTCTTATCAGGCTTTAAATAGCCTTTCGTTGTATCAACGTCAGATTCTTTAATCTCAACGTCTTCTTCGTTTAAAATCTTCATTTATACTCCTTTTATTTCTTAAAAAATTAACCTTTATTGATATAAATGGCTTTAATTTTAGCCCCGGCAGGAATGTTTACATAGGCTATTGGTTGCGCATACGTAGAAATTGCAGCAGCTGATGACCAAGTAGAAGCTCTTGAATTATCTGCATTATAAGTCCTTGCCCTTACACGAGCATTACTATTATGTTTTAATCCCATAATAAAAGAATTAAGAGATGAATTAGAAGAGCTATGATTAACAACGGTTCCTTCATTTGCCTGTACAGTAGACCAAGATGAACCTTTATCTGTAGAATATTGCCATTCGTTCTTTTTTGAAGGATAATTTGTATTATTGTTATCAATTGTAAAACTAACATTACCGGCTGTTGGCAGAATTGTAGCGTTTGCATTAACAATAGAGGGTGCAGGTGGCTCAGTATAAATAGTGTTTGTAGTTTGATGCGCTGACTGCCCAGCAGAGTTATATGAATTAATTCTAAATTGGTACCTATGATTAGCAGAGACAGTATATGTCGTGCTGGTAGCTTTTGTATTTAAAATATTTTTCCAGTCATCATTATCAATTTTCACGTCTACGTAATTACCTGTTGGATTGCTTATACCAGAACCATTATTTGTCCAAGAGATAGTAACTGTTGAACCAGATAATACAGCTTTTTGATTAGTTACTATAGGAGGGGTTGTGACAGATGGAGGTGTTGCAGGAACATATACATTTCCAGAACCTTCTGTAGCTCCAAAAGAACCAATAGCGCCACCGCCGCCCTTAAACCAAAGTGTCCTTGCAGACGTACTATTGCCAACAGAAAAATTAAAAGTTCTTGATATACTTTGACCATATGGAATGGCAACTCCTGAAATAGACTGTCTAGAACATCCTTGTACTTCTGCCCAAAAAGTGACGCCGCCAGCGTCCCAAGTTATGCCATTGTTATTCATAGTTACTACTATCGTTACGGTATTTTGATTAGCGCTAGCAGAAGCACTATAATAAGAATAGCCCATTCAATTCCTCCTTTCCTTTTAAATCGTATTTTACTAATTATACATAAAAAATGGGCAGAACTATTTACATAATTCTGCCCAAAAATTTAAGCTACTTGTACATATCAATTAATGTCTTGACATGTGCCGCACCGTCAATTAATTTCTTGTTTTGCCAATCAAACAGATTCTGCACTATATCAGTTTGTTCTCCAAGAGATTCGTAAACCTTGAGTAAATGTGAATGTAATATCTGTATGTGAGAATACTCTTGCTTAGACAAATCATTATACATACTAGACAGTTGCGGTGAATCGTCTTTCAATGACAGCGCTAGCTCCGCATACTCCTTTGCACCGCATATTTCATCATCGACTTGGTCAAGTAGCGTTTTAAAAATTTCCATTACGCAATCTTTACCACAATAATGTTGGCAATACGGACACTCGTAGCACTTAACGCCTTAACGTTAATTGTTGCTTGCGGAGCATTGCAAGGAACCGTGACAAGTGCGGAAAACGCCTGAGACACAAGATTACTTGCTGCGGCACCTGTGTCGATAGCATGTGCCGCTGGAAGAGCGTTGCCGTTGCGATACATTTGTGTTTCTATTGGTCCTTCTGCTAAGGATATTCGTTCATGGTGTTCTCCTTAGTGATATGTAGTAATACACATATATAAAAGAAGATATGGTAAGAGTTAATCTATTTTGTTATATGGAATCTGATTTAACTTCATTACCATATCTTCGTAGTGTCTTTAAGATTTTTCTCTCTATTGTACTTAAAATTAGAGGGTAAAAATTATAATACTTTGCCCAATAATTTTAAATTTTTATCCAAATCTTACATCTTGAGTCTATTGGCTGAGTAGATGAAACCTGAACGGAGTATTCAGTGTTTGCACTCCCAGCAGTAGTAGCATATTTGACTGATTGAGAACCAATATCTGCTGTTGTAATACATTGACCATAATATGAATCGTCTGAATTGTACAGAGAAACGTTCGGAGTACCATTTAAACCTTTAACGCAAAAGGCACCAGCTTTATTATGGTCACCAATAGCAGCATCATCGCCAACGACATACCAAGTATTGTTTGCAAAATACGGTTCTAGCTTAGAAGGGAAATCGCTTATTTGAGATTTAGTATGCGTATGGCTGGCTGCGGCTGCACCAAGTTCAGACAAGGTAGGTTTATCATCACTTGTATAAACTTTATACCAGCTATTCCAAGAAGAAGCAGATAAGTCTGAACCACGTAAAGCCAAACGTGGATGTCCTTCGCTTGCGTATCCAAAAGCAAGTTGATAACCATGACCGCCAGAAGTTTCACTCCAAGGAGCTAAAGATAAAACGCCACAAAAAGTTCCATTGCATCCAGTCGGAGAATTAATTTTACTTGCGGTTTTAAAGTCAACAGTAAGTTTCTTCTTATCAAAACCAGCGTCTTTTGGTGCAGGATTCTCATTTCTTGTATCAGCAACATCAACACAATCAGTAGAGCTAGATTTTGTAGCGGTATTTGCTACATTAGCGGTATTTGCGGAATTTGCTGTGTTTGCCCTTCCTGCCGAATCAGCATATCCCGCAGACATTTTTTTCCACGTGCTAGAACCTAACGCTCTTTTATATAAATAAGAGACTGCTCCATCTGGAATAGCAATTTGAAATGGAGTGCCAATATCTGCATCGGTGAACACACTTGCCCATTGATTAACGGGAGAAGACGCATTGCCACCAGTTGACGGCACTCCCCTGACAACATAATAACCAGTTTTGGTATGATTATCTAGATTCGTATCAGTTGTTACTGTTTCTGTCAACAGCGGTATTTTAGAAAATTCACTACCATCAGAAAGATAAAGTTCAGCCATTTAAATCAATTAAACTAGTTAATGTGGGCTTAAAGCCCCCCCCCAAGAAGTGTAAGTTTGCATAAAAATTCCTTTCAATCTTAAATTTTAATCCATATCTTACATGTATCGCTAGTAGGCTTTGTGCTAGATATGGTTACAATGTCGCTCGCTGCCTTGGCATTGAGCTTTGTGTTCATTTCGCTTTCAGTGTAATATCTATCATCGTGAGTGTGACTTGACGGAGCATACGTAGAAGGTTTACCACTAACATTATCCCATAACACACTATTGGCAGAACCAGCACTGCTGGCATATGCAACATTACCAACATCATATCCAGTAGCTTGTGCAGTATATGCTCTTGTGTCCATTGCAGCTCTTGGTTCATCATTCATTAATGTCCACGCTGAGCCATTACTACCGCGAGTACTAGCTGCTAAAATACGTACATTACATGCGTTATATGTGCCTGTGGCATGAAAATATAAATCAGCATATCCAGTTGTTGCTTTAGCTGAATGTATTTTTAAAATAAATTGATCAGCATCATATCCGTATCGACAAAGCCATTGAACGTTTCCATGAGTAGCTACTGTACTTTCAGCTACATTGTCATTGCGTAAGCGAACTGCTAGAATACCAAATCCTCCATTATTATAGCCAGCGTCTACGCATAAAATTACACTACCATCAAACCAACTTTGCGCTGATTCTATTTTCAAACAACGCCAATATGGTTTAGCAGTGCTAGATTGAGTAACATATCTTACAGTGCCATTTAGAGATTTCGTATAATTGGCAGTTCCAGAAATATTACATGTTACAACGTTTCCTTCTGGATTATATTTAAAATTATCATTATGGACTCTGTGAGTATCATTGCCACTATCTGAAAACCAAATTGGTCTTAAGGCATTTGTTGTGGCGTTGCCATAATTTTTTACAGCATTTGCTGCTCCTCCTGCGGAATCTGCACCTGCATAATTATGGCTATGGCTAGCAGCTGCCGCTCCCACCATATCTGGCGTCCACTCTTTAAAAGATCCGCCACTGGGATAATACGCTTTAGCCAATTACATCATTGGCTACTGATGCCCCCCCCCAGCAGACCTCACTAAAGGTGCGCTGTATTAAAATATTTTTCATATTATCTCCTTAAATTTTTATCCATAATTTACAAGTACTCGCGTTGGGCTGCGAAGAAGAAACGATAACTTCTTCTGGCCGCCAAGTGTTAGTGTTGGTATCTGTAAGAGCAATAGTCGCGTTACCAGACTGATTGAGCGTAAAACTGCCCTTATTCGTACCATTCTGTGTGATTGTAACAGTACCGTTACCAACGGAAGGAATTGTCGGTCTGCCCGTAACGTTGCCCCACGCGACAGAGCCAGCTGTATTAGCATGGCTTACAGATTGCGAGCCAATAGTAGCAGAAGTGATAATTTCCTGTGAATTGCCACCAACAGGTAGATAAGTTTTATTACTGGAATTTGTACCTGCATTAAAATTCGCATCAGTGTCATAAGAAAATATTAGACGTTCATCGCTACCTAAGTTACCAATAGTCCAAGAGCCTTTAGCAGTCTTTTGGCCTACAACTGGATTATATGAGTTACTATAGGCATTTGTACCAAAAGCAATAGCGTTATTGCGCGCGGAAATCCAAGAACCACCAGCGCCACGAAGGATGCGGCCACTCATTGTACCACCGCTTAGCGGCAGATAAGAGTGAGAGTGGCTTGCGGGAGCTGCCCCAACTTCACTTGCCGTATATGAAGGTTTATGTGGTTGCTTTGCCCAAGAGTATACATCAGAAGCAGGCATGGAGGAAGGTCTTTCTGATACGTTCGCCCAAGCTACGGAGCCTGCCGAGCCAGCGCTAGTAGCGTACTTTACTGATTTTGCAGAGTCAGCAGTATTATCAACATTACCAAGACCTACATCAGTCTTTGTAACATGGTGCGGATTACCACTTGTCTTAGTCGAGTGATTATACGCAGCACGAGATTCATCGCCATAGCCAGCACTAGAATGAGTTGTACCAAGTGCAACGGTTTCAGAAATTACGACATATGCGCTGCCGCTCCAACGATAGATTTTATTTGTATCTAAAGCTGTATAAATCTTGCCAGATTCACCTGTTGTGGGAAACTTAGATAGAGACGCATATTCTAGAACATCATCAACGTAGCTAGGAAGATTTGCCGCACTAATCGTACCACTAATGCGCGAAGCTGCAAGATTGCCACTCACTTCACCAATAGTATAACTTGGCTTAGAAGCTGCTTTTGCCCAAGAGTATACATCAGAAGCAGGCATGGAGGAAGGTCTGCCCGTAACGTTGCCCCACGCGACAGAGCCAGCTGTATTAGCATGTCTTACAGATTGCGAGCCAATAGTAGCAGAAGTGATAATTTCCTGTAAATTGCCACCAACAGGTAGATAAGTTTTATTACTGGAATTTGTACCTGCATTAAAATTCGCATCAGTGTCATAAGAAAATATTAGACGTTCATCGCTACCTAAGTTACCAATAGTCCAAGAGCCTTTAGCAGTCTTTTGGCCTACAACTGGATTATATGAGTTACTATAGGCATTTGTACCAAAAGCAATAGCGTTATTGCGCGCGGAAATCCAAGAACCACCAGCGCCACGAAGGATGCGGCCACTCATTGTACCACCGCTTAGCGGCAGATAAGAGTGAGAGTGGCTTGCGGGAGCTGCCCCAACTTCACTTGCCGTATATGAAGGTTTATGTGGTTGCTTTGCCCAAGAGTATACATCAGAAGCAGGCATGGAGGAAGGTCTTTCTGATACGTTCGCCCAAGCTACGGAGCCTGCCGAGCCAGCGCTAGTAGCGTACTTTACTGATTTTGCAGAGTCAGCAGTATTATCAACATTACCAAGACCTACATCAGTCTTTGTAACATGGTGCGGATTACCACTTGTCTTAGTCGAGTGATTATACGCAGCACGAGATTCATCGCCATAGCCAGCACTAGAATGAGTTGTACCAAGTGCAACGGTTTCAGAAATTACGACATATGCGCTGCCGCTCCAACGATAGATTTTATTTGTATCTAAAGCTGTATAAATCTTGCCAGATTCACCTGTTGTGGGAAACTTAGATAGAGACGCATATTCTAGAACATCATCAACGTAGCTAGGAAGATTTGCCGCACTAATCGTACCACTAATGCGCGAAGCTGCAAGATTGCCACTCACTTCACCAATAGTATAACTTGGCTTAGAAGCTGCTTTTGCCCAAGCATACACATCACTTGCTGGCATACTAGTAGGAAAGTCTGTAATCTGAGCCTTCGTATGCGTGTGGCTTGAATTAGCTTTTGCATTCAGCTTTGTATTGATTTCACTCTCAGTATAATACCTATCATCATGCGTGTGACCAGTATTTGACTTGCCATCAAGCGCAGATTTAATTACCTTGTTCTGCACAGGATTCGTTGAAGTAGTAGAAAGTTCTGCATCAACGGTAACGTGATTTGAACCTGCGACAACACCGTCAAGTTTAGCCTTGTCTGCGGCAGACATAAGACCTGCGGCACTGGCAGTAGCATTGCCATATACAGTATTTGAATCTGTAACATTAAATGTGCTACCATCGCTACCTCTGAGAGTGATTGTATTACCGCTCTTGGTTAAGTTATAAGTTGTATTTGTATTGATATTATCTTTAATCTGAATCAGAGAAGATGAAGAAATACCCATCCACAAAGTGCCGGTATCGGTGGCAACATACAATGCACCGTCCAATACTTTATTTTCGGCAGTGAGTGCTTTGATATTAGGTTCTTTATCTCTGATAAATTTTACTCTTGCTATCTTGCTCACATCCTTTCTGATATATTATTCAATAGAAGACCAAGTTAAATCGTCTGGCGTGGCAAAATCAGATGCATCATGATATGCGGCAGATTTTAGACCATACACGGCAACAGATTTATCTTTAACTTTGATTGTACCATTTGTAGTGCCAGTAGTAATAGATGGAACTGTCAAAACATCAGATGGCAAAATGCCACTTGCAACGGTATCGACATATGCTTTAGTGGCAATGTCATTATCGTCATTGATGGCTTGACCAGCCGCGTATTTAATTTTACCAGATAAAGTACCACCAGTAAGAGGAAGATATTTCGCTTTCTCTTGGTCGGTATATGCCTTTGCATCTTTAAGGGCTTTATCTGCCTTTACTTGTGCGTCTGTTGAAGACGCACCAGATGCAGTCTTAATTGCTGAATTCATCTCACTCTTGGTTGGATAGTTCGATAAGTCGGTCTTAGATCCACCTAACTTTTCAAATTTACCATTAACCCAAAAATATTCAGTATATTCATTGCTGGATTCAGTCAAATCTGGCAACATATAAATTGTATTTTCTTCGCCAGTAGAAGGAAGAGTTGACCCTTTTGCCAGCACAACACGTTTAAGATGCGGCGCACCTGCTACTGCATTTGCAATAGCCGTGTTCATGGCATCCTTTTTAACATATTCTGCTGGAACTTTATCACTCGGAATGTTAACATCCCAGTTAATATCAGAAGCATCTACGAGTTTGAAAGTGCCGTTATTCTTTTGTTTGATTTTATCAATAAGTTGAACAGGCATTATTTCACCTCCACCGTAGTTGCACCTAATCCTGCATTAGTTGACCTATAGATATTATAAGAAGCGGTATAGCCACTTGCATTTGTGAAATCAAAAGTCTTTACTTTGTTGAAACCACCCTCGAAACCTCCAACATAAAATGCGGGAGTTCCAAAAGAAGCAGGAATAGCAAAGTAAATATACTGCCCGGCATTGGCAGTAACATTCCATGAACCTGTGCGGCCAGACACTAGATTTCTAGTAAGTCCTTTGACAAATGCCGCATCTATCTTAGAAGTATCTGCTATATTGCTCACGCCATAGTATTTACCATTTAAAAAGTAAATTGTAGTCTGCTTAGTAGATGTGGCTTTGCGAGCGTCAGTAGCAGTCAAAGTAAATGCGGTCGTTGCGGTAAGAGGTGCCGCAAATGTAATCGCCGCAGTTCCAGATTGTGTCTTATTGATTTCAAATGATTGGCTACCTGCTGTAATTGTCAGTTTAGAAGGTTGCTTGTTCAAATTCCAAGAGAAGTTGGAAGATGGAAGACGAGAGCCTATTTCAAGTGTGCCGCTATTGTTAGAAAAACTATTAACGGACATCGCTTTATAAATTGAAAGTGTGCCGTCAGAGGTAATATCAAAATCTCCGCTTGGCTTGATAATACCTGCGGCAGAACCCGTGGCAATTTTAATATCGCCACAGCTATATTTGATATTATTTTTCATGATACTCGTGGTATCTGAAAGAAAATAGATGCCGTTTGGGTCTATTTTGGTAGACCCCAATGCATCATACTCTGATTGCACGCCTGTGTAAAATCTAATATCAGCAGACATACAATCTCCTTAATTTAATTTAAATTAGAGTGTTTGCCATTCAATTAGGCCGTTAGCATATTCTTTAGCAGAAGCAAGAGCGTTATTGGCCTTAGTTGTAGAGTCTGCGGCAGCAGCGTCAACAGCTTCTGTCTTCTTTGTGTCGGCATAAGTCTTAGCTTTAGAAAGAGCGCCAGCAGCGGCACCAGAAGCATCAAAGGCACCGCTGTTTTGATAGGCAGCAGAACCTAGACCCTTGACGGCAACGTCTGTACCCTTGACAGAGATTGTACCGTTAGCGGTACCAGAAATAACATCAGCGGCCTGAACAGCAGTATCAGCCTTAGCGCCCTGAGCAGCGGTAGCAAAATCGTCTGTAGCAGCGTATGCGGCGGTACCTAGACCATGAACCTTGACGGGAGCGCCCTTAACGGAGATAGCACCGTTGACAGTACCCTCGACAACATCAGCAGCCTGTAGAGCAGAATCGGCTTTAGCACCTTGGGCGGCAGTAGCATAATTCTTGGCTAGACCATCGGAATAATCCTTGGCATCTTTAAGAGCCTTGTCAGCCTTTTTACCAGCTTCTGTAATAGCAGCATCCTTAGCAGCGTCAGCCTTTGTGGTAGCATCGGTTGCGGCAGCAGCAATAGCAGCATCCTTGGCGGCATCTGCTTTAGTCTGAGCATCAGCAGCAGCTTCACCCTTAGCGGTAGTGATAGCATTAGTTACTTGGTCTTTAGTGAAGTAGTTGCTAAGGTCTACATCAGAAGTACCAATGCGCTCAAAGGCACCATTGACAAGCATATACTCGGTGTAAACAGACTTATTGGAGCCTTCGGCATCGGTATTGCCAGCATCTGGGACCATATAAATGGTGTCTTCGTTGGCTTCGGAAACCTCGGGAAGAACGCTAACGATTTCACGCTTGAGGTGGTGCGCATTAGCTACGGCAGAAGCGATAGCAGTATTAGCTTCATCCTTTGTATAGGCATCGGCGATACCATAGCCCGCAAGAGTAGTAGCTTTATCAACTTTCTTGTCGATGTTTGCCTGTAGCTCGGTTTTAGCAGCACCAACCTGCTTGGTGGTTTCAGCAGCAGCGGCTTCGATAGCTTCTGTCTTCTTGGCGGCAGAATCAGCTTTGGCATCTTCTAGAGCTTTGTCGGCTTTAGAAGTAGCGTCTGTGGCAGCGGCATCAATAGCAGCCTGCTTAGCATCAGCAGCAGCTTTCTTGATAGAGCCTTCGCCCTCACCTTGAATAACTGTTAATTTTTCATCTGCGGCAGAAATATTACCTTCTGCTGTAGTAACGCGCTTGGTAATGGCAGAAAGGTCTTCGGAAACAGTTGTTGGCTTAACAACTGTGATGTACTTAGTACCATCCCAATAGGCAACATTATCTCCTTTGTCACCTACGATATATAGAGTATTAATTTTACCTTGTTCTGGAAGTGCATTTACTTTCTCATAAATGCCACCAGAGTATGGGGTATTACCTTTGTAAATACGCTGTTCTTCTTCTACAAAATAAAGAGTATTAGCATCTTTATTTGTAAGACCTTGATAGCCGGCAAGAGTAGCAGCTACAAATTTAACTTGACTCATTCATGTCTCCTTTAAATAGTTGTCCATTCTGTATTATTAGCAACACACATATATGTATGAAGGGCCGCATTCCATTTATAAATTGCTTTATCGGCAATATATATCATAGTTTCTTTTCCTTCTTTTGGAAAATCTTCAACAGAAGTACCAAAAGTTATGGTTTGTAAATTAGAAGGAGTAAGCTGTTTCCAACCGTCTTTATAACGCCACATCACGCCAGTTTCTTCTACATAATAATAGCCTTCAACTGGTGCTAATTTATCAATTCTATCTTTGTCTGTAGGAAATTCTTGGATACAATTATATTTAATTCGTAGACCGTTATAATCTAAATAGAGGTGACGGGTATCGGAAACAAAAACTAAATTTCCATCGCTAACTGGTAATTTATTTAATTTTGCGGCCACAGTTGTATATACACGAATTACAGCCATTTTAATTCCTAAATTCTACAATTGTTAAAGCGTTATCCGTGTAAGTTTTAGAAGTTTCAATGGCTTCTTTCTTTGCTGCTGCAATTGCTTCTGCACTAGCAGCTCCACCGGAACCTACGCTTGTATCAATATACTGCTTAATAGTAGTACCTTCGGCAATGTCACCGACTTTTTCAGAAAGAATAGTCTTTACTTGAGCAGCATCGACTTTAGTATTTAAATTCTCTTGGATGGGAGAAATTTGACCATCGGTATATGCTTTAGCTTGTTCAAGTGTCGTAGCATCTTGCGTGTCAGTATATGCTTTTGCATTTTCAAGAGCTTTGGCAGCGGCACCCGCTTTTTCATAATTAACAGCAAGACTGTCAGCATATTCTTTTACGCTTGTCAGAGTAGCAGTATCTTTTTCAACAGCAGCAGCAATGGCAGCAGCTTGAGCCGCATCGGCTTTTTTCTGTGCTTCTGCAATAGCAGCAGCTTGAGCGGCATCGGCCTTAGTTTTAGCATCCGCAGAAGCGGCATCAATGGCAGCTTGCTTGGCAGTTGTAACTTCATCTTTAGTCGCGTAATCAGAAAGGTCTACCTTGCTGTCACCGATTTTTTCAAATTTCTTGACTTCACTAGCGACAACGAGAATATATTCATCATAATGGTCATCAACTGGAACCATATAGATAGTATTAACATCAGCTTCATCGACAGCAGGGAGAACATCGACAATAGCACGCTTTAAATGGTCTGCTTTCGCAATAGCAGAAGCGATTGCAGTATCAGTTGCTTCTTTTGTATAAGCATCAGCAATGCCGTATCCAGCTAAAGTAGTTGCTTTATCAGCCTTGCCAGCGACAGTAGTATCTGTATATGCCTTTGCATCTGCAAGAGCTTTCTTTACAGAACCTTCACCTTCACCAGTTAAGCTATCTAATTTAGTTTGAATGGCTTCAATGATTGCTTTAAGATTCTCAACTTGTTCAAAAATTACTTTGAAACCAGAACCGGTATAAATATATCCTTTGTTATCTGTAGTATTAATATAGATAACACCTTGTTCTTGGTCGGTTTCTGGAAGAGTTTCTACTACCTTAACATACTCTTTTACCTTGGTTGGGTCAATTTCACCATCAATTCCAATAGGAGAAAGATTAAAACCTGTACTCTCAGCTTTTGGTTGAAGCATATATGCTTTATACTTACCATCAACCAATGCGGTAATGACTTGACCGCCATAAGCAATAGCTGAATCTGCATAGGTCTGTGCGGCTGCTAATGTCTCATGGACACTCGAAGCATCAAGTGGAAGAGCATTACCACGAGAATAGGCTTTTACAGCAACCAATAGTTTTGTGCTATCAATAGCCATAGTTTATAACTCCTTTCTAAATGGTTACTGTAAATGTCATTGGAGCTGCGGCAGGAGCAGCCATAGCGTAGCTATAGACTTTATAGTTTGCAGCTGTTGCTCCGTTGGCACCTTCGACAGACACGGTTTGCTTGGCAAAGCTAGAAGCCATACCAATATCATTTGTTTCTTCATATTTCACTTGGCTTACATCACGAAGAGCCGCAGGATAGGCGAAAACAATATATTGTTGCCCTTGAGCGACTTTAATGGTAAGTTTGGTACCAGCAGTAGGATTAAGAGACTTACCAGTAAGACCACGTACAATTGCAGAATTTAATTCAGGGACAGAGCCTACGCCAGTACCATAAAAAGCGTTTCGCTTTCCAACATAAGAAAGTACATTTGATGTAATAGAACCAGCAGTAATATGACCAGCTGGAGAATCGTCCCCAAGATTATCCTGCTTGATTGCACCCTCAGCATAAGAAGCGATAGCTTTAAAAGAAGTAGTACCTTCTCCAACAGTAATTGAATGGTCAGATAGAATCAGCGGGCTAGTGGTACCCTCAAGTACGTCTACAGTACCATCAGAAATTTTAATTGCAGTAAGAACGCCAGCATCTTGCTTCGTAAAGTTTGCTGTCATTGTTGCTGCAAGGGTAGTACCAACTTCATAATTGCCCGGTTGAGCGCCTTTTGAAACCGCAAGAGAAATCTTAGGTGCAATATATGTAGCAGGTACACGTTTCATAATAATCTTTTTAATTAATGCATCTAAATCAGTACCAGCTTCAATAACATCGCCAGTCTTGATACCGCCAACACTTCCACCAACGCCTAGTTGAACAGTGTGAGCCTGTTTAGATTTAGCGTTGCCAAGTGTATGCGGCACTTTAGAATCATCTACATAAATCATATTATCTTCTGTAGAAATAACGACACTATTTGTACCAATAGTCCCAGCGGTAATACTATCATTTAGTTTTGTTTCAGAACCATGAAAAAAACTAATTTTTTTTGCATTTTCTGCATCAGCCATATGTTTGTAACCCCTCTCTATTGAGTATAAAAATTTTTATATATATAAAAATAAACCATATAGCTAAAATTCTCGAATCTTAACTTCTGCGCTGATAGTTATCTGGTCTAATTTATTTTCTACTGAAACGGCTTTATCATATGCACTTGTTGCAATTTGTTTGATTTCTTTTGTTTCCTTTGTCCATTCTTGAAATTCTTTACGTTGTTCATCCATTTGTTTTTCCATCTTGTCCCCAAGAGTAGCAAGATGGATTACAGCATTTTGAAAAGCGCTAAAATCATCAGAAACGACAAACGCAGAGCCGTCATTTGGGTCGGACAATACATGTACAAGAAAATTCGTGCTAGAAGCAATTGATACAGAATCAACTAATTCGACACAACAAAGCACGTCTCCTTCATGTAACATGGCTTGCGGCCATTTAATTTCCCATACGATAGGGTCTTCATGTGTTTTTGTAAAAACATTATATCCTTTTATATCTAGTTGAACATGCCGCCAACTCAAATAAACTTTTGTATCTGCGACACATTGCGCAGCAGCTTCTTGGTCGAAAATAATTCTAAAAGTACGACCATTTGCATCTGCGCCGCCAGCCACAATAGGGTCTTGAATGTCTTGGTCAAGAGACTTTAAATTGACTGTAACTGCTTTTAATTCCTGACTCATTTATTCACCCCTTTCATTGTTCTTTTGGCTTACAATAAATTGTGGATTGGAAAGATTGATTCTCGGTAGTTCGCGTATCTCTTCCATTAAGCCATCAATGAATGAGTTGCCGCCTGCCGCTTTATAATATAAATATCTACGCTCTAGAGATTCTAGATTAAGGTCATCAATAGCCTTAATTTCATAGCAAAAATAGTGATGCTTGTCAATGATATAACTGCGGGAGTTCTCCTGCAATCTTTCAAGAGTAAGTTTTTCATGCTCTTGGAGTGCTTTAATATCATTCGATTGGTTGCTAATTTCTTGGCTAAGCTTTTTAATGTCTGCTTGCAACGAAGCAATACTTTCTATAATCTCAGAGTGCTGTGTATCTTTAAGTGTCTGATAATTGAAGAATTTTTTTAATTTATTATAAAAATATTCCAATAGTTCACTTAAAAATTTAAAAGCAACAACTAAAGTCACAACTAGCATAACGATAGCTCCGAAAGAGTATTGCGACACTAGTTGCGACAAAGCATCCATTCTCGGCAATATCCCTTCTTCTCTACATAATCTAATATAATATGAAAATAATTTATATTTGATTTTAGGAATTTGCCCATAAAAAAAATGAGGGAAACATAAAGTTTCCCTCGAATGAAATAAATTAAGCAGTTCTATGCCACACATAGCAATTTTGATAAGCTGGTAAATTATTGTGAGCTTTGCCACCACCAGTTGATTTATTAAAAGTCTCATTTTTACTACAAGAGTTATCAGTAACCCAAGTCAATCTGTGGCCCTTTTGAACACCACCATTTACAAGGTGAGCATAATATACCCATGTTGCATCTCCATGCCTATGAGCTGGCATTTCATTAATACTAAGCGTATGTGTGTCTTTCCCGCCGGTATTGGTATTTGTTGAAGCTCGTAGCACTTTATCAGTTATTTGTGTCCAAGTACCGCCAATACTGGATGCCGGTGAAGTGCTATGAAAAGAAATATATACAGAACCAACAGGGTAGACAATATCCATGAGGTTAACGTAATTAGACATACGCAACCTCGCTTAGATTTAGATTGCTTGCTACGCTGTGCGATACCAAATAAAGCAAGTTGTGTAAGGTGGCAAGTTGTTGTGTGCTTGCCCCCCCCCATTAGAAGCAATAGTGTGGGTATGGTTATCAACCTCAGACGTAAACTGTCCACCAAACCTACCAACAGAACCAAAATAATTACCAGCACCTTGAAGAACGTTACCTCCACCTGGACCGTACCATGCGATAATTCGTCCATCAATACTGTGATTGTGTTTGCCAGCTTCTCCTGTAGAACCATTGTGGCTGTGAGCGGGCATTTCATTAAGGCTAAGCGTGTGCGTTGCTTCGCCGCCCGTATTCTTGGCGGTTGTAGACCCATAAAGAAAAGTGTTCAATCGTGTCCAAGTGCCACCAATAGAGCTAGCAGGAGATGTTGCATTCATGCTCTGATAGATTGAACCTACTGGATATATAATATCCATAAGGTTTACGAAATTACTCATTATTTAACCTCCTTGTTCTGGAGATTATCTAAAATCATAATATCAAATTGATTTATAGACTCTAAGCTACCGCAGTGGTTCCCCACTCCTAGAGAGGTCAATTCATCAAACTTATTCACATAAAACTCCTTTTCTTTCTTAGAATTATATTCTATATCTATATGAAAAAAGGGCAAAACCCATAACAGGATTTTGCCCAAAGTTATATTAGATTTTAATCCACAATTTACATCTTGAATCCGTTGGTTGCGCAGATTGTACCATAACGCAATATTCATTATCAGCACTGCCAGCTTTTGTCGCATAGCTCGCCGAGCTTGCATTACCAGCACTTGCCGCATATTTCACGCTCTTGGATGAATCAGCAGTGTTATCGACATTGCCCAATCCAACAGAAGATTTAGAAGGAGGATAAGCATTCGTATAAAATTCCTCTACAGAGATAACAGAACCATTTGAATAAGTCACTCTATAAGCCTTGCCCGGGCCAGTCATAGGAAATAACAATAAATTACCATGTTTATAATTATCTGCACCGACACCGGTCCTATGCGGTATATACAGATAATTATACCAAGAGCCACCAGTAAAGCTCAATCTTTTCTCTTTTGACTGATTGAACATACATGACCCTAGCGATGGGGGTCTATTCACTAATTTCACAATTAAATCATCTATTGTATCGGCATTGTTTTCTTGCGCCGTCATCGCTGGAATTATAGTAAAATTCTTTCCATCTGAAAGATAAAGCTCACTCACTTCACATCATATAGAATGGTATCTATAGAGCTGCCGCAGTAGCCCCCCCCCGTAAAAGTTAATAAACATAGTTTCTCCTTTAAATCTTTACCCAAATTTTGCATTTATCATCTGTAGGCCGTGTAGAAGATATGACAACACTTCTCTCATTATTACAGTAATTGGCATAATTAGACGAGTTGGCATAGTTAACTGATTGCGCGCCAATATTGATATTTGTGACCATACAATTCCAGTCAGTAAAGTTATTACTATGTTGCCAACGTTGACGATACCACAAATTGTTATTAGAGTGTCCAATATATATCTGTGTAATATTATTGAAATAACTGTTATCTGTAAAGCATAGAAGTACGCCATACGAATAGGCTCCTACGGGTTGATGTAATTCATTTGAAAAAGTGCCGCCCCTGATATAATAAATACCAGAGTCTAGAACATTCCAATCTGTCTCTCCATCATAAGTTTTATATAACATGTTAGAAAATGAACTACCCAAAGCACCAACCATATCAGGTGTCCATTCAGTATAAGAACCATTACCAGTAGGATAATAGGCTTTAGCCATTAGCATCACAGTAAACTATACTAAGGCTAAAAGCCCCCCCCCATGAGAACCATATTCATATTATCTCCTTAAATTTTTATCCATAATTTACAAGTAGAAGACGTAGGCTTAGAAGATGATACGGTAACGACATCATTTGCCGCATATTCAGAATGTGTATGCGATGCCTGTGCGAACATATTTTTATTGATTGTTTTTAACGTGTTACCATCATATGCGGCTATCCAAGTAAAACCAGAATAGGGCAAATCCGCAGCGCTATAAGAAACTTTTAAATTACGTCCATCACCAGAATCTTTGATTAAACCAGCCATATTAGCATAGTTTACTGATTTATTTGCGTCTGCTGTATTGTCAACAGCGTTAAGACCTAACCACTTTTTATATTCTGTTTTAGATACGTCTTTAATTTTCTTATCATTGCTTAATCCAAGAGCATAAGTAAAATCTGCGGCAGTAAAACTATTCCCAGACCATCCGAGCTTAATTACATTATTCGGATTATTGTAATCTACTACACCATCGGCTTTAGAAGGGACAAATTCAGAAAAATTCGTCCCATCGCTTACCATAAAATTAGCCACATCTATCAGCTAAGCTATTTAGCGGGGCAGATGCCCCCCCCCAGAAACGTGTTATTCATATCTACATCCTTAAATTTGTACCCAAATTTTAACATGTTCTTCTGTTGGCTTACTCATACCAACATAGACAGTGCCAACATCATCCGCAAGTTTGCCATTGGTCACAGCTTTGCTTGCAATTTTTCCTGATGAAACAGCTCCATCAGCAATCTTAGCCGAAGTTACTTTGCCATTACCAATAGTCGTAGCCATTGTAATAGGACTTGCTGTATTGAAACTTGTAGCTGATGTTGTAATATCTCCGCTCAGCGCAACAGTATTATTAAACTTGTTCGCAGATTGAGCATTCGTAGCGCTAGTAGCGTTACCTTCTACATTGCCAGTAAGAGTACCAACAATCTTATTAGCATAAACATAATTCCACTTTGCACTAGAGGAACCAAGAGAATAAGAATTTGTAGCGCTAGGAACGATATTCTGACCAGTTAGAGAACCTATCAGCGTGCCGCCAGATAGCTTTAAATAACTCGCATCGTGATTGTGGTTAGCGGTTGCAGCGCCGATATTAGCACAAGTAAGATTGACATTGCCTGTACGGTAATTGCTTTCCGCATTACCCTTAACGCCAGTGACCTCGCCAGCAACTTGCCATGTACCGTCTCCACGAAGGAATTTGTTCTGACTTCCAGCCGCAGGAGCAGGAACAAGACCAGAGTGACCAGCTGCATTGGCAGTGGCAGCTTTCATGACTTCTGGTTTAGTTGTATCTATATCAAATGAAACATTAGCAGAACCATTAAAACTAAATGTCTGTCTGCGAACAGCCGTTTCTGTTCCATATGTCACTCCAACACTTAAACTATGACCGACTTTGCCAGCAGTAGTCGCGTTGGTAGCATTATCAGCATTTGTCGCATGACTTGCATTAAGTGCCGTACCAGATTTGTACTCTTGGTATCCTGCATCAGAGTTTAGTTTACTATCATCAACAACAATATACATAATGCCAGTATCATCTTGGATAACACTGTCGCCAGTCTGTACTTGCGTATTAGTTAATTGAAAGCGTGCAGTCTTATTCGCAACATGAACTAATCGTTCTAGCGCACCTTGCGGAATTGTATTTAAAGGTAACACCCCAGTGACACTTGCCGCATCAATTGATGGAATTGTAATTGAAATATTTCCAGAACCATCAAAATTAGCGCTGCCTGTACCACCATTATTACCACCCTTAACACTTATTGAGCGTGCGGTCTTTAGCTTCGTAGCTGTATCGGCATTACCAGTGACATTACCAGTTAGGTTTCCAGTGAATCCGCCATTACCAGTAACCTTGCCAGCGAATGTAGTAGGAGACTTAACTGATTGCGCGTTAGCAGTTGTCTTGTCTAGCTTATTGTTCGCATTGTCATTAACGGCCTTAACTGCTTTTGGCGTAGCGGCAACAACACCTGTGGCCGCACTATCGGTCGCATTTGTCGCGTCTGAAAGCCAGACTTCACCACGCTTATTGTCGGTAGCATCTGGCGCAACGTAAATCGGCCTATATGTTTTAAGCGTAGGGTCATATACCTTAGCAACAAAATTATTTTTCATCGTAGAATCATTTGGATTACCTTTAGCCATTTACTACCTCCTTATTCTTCCTCGTCTTTATAGATAACGTCTACAATTGTCTCTGGCGGCATACTCTTTTCAAAAGTGAATTTTAGCTTTGAGCCAAAATTACCGTCAAGCTCAAGTATACCTGTTTCATTTACCTTATATGAAAACTCACTCTCATTCGTAGTGATTGTAACATCATAATCAGGAATTTGCGGAAAAAGGATAATATCCTCTTTCCCTTCGTTCAAAGCGCGGTATTCAGAATAAGCAATCGGTTGACGCTTTGGAATCTGAATACCAATATGTACATAAGAATTGCCAGCACCAGCTTTAAATGTATGACTGGATTTTATTGAGAACGGACCTTTAATTTGTTCAAGTTTCATATCTACGCTCCAAACTTATAGGTACTAGACCAATAGGAAGGAATCGCACTGTCTGAAACTGTCACAGAGTTCTGTAAGAAAGCAAGACCGTCAGAAGTTAAAGTTTTAAGACTTTCGTAAGTAGCTGCACTTTCATCCATTAATTTAACATCGCGCATACCAGTATCCGCAATCTTGCCAAGATAATACCACGTACTTAAATTATAATCAAACGCATAGAACTCTTTATCACTCTTGACTTCATTGTATGGCTGATACGTAATAATTTTGCCAAGATTAGATTGACCACCAGGCTGGTTTTGCGCACCAGTAAGACCAAAGGGAAATTCACGATTTAGATATTCAATAATATTAGCATCTGTAAAACCTGCTGCATTTAGCTGAGTCTTTGTGACATTAAAGCCAATTAGAATACCAGCTTGGTCTTTGATAGTACCAAGGTCTTTCCAATAGACATTCGAGCCATAATTAGGAATAGATGAATCATACTTCATCGCATCATTATTTGAAATCCAACCATCGGTCGCATTTTTAACACGATGTGATGGGTCGCTGTAAAGAACGAATAGATGCCAGTCAGATGGACGAACAACAAGACGTTCAATTGAGTTGATTGGGTCACTGATTTTTACAGGGTTTGGACTACTATTGTATTTAACATAAATGCTCTTATCATCACTAATACCAGTACCCATGTAGATAGATTTAACGGTTGTTATTTTATAATTCTCGCCACCGTTTTCAGTCTTTAAATTAATTGTCTCACCAGTATTAAAGATAAGAGTTGTTTCACCAATATCGTTAACACGCGCGGCCGTTAGAAGTTTCAGCTTGGCTGGACTAATTTTATCACCAGTAGTTGTATTGATTGTAATCTGACCATTTGCTTGATTAATTGTAATATCTTTGACCCAAGTTAAGCGTTTATCAACAGATGCAGTACCATCATTGAAAGAACATACAAAATGACCAGTATTTTCATCTAAAGTAACTGAACTAATCCAACGAATATGACCGACCTTATTCCTACCATCGTTTGACAGTTTGCCGCCATCTGTGCCCGCAAATGTTCCGATAACATCGCCGTTATCTTGAATCTCAAGGCCTTTGACCCACGTAAGATTTGTTTCATATGCAGGAGAGTCATTGTTGAAATCCATCTTAAAATGTCCACCTGCGGCACCGTTGCCAGTAGACAGAGCAACGCCTGTCACCCATTTAATTTTCTTATAAAAGATGCTATCGTTGTTGTGAGTATAAGATACTGTTAGAGTACCTTTATCATCAAGCGTAATATTCTTAATAATATTAAAATCACCGAGATAAATTAAAATTGGGTCTGGATTGATTCGCTTATCATAGATATATAGTTCATATACTACGATTTGGCGATGTTTGGCAATATCATCTTCCATATTAGGATAGCCAGATTGACCAACAGTAGCAAGACCAGTAGTAGGATTGACTGTAATGTGCTCAGTAGAATATACTTTATTGCGTAGTGCTTCTGTCATTTCAATAACTTTAAGATTACGAAGCGTATCACCCTTTAAGCCTTTTGGAATACCCATGTCCCAGTATTCCCAGAATGGATGGGTCTTATCATCAATACGTGCAATGGAAGCCATAGCATTTTCTTGTTTAATATTACCAGCTGTATCATACTGGGAAACTGCATGAGCTTTATAATCAATTACAGTATAAGGAAACTTCATTCCAACATAGAACCAAGAATCCGCATCTTCATCATCCTTGCGGATATTGACCCATGTATATTCAATATCGTCATTGAATGAATTGCCACTTTTACCCGGAACTAATGTACGGTTTTTGATATTGAATTTAAAATCTTTTTTAAGCGTGCCGCCACCATCATGCCAGTTGCCATTATCATCTTGTTTCCAATTGGTAATAACAGTACCATCGGCATTTTGACCAACTGGATACCTACGATAAGTATTTTCTTCAAGTGCCTTTGTTGACATATGCGTTACATTGTCAATAGTATCTACTTGGAAGAAAGGCGTACCGCTTGACGGACCGATGATTTGAAATTTATAGATTGCGCCGCCCATAGCGTTTTGATAGTCCAAGCCGCGCATAAAGACTTTACCGTTATCGGGATGATTTTTATTTTTGCATGAAATAATAGCGTATTCGGAATACCATACTTCTTTATAATTTTCACCCATGCTAAACGCATTTATCATATCTTTTACAGATAGAAAAGCGGCTTTAATCTCAAAGGATTTGCCCACATGGGATGCGTACAAGCTGTCTATTTTTCAACACCCCTCTCAAATTTTATATTGATATATTTAGTTAGAATGCTTTTTACATATTCTGTATCAATTTTTTTATAATCGTAATATGGGATTCTAACTAAAACGAGCTCTTCATGCTGTAACACATAAGTGTTTTTTGCAATATCATGCGAATGTAAGGTTTGATACCCTTCTTCGCCATTATAATAATCCATTGGATGATAATGCTGTTCACCATCAAGCTCTACTAATAACTTTTTATTTTTTCCAAAAGGTATCATAAAATCAAAACGTAATGGATAACCTTTTTTAGATAGTAAATCATCAAAAATATATTCTCTAGTATATGTAATTCCAAGAATGTCAAGGATATTAGCGAATGCTCTTTCTCCACCAGACATTCCATCGTTACCATTACAAGAACCTGATATAATATGTCCCAATTGAGCATAAAATGGCTCGCTTATTTTTTTACCATCTTTATCTAATTGAATAAAATATCCATATCTAGAAACACGAGACTTATATATTACAGGTTCGGTTTCTTTTTCAAATAAATAATCAATTCCATAAACAGAAGTAATAACATCACCAGGATAATATTTCTTACTGGCATTATGCATTTTATTCATATGACACTGTTTACATACAGCACCCTTTTCAACAATACTCAATTTTGTTTCATATTCTTGGCCACACATGCCACATTTAACAATCCCATACTGGTCGCTGTGATGTCTGGTTGTCAATTTTACCAATGTAGATTTTGTATCATTATTAAGAATTTGTCCTTCTATATAATATTTTTTTGTACGTTTTTCTTTAAGAATTTTTACAGAACAATCTTTACAATACCAATCTTTTTTATCCATACGTAACTGAGTAGTATATAGATTGTGACATATGCCGCACTCGCAAATACACATTCTTCTTTTTTTCTTGCCAACAGTTTCTTGTGGCAGCTCTTCAACAAATTGAGTGCCAAATGTACCAAGAAGCTCGCCTTTTACAAAAACACGCTTTGCCACGGTCTATTCACCGTCCTCTTCTACGTCTTTTTGTGTAAATTCATAGTCAATAGTAAATGAATCAGTATAATCACGAGCTACAACGCCAATAGAAGAAACAGGCACTTCTGATAGTTCATAGAATCCACTCGGACCAATCCTAATCTCTTCACCATTAATAGCCATCATCAAACCAGAATGACCCCAAATACCAATTCTATCAAGCGTAGCATTATTGTTCATGCTTTCCACTAGATTACTTAATTGACATAGCTCACACTTAATTTTATCTAAATCTACAATGCGGCCATAGGTCATACCACTTGCTGTTGTATGTTGAATATTATAATCTTCTGCCTGTCTTGTCATTGATAGCACAACAGAAATGAATCCATCTTCTATTGGCCTGAAAATCATTTCAAACAGACCGTAACGTTCACCAACATCTGTTTTCCAAGATGCCGCCATAGCTACAATATTTCGTTTATCTGTCTGTGTATACGTATTGCCACCAGTGCCAAGATAATATTTTTTATTCTGCTCTCGATAATATAAAGCATCTTTAATAGTGGTTTTACCATATTCGTATTTAAGCGGTATCATAGCATTAATGCTACCATTACTTTTTTCATATAATGCAACGTTATAAACGTTACTCCCGTCTCCACCCGCGTTAACGTTAACGGTCTTAATATACTGATACGAGCCTTGGTCTGTATCTGAATTTTTTGTTAATTTAATAGTAAATTCCATAGCATAATTCATGTCTTGCGGAATTTGAACTTTTAAATAATAATCTTGACCTTTAACAAATTGCTTGTCGGGAATGATAGCAACGTCTTTGAAACCTGTATTTTGTTCATCTAATCCAGTAATATCAGCATTAGAGTCAACATAAGATTTTTTGAAAGATAGTTCAGTAAGACCTTCTCCCGCATACCTATATTGACCGATATTTGTGGTTGCCAATTTCCCTCCTTTTATTTCCAAAATATACCTAATATAAAATAAAAAATAGGGCAAACCAATTATACGGTTTTGCCCTATTTTTAGAATCTTTCTATTGACTGATTACACGAAACGGTCATTGCATTGCCCGGCCCAAGAGGAATAGAAAGTGTATTTAAATTATAATCGCCATATGTATTTGTAGAAGTATCATTTAATTCAACTCTAGAATTAGGCTCTAGGTAGAATACTGGCAGCGCAGTAATCGACACTGAATTTTGATAAGTCGTATGAAGATATAGCTCATACTTTACTTGGTCAAAAGCACTATTCTTATAGCCGCCAGTAGCAAGATTATAAAAAACCTCACCGCGTACCTGAGTATATGGCATACCATTATCTTCGCACTCCTGTTGTTTTGTCCTTCCCTTATCATCTTCATCGGCATTGATGAATACAATATTAGGAATCTCAGGAGCAAACAGACAGTTTACGGTATCAGATGATACAGCATCAGTTCTACGACCAATGGCAGATACAGAGAATCTTCCTAAGTCAGATGTTGAAGAATCAATAAAGTCTAGAAAATAATTACCATCAGTCAGTGCAGAAGTAAGCAGTTCCGCATTTTCTTTTTCACCTATAAACTTCTGGTCTGCAAGGTCATAAATTTGCGGCCAAAACACATCTAATTCTTCAAAGTAATAATCTGTATCTATCCTACAATTATGTGCATATTGTAGAATATCTCCCTGCCAACCAGAAATACCATCAATTTTAGCATAATAATTGCCAGAATCAATTCCATTTTTCTTAGCCAACATACCTTCAAGATAAAGCTCGGTACGCCAGTCTTTCACCGTATAACCATCAATGATAATCGGTATTGCCGCAGAACTGGCATCTCCTTTGTCATCTACAACAACAGCAGATGTTGAAGCATCTATTGGAGGATAATATGCTGCACACTTTAATGCTTTATAAGTATCATCTTTCCAATAGTAAGCAATTTTATTAGTAGCATCAAAATAAATAGTATTGAAATCACCAATAGTAGGAAAATCTTTTACACTTGTATATACAGTCGGAAACGCGGCTTTTAATTCTTGAGTAGACTCTTCTGTATATAATAAAACGTTGTAATAAGTATTATAGTAACTATTACCTTGTTCATCTATTGTAACTGGTGTCGGCTTGCGGTCAATACACAGATGATAACGAACGTCTACCTGCTGCTGGCTATTTGTACCTTGGCGCTTACCTTGAATAATAAAGTCATTCTTGATATTATTGAATTGCGGTGTTTTACTAATACTGATAATATTGTCTTTATCATTAAAAGCGTATACACTTTTACCTGTAGTTGTTTCTACAAGATAGTCATGCTTCTTCATGTCATTGACTAAAGTTGTCGCTTGCGTAGTATTAAGATAATTCTTAATTTCCCTAAAATGGAATACACCAAATTCATCATAAAAATATTCAAAATTACCAAGATAGCTTTTAATCTTATCGAGTACAGATGTTACGCTTTCGCCAAGGTTAGCAGACAGCTCAGAATCATACACAAAATCATCATAGACATAGCCGCAGTCTTGACCGCTTAAAATTTCAATCGTACCGTCTTCTAATTTTGCAGGCTTATCGACATATGCCGCATACCATATCTTACCAGCACTTCCACTTTGCTTAGGTACAAGATATAACGGATTAGAGCCAGTCCATTTCATTACTCTTTTGATGCGGCGAGGCACATCTTCAATGACGATATTGTTTAAATCTTCCCCGCCGTAATGATTCACTAACTCTTGGATAATATCATAAACTAATACTTTTTTAGTAACATATGCGCCGCTTGCGTCCTGTGTATCCATTTCATCGAATATAACAGCCGCAGGCAACGTGCCAGAAACATCACCCGATAATCCACACATTTTGTCTTTCAATGTCAATTGCAATGACACGGCAGATGAAACAGAAGATGATGCACTCGCACTCGCAATAAAGAAAACGCCTTGAGGGAACCATAAGATAGGATAATCTAAAAATTGATTGCTATGGTTTTCAACACCAATCTCAATGAAGATTTTCTTGTTAATTGCAAAATCGTATGACATATTTTCAATATCATAATCACCGCTACTAATAGATGCAGTCAATGAGCAAGTACGTCTAATAGACGAAGAACCGTCTTTAGAAAGACTACCAGACGCAATAACGCCTTGAATCTCCTTCAACGGTTCTTCATTCCAATTGAGAAGGGTTAGCCGCACATACTGTTTTTGATTGACAAAATTATCAATAGTCTTGAGAAAGTTTCTACGCTTTAATGCACTATTGGCATCTTCATAGAAGCTGTCATTTAAATAAGGATACGTCCTTCTCATTTTCCCTCCTATTGATAATTTGTAGTCATTACAGTGCCATAATAGTTAATCATACCTTCTACTGGCATAAAAGCAATACCAATAGTTTCTGTAGAATTATTATTCTCTATATTATCAATCATACCAAAAGCAAAATTATACCATTGATAATTATAATAAATCTTTAAGTCGCCATTGATATTATATACAGTGTTTAGTATCGGCTTCTTAACTTCGCTAACATCCATATATTTTACAACCTGAACTGGTCGTTCACCAATATCGTTCCACGCATTTACAAAACTATCCTGCGGTGGATTATTGTCTTGAATTACAGATACCGGGTCTTTTGTTTCAGCAGAATCAATAACTCTAATCCAATTAAAATTGTTAATTGTTGCGTCATTAAGCGAAGCATCAACTCTAAATTCGTTCTCTTGCAAATATTTTGTTTTATTTACTTGCTTCATACGAATTCCTAAAAAACACATGTTATCTACAGGAACATCTTTCAACATGTGCAAAACACCTGTGCCACCTACGAGATAGTTCTTATATTCGGTTTCATTGTGGTATTTAATACTAGCAACCGCATATGGAGTGACATCTAAGCAAATACCCTTCCAATATTTCATGCGCTTGCTTGAAATCATAACATCACCATTCATCTGAATAAAGTTATATTTATTCCTAATCTTTCTACCAAGATAAATATTAGGCTTAAAGATACCTCTCTCTTGACCGACTACTACTCGGTCAACAGACGCGCTTGAAACAGCTTCTTTTGAGCTAGAGCGCTCTTTATAGCAAAGCGTGTATTCAACAGTGATAACATCACCAATTTGGAAATAAAGACCAATAACATCTAACTTGTTTGGAATCTGATAATATCCACGTTCGTTAACGAAAATATTATGATTACCATTACTACCACGAGTCATAACACCAAAATAGTATCCTTGCTGAACTCGCTTTTCAGCAATCATCTGAGACACGCCATTTGTTTTATCTGTCACTTCTGTAAGTCCATCTGAACCACTTTGGAAGGTATAGTAACGAGGTTTAGAATGATAATAAATTTTAATATCTTTAAGTACGATTTCTTCTGCTTTGCGTTTCGCAAGAACTCCACTATATTTTTTACTTAATATATCATTAATATCATTTCTAATATCATTGTTATTCGTAACAGTAAACTTATATGTTTGACCAGGTTTAATAACTTCAATGTAATCTTTAGGCTCGTCCTCGGAATCTTGTTTACCGTTGCCACTAATAGAACCAATCATCTTGCGGTTATAGATACCAAGAGTATCAAGAGTATCTAAGGAAGAAGCATCTTCAACCTCATAAACAGTAGCAGAAAAATTCCATAGCCTGCGGCCAACGGTTTCATTAGGTGTCAACGTAACATCTGTAAGCATAACGACCATTGAACCTTCTGCCATTGAACGATACAGCTTAGGCTCACCATCATTTAACCATGCAATTAGCTTCTCACGGAATTCACGCTCATAGAGCCAATCGTTTGTAGTAGTCGTTAAATACTCTTGTGACGTAACACTAGAAACTGGTGCATTAGGATACTGATTACCGCCAGTCTTTTCCCAATTCTTAAAATCATTACGTACTAAATCTTTAACACCGGTTTCATCTTTATATTCCGCATATAAGTCTTTAAGAGTATCATTATTGTGGTGGATAAGTTTTGTCTTGTTCGCAAACTCTGAATAAACATCAGACTCAGCACTAATCAAACCTGAAATACTAAACTGCTTATAATTCAATACAGCATTTTCCGCAAACTTAGGATATTTACCACCAAGAGTATCAATCTTAGCTCTATTGACTACTGGCTTAAAACTACTTACTTGATAATTATATCTTACCGCATATTGCTCTTTTCCACGAGAGAAATATGCATCATAGAATTGCGGCAAAACGACTTTCGACATTTTAGGTTTAGCAATTGACATTCCAGTAGAAGTAAGAGCTTCTACACGATAACGATACCATGTTAGACTTTCTACAGTATTATCTACAATTGAAAAATCAATCTGCTGTAATTTTGCACTATAGATTGTCTCCCACTCTTTGAAATTATCTTTATTTGACGCGCGCCTTACATATACTGACACACCATCACTAAAAGAATATTCGTTCTTGACAGAAACCTTAATTGACGCAGTTTCATCATCGACTTCTGCGGCAATTGTAGGTTGCCATTCATTAGCACCACTATACTCACCTATCTGGAATTTATATTCTTTGCTAATCTTATACTGATTCTTCGTGCGGCAAGTGATGCGGCATACGTAATATGTACTGGTAGGGTCTGATGTAGAACCATCTGCACTATTCTTCAAAGATGAAAAATCAATATTATATACAATATTATTTGGATTAAGATTTTCACCAGTATAAATAGTGGGCGTAGAAAACAATACGTTGTCTGAATCGTCTAAAATATCAAATTGATACGCTTCAAGCGTTTCAGTTTCAGTATTTAAAACTACTTCTTCGCCACTTTCATTTTTAGTGACGAAAAGAAGACCTCCCGCAATTTGCGTTAAGCCTTTATTAAAAGTCATATATGAATTGCCTGTATAATTTTCAAATACAGACAGATAGATTTTAGGTTGGTGAATAGGTCTAATTAAACAAACAGAAGACCATTCTGAAAAATATTGCGTATGTGATAAAAGATAACTATTCTTCTTCGCTTCATCGTTGATAGGTACTTCATCAGTTCCATTATAGCTATCAAATCTAATCTGAACCTTATAGAACTGATTTGTATTGAAAGCATTGCCTTCGATATAAGCGGTAGGTATCGTTACATAATACATACCGCTTACTTTATCGAATTGTAAATCTTCAATGAGAATGCCCGAAAGTTTATTCAAGGCATTCTCATTGTTAAGCTGATTTACGCAACTGACATGTACATGTTTAATCTCAGATGCAGAATTAAAAGAAGAAAGAGTAAAATACACAACAGCATCTTCTGTGTTCACGAAAGCATTTTGAAATGTCGAAACCACAGGTGGATACAGTGTACTAACGACTGTTGCCATATTTCACTATTCCTTTCTATTGGTTAGAAGAACTTGTGTCAATCCAAATGCCAACATGAGTATTAGTAGGCTGGGTTTTGCCAGTATATACAAATGTTGTATTTTTCATGAAGTCTATGTAATTATCAAAGAATTGGGCAAGAGAATAGTTGCCTTTATCCCTACGTGTGTCCACTACATTTTCAAAGCCAACTCCAAATTCAGAGTAAGGCAAAGTAAGTGAACCATCTTTGGCCTTTTTACCAACCTTTTTAACAAAAGATTTTACTGCCATTATTTAACTTCCTTCTCCTTGGGAGTGGCTTTTTGCTCTACTTGATTGACTACCTGAGCTTGCTGCTGAGCAGCTGCTTGAGCTTGCTGCTGGGCTTTCTTGGCAGCTTCCATGTCCATGGCTCGTAACATTTCACCTTGAACTTTTGGATAAAGACTGGTAAGAACAGAATTAAGAGCATCTACCATAGCGGTAGCGCTAACTCCATTCCCTACCATAAACTCGTCAATCATATCTTTTGCAAGAGCGTGAACCCTCATACGTACTTCTAGTTCATTCATATCCTTTTATCTCCTTTTTAATCTTATACTTCATTTGAAGTGCTTGAAACATAACTACCACCAGTAGCTAAACCACTAACAAATAAATCAGTAGAGTTCTTACCATCAATACGAACTTTGGTCATTGAGTAATGAACATTATGACGGTGCTTCTTTTTAGCATAAGAACTATCGTGATTGTGATTTGCATCTGCCTTACCGTCAGCAGTCCTTTGTGCCGCAGCAGCTTTATTTAAAGCATTTTGTACGCCAGCAGCACGAGTATTCGCTTCATTAGTAATCTGTGTTTGTAAGTTATTTAACAAATCATAAATATAGCCTAAGTGGTCTGAAATCTTTGACGAACTTCTATTGGCTCCCATGCACCAATGTGCATAACCATTATTATAACAATATTCATTACTATAATTCCAACCATTGATACTACGAATATCTCGTTCAGCAATGATAGAAGTGGTTGATTGTGAATCAGGCGTACCTAAAAAAGTACCCCAATTTGATACAATACCGTGACCAATGCTTACATAGGTGCGTTTACCAACGTACTTAATTTCATCATATTTAGATTCAATGCTACCAGTGCCAGACCTGATATAAAAAGCACCATTACCACCAGACTGAGGTACAAGACTAATACTTACACCGCCCTGTGCTTCATTGTCCTTAATTGCAGTAGCAGTTAACTTAATACCATTAGGCGAAGTATCACTTACAATATTAATTCCATTATTCGCCGCATTGAATTTAAGACCTTCACCAACAAGCGTAGTATTTTGTCCTTTGTTGTCATTCAAAGTTAAGACAGCTTTGGCATTATTTGCACCAATAGTAAAAGTACCATCTTTATTATTTGCGACAGAAGAGAAAGCCTTTGAATACATCAAATAATCTTCTCCTGCTTTAATTTGAAAATCTTTGTCCGCAATGTTCGTAATTGAATTAGTTGCATTAAGTCTTAAATTGCCGCCAATGGCATATGTATAATTGCCATTTTTATCTGTATTATCATCTTTTGGCGTTCCAATAACAGAAAGAGTAAAATCACCAGTAGACATAGTAGTTTTTCTATCTTTTGGATTCATAAACTCAAAATTATTATTAAGATATAGAACAGATGTTTTAGTTTTGCCATCTGTAGTATCATCTGCCGCAGATAAAGCGGATAATCTTAAATAAGAATTTTCATGACCAATAATAGCTTGCTGTGAATCTATGTGAAGTCTATGTGTCGAGCTATCAGATGATTCCTTACCTAAATCTGGCGCGTAAAGGCTAACATGTTTACCATATACATTGAATCCTCTTGGATATTCATTGTTAACATTTGTGCCAGTAGAAAGATAAAGGTCTGTTGTAGCCTTTTCAGAATTTTTAACTGTACCATCAACAAAAAATTTAAATAAGTTTGTATCAGACCAGCCAAACTGCGCACCAATATATTTAGCATCTAGCGCACGTTTACCAAAGGCTCCAATCTTACCAATGCCCATTGAAGACTCTTGGTCTTGAATTGCATTTGTGTAAAACTGTCCAAATTGATTAATACCAACAAGCGGATAACGATGCCACTTATCATCTTTCTTATAATGTCTATAAATTGAGAAAGTTGAATCTTTGCGCGGGTCAATTTCTACTTCAAGGCTATCTCCCTCGGCAAGTGCGGCATTTGCTCCATCAAAATCAATATTTGAGTTTTGTTTTGTAAGCGGCTTGCCTTTGACTGAAATATATGCGGGATTAGCACCTAAAATAAGACCCTGTTTGTCTGATGGAATTGAAAATTGTGAATCCTTTACAGGATAATCTGTATATGGTCTATCTACTTTTGCTTCTGTGAAATTACCGTCTTTATCAACTTCCGCATTTGCAATATTATATAACGCACGAGAACCGATTCTCCATGCGCCAATATAGCTTTCTCCACCTGGGACTAGCTTAATGCGACCTTCTTCAAAATGATTATTCTGTGATGCTTGTTGTTCTGGCAAACCAAAAGTAGCCGACCCATCTTTAGCATCTAAGAAGATAGACTGTTTACCTTCCGAGAATCCCATTAAACCAATCTGAGACTTATCAGAATCATAAGTCTTAGAAGTTCCCATAACAACGCCAGTAAACTGATTGCTCTTGTTCTTTTCACCAGCGCCAATTTGCGGCGCAAGGATGTAATTTTCATCTTCATTGATTTCTAGATGCGTTCCATCCCAGTCATTCAGTGATTTAAGGCCATAAGTGTTCAGCGACATATAGATAGGAATATATAGCTCAACAACAGGATTGGCCGCATCTGCTGACGTATAAACTTTACAATGAACTAAATTATTTCCATACTCACCATCATATACATCATTTGGAAGAATATAAATTTGACTTAATCCCTTTGTACGGGCTGTCTTTTGTACACCATCTGATGTATTCTTTTCTGTAATAATTTTAAAGCAAGCACTTAATGGATTCTCGTCATATGTTTGACCAGTCTTTGAAGGTTCACCGCCCTCAGCTATCCATTCAATAAATAAATCTTCAAGGCCAGAGCCAACAAGCGTAACGCCTTGGTTTTTATTGTATAGCGGGTTGCGTCCATCCGCATTATAAGTAATAGATTTTAACAAGGAAGTCTTGTCAATTTGAATATCATTATCGGCATATTTTTTAATCACTGGGATACCATAAAAAGCATAATACTTATATGAAGAATCTCCAACAGTATAAGTTGTTTGTGCCTTGACAATTTGGTTCATAAACTTACGCTTAGCCGCACCAGTTGTGTTCCAAGAAACAACACCATCGTTACAGCTCATATATTTGCTTTGACCATAGCCCATAGACCAAGAGACAGTAGAATCATCATTAATTTTCTCGTTGCGCTGATAGAGCTGGAACTGCAAAACTTGTTGTGAGATTGCTTGTCCTGTGTTCCACACAACTTTATTATTCTTGTCGATAATAAGCGCAAGCATTTTATTCTTTAGATTCTTAGAAGTAGGAGAAATCTTAGCGACAATATCTGTACCATTCGTACCATTCTCTCCAACTTTAGTAAACAGAAAATCAGTCATCTGACTATATGTAACTCCTTGATATGTTACAATAGCTTCAATTTGATTCGATACTGCTGAATAATCAAAGTTTGCGGCAATCGCCATAGGGTAAATTTGTGAAGTACAATACTCAATTTTCTGATTAGATTGATTAAGTACCATTCCTTCTTTTGGAATAGTAATCATTGAATCTGTTAATGGTACTCGCCATTTAATATCATATGTATCTTTATTGACTTCAAGGCCAGCAGGGTCAAAGAAATGGCAAGTAAGTGGCTTGATTTCTAATGGGTCTTCATATCTATCATCATCAGGTGATACACCAGATTCACTATACTGGAATACTTGGTCACCATTTTCAATAGTGATATAATAATCAGTAGGGTCTGCGGCGGTTGCGTTTTTTAAAGTAAGTGTCGCAACACCAATATTATATTCAATATTTTCTACAGATTCATCTTTTGAAGGTTCCCTATCGCGCAAATAAACTGCACACTTAAAGGTAGCCTTAGAATCAATGCCTTTAACTGGATAAGTAAGCGTATTTTTGTCCCATGATGCACCTTCAAGTGCATTCATTTGATTCTTCAAGGCAGATAAATTGTTATATCCAATACCCTGTTTTATACCATCTTCGTAACGAGCTTTAAGTTCTTCTACCGTTTCAATGAAAGATAATGTTTGACCATAATCATCAACTTTAGACCAAACAAATCTAAAGAAATTATCTGGATGCCCATTTGCTTTACCAGCTTCAAAGTCAGAAGATTTGCCGTCCAAGAGACAGGTAAGTTTAGGTTTGCCACGGTCAAAGCTGAAACTAACACCAAGAGAAGAGATAATCTCAATATCACGCTTTGCCGCTTCATTATATAATGTGAAATAATCTTTTAAAACCATTTGCTCTTTATAGACGCAAACACACATATATTTATTTTCATAAGCACGATTTTCCGCACCAGTAGTAACAAAGCTATACTTATTGCCTTTGGCTTCAAGATAAGACCAGCCAGCTCCACCGTACATCTTATAATCTTTAGAGCTTGCGGTCACTCGTCCATCTTCTCTAAACCAGTAAAACATGGCATCGCCTGATAAGTCTTCGTTTTTATGACGGAGAGTGCCGACAACGCTTAAAGAAGAGTTCTCAGTTAAGTCTCTAAGAGTAGAACCTTTCGGCATAGACAGGTGCATCTGATAATCACCATTTGCCGCACTGATTTTTCTAAGGCCATAAAATTCAACATCTTTAATGAAAATATCATCGCCCCAGCCAATCGGTCTGTCTTGTGATTGAATTGGGTCAGTAGTTTCTACGAAATCTTTACAATAGAAAATAATCTGGTCAATATATAAGAAGTTCTCAACGTCTACTGGGAAAATCTGATATTGGTCAAAATAACTTTGATATTGAAGCGGCGAACCTGTCATACTATTACTGTCAATAGTATACGATAATTTCTTAATTAACGCCTGACCTTTATCGTCTGTAGCGTCTCCATCCTTAAAAGCTAAAATAAAAGTGATACCATATTCGCCAGTCTTTGTAAGTTTGTGCTCTCGCGGCAAAGATGTGCGGAAAGACGCTTCAATCAGTATCGCTTCGGCCTGTTTAATATTATTCTCTAGTTCTTGAGTATCAATAGATAAGAACTTAGGCTTAGAACCGCTTACATCTTCATCTTTCTTATATAGAACTTTGTAATCTTCTTTTTTGTAAGAACGAAGTCCCGCAGGCGTGACTTTATTTTTATCACTAAGGCAATTGCGGCCAATGAGATTATAGTTACTAATAGCCGAAGATACAAAACTGATATTATTATCATCTTCTGCTGCCTGCGCAACACCTACGATATTCTTTTTCTTGGTGAAATCACCTTCTGGGATAAGGACATACACTGATTGACCTTGAGTATATGTGTTTCCTTCTTGGGCATATGCCTTTAATTTGCCGCCATTGTAGGAAACAAGATATTCACCTGTAAGTGAATTAGTACAGCCAGCGACAGTGGCGGTAACTGTTTTATCCGTAGCTATCTGTTCTATTCTATTGGATACAATTGTATCCACAGCTTCAAGAACAACGTCCTGTAGATTCGCCATTGTCAACTCCTTTTCAATCCAAATAAAAAACGGGAGAACATAAAGTTCTCCCGTTCATAAAATTATGCTCTAAGACATATCAAAACCACAAATATTCGATTATAAAATTTTGCCCATGTTTATCTGAACTTATAAGCGTATTGAACTGCCCTATCGTTCAGTGACATAAGCGCAGATTCAATTTCTGCCGCACTGTTCGCAGCTGGGAATTCAGCCGTGATATGTACGTTTTGGTCAATTGTCTCTGATGCGTTATTTGCTTTCGCACCACTCACCGCTCCAAGAGCAGCAGAAAGTGACTGTGCAAGGCTTGTAGATTTAAGGCTATCTGCAAAAGACCTTACGGATTCAACTGCCGCAAGAATATTTTGCGTATCTGTAGCATTAAGAACAAGTTCTTTCTGATGTAAGAATGCAAGTTTACCATTCTTGGCATCTGCGGTCTTATCAGACCAAGAACCTGTGTAGCCGCCTGTATCATATCCGATTAGATTCTTTGAGCTATATTTCATAGAACCGTAATCAACAAGTTTACCAGACCTAGAATATTGGTTGATAATATCCTGAACGTGGCGGGCAAAAGCGGTACCATATGCGCCAGTCAGCTTGCTGGAACGTACAGGGTCATTGCCCCAGCCAGAAGCCCAGCCATAAGTCCAAATCGCCTTAGCAATGCCCCAAGCAGTATCTTCATTAGCGCCAGCTCCACCGCCGCCACCGCCAGATGAAGGACCGTTAGCGTTACCATAGTGTTCATAGTTATAGTTCTTTTGCTCAGCTTGCTTTAGAGCTTCACTTAGATTAGCATTTTCTTGCTCTTTTTTAGACAGCTTGTTTGCAGTTTCATCAGCGAGTTGCTTGAATGCCTGCATATTGTTGTTAGCATCTGTAATACGATTGGCGTAATCAGTCATCGTAGATTCGGTCTTTTTGACTTCACCAGATACATCTTTAAGAATGTTGACAAAATCTTTTGTGCTGTCCGCAAGTTCTTTTGTCTTATCCGTTGTGCCGCTAATGCTATTGGAAATATCATCAAAATTAGTCTTAGCTAGGTCTGCGATTGTCTTTGTGCCGTCCGCATAATCTTTACCAGCTTGCGTCAAATCACCAAGCATCTTATCAGTGTCGGCTTTGAACTGGTCCATATTCTGTAACCAAGAGGTCAAAGAAGTAGACCAACGTGTATCAATCTGGTCAAAAGCATCGGTACTACCATTAACAATCTGGTCGTATACGTCTTGTAGATTATCTTTGTTCTCACCTGTAAGCATATCGCACATACCAATGAAGTCATTAATAATGTTCTTCTGAGACGTGCTTAGCTGTTCGCTGGTTCCAGCAAGATATTCTTTGAGTGAGTCAATGATGGCCTGTGTTCTCTTGGTCTTCTCTTCAAGAGATAGATTAGCATTGTTCCAAATGTCATTGACTGTAGATTGAGCATCCTGTAGCGCAGATAGTGAATCTGCCTGAGTTTGCTTCATCTGGTCTTTAGACATATTGTATGCGTTGTTCTGTGCATCTAGAAGGTCAGACTGTGCGGAACGTACATTATCATCGTTCACTGTATAGACATATGAATAATTACCCTGAGTATCCCTGCGAAGTTTCATTTGAGACTTATTACGCTGGGCTTCTTCAAGCGCAATTTGCTTCTGTAAGATTTCAAGCTGTGCGTTAGCATAGTTTACATCATACTCAGATAACTTAGTCTTATCACGCAGATATTCAAGTTGTTCTTTCATCTGCGCTGAAATCTTCTGCTGGATGGCTAAATCATTTGAACCATCCAAGAGGTCAAGATACTTACTCTGTAGCTTTTGGATGTTATAGGATTTATTAACATCATCGAGATAATAATCAGCGTTACGATTGATTAGCTCCCACTGCGTATTCATCCAGTCAAGGTCAGTACCGACAGCTTTGGTTCCCCATGCTTTAGTAATCTTTGAAACTGTATTTGAATACTGCTTCTGTAGATTCTCTAAAGAATTCTGAATAAGGTCGTTAATATTGGCAGTAGCATCTTTAATCTTGTCAGATACTTCGTTCCACTCTTCCGAACCTTCTTTCATGGAGCCAAGCATATCTTTCCAAATATCACGCTGCTGCATTAATTCATTCAGCTGTGCTTTGTAATTATTCTGCTGTGCGCCAAGGATGGTATTTAAATCATCATAAGATTCTTCGCCATGTAGAAGTTCTGTAATATCTAACCAATGCTCAAGTTCATCTGTGATGGCTTCATACTGGTCTTTACGCCTATCCATCTTATCGCTAATATCATCAATCATATCCATAACATTATCATGGAGATTTTCAATCAATGACCAGTAGTCCTGAGCAAGTCCCGCGGCCTGTTCATATACTGTCTTAGCTACGTTGTAGAGGTCTGCGGAATTCTCACCGAAAATATCAGATTTACCAGTCTCTTCAAACTGTTTCATCTGAGCGTTAATGTCAGTGAGATTCTTCATAGACATGTCGAAATAACCAGTGCCGTAGTAATCTACACTCTTATCACCATTAAGCGCACGCTGTTTAGCAGCTTTAAGTTCATCTACGCGGCCTGCTGACCATTTCTTATATGCATCAGATGTACCTGCGGCATTTGCGGCATCCTCTTGCTTCTTGATAAGATTATCGTAATATTCGTCAACGCTCATAGTTGCAACATCAAAGTATTTGCCGAGCTTAGCAACATTATCGGCTGCTTCTTGGTAAGGCGTTAGCTTAATACCACGATTGAACGCACGGTCGAAATCAACGAGACTTTCTTGAATGTCTTTGAGATTGTCAAGAGATTCAACTTGCGTCTTAAAAATATTAATACGCAGGTCTTCAATTTCATCATTGAGGTCTTCAATCTGCTGGATTGTGTCTCTCAAATCACTTGAAATCAAAGTATCATAACGTTGATACAGCGTTTTAAATTTATCAAGATTATCATTTGCCGCATCAATTTGGTCGTTAATAGCATCTTGAGCTTCTTCTGTACCAGCCGCATTATATTGACCGATAAGGTTATTAACGTTGTCAATTAAGCCTTGATGAATCTTTGCGTAGTTAGAGATATAACCCTCAGCATCAAATTGAATACCATATCCAGATAACTTAGATTGAAGTTCATTCATTTCATCATTCTGGATACTTAACTTTTCTTTCTGTAAGTCAATTTGACGTTTCAGAAGTGAAGTCTGCTTAGAAAGATTCTCAACTAACTTATCACCAGTTAAGCGTTCCTGCTCTTTATTGATACGCTCATAGTCATTTGCAATTGCATCAAGAAGCGTATTAACACGTTCATAACGGTCAATTTCATCATCAAGTGCTTCTTTGGTATCGGGAGTGAAGGAGCTACCACCTCCACCACCTCCACCACCGCCGCCACCTCCGCCGCCTGAGCCAGACGAAGGAAGTCCGAAGTTAGAAGGTGAAGCAGCACCACCAACACCAGAAGGTGCCCAGTTTTTAAGGCTAGGAGTTGAAGACCCAAATAATGAACTTAAACCCTTTGCAAGTTGTTTAGAGTGTTCCTTAACAGATGCTTGTGAACCAGCATTTGCTGCTGCCCAATATGTTTTACCAGTATTTTTATTATAATACTGTTCCATGACTGCACCATTTTTGGCTGTTTTCGTTCTACCAGTAGCAGTAGAATGTTTACGTGAGCCACCACCGCCACCAGAATTATCAGAACCCTTAATGTGCATCTTAAACTTTGGAACGGTAACATAACCTACGTGATCTGTAGTGCCTTTTTCTTGGTCAGTAGAAGTAATTTCTTTCTTTTCTGAGCCTGCGTCATCAACAGAACTTGTAACATCGCCGTCAATGGCACCAAACATTGCCATAATATCTGTAATGATACCAGAAATACCACTAGCCATATCAGAAACAGCGCCCTCAGTTTCAGACATGGTTCCTTGCATCGCAGCACCAGCAACTTCTGTATTAGCCATCATAGCTTCTGCTAAGCCTTGACCAGTAGTAAGCATTGCATATGCTTGCTCTTGTGTCATAGCACCAGTAGCAGCAATTGAAGCGGCTGTATTTTGTGCAGCATCAGAATTTGTCTTATAGAAAGTTGTCATTGAACTAGCTAAGCCAGAAATGGTGTCAGCATATTGAGCTTTAATTCCACCCATTTCATTTGTAGCGTCTGCGGCAACTTTGCCAGTATCATCAAATACCTCATTGATTTTCTTAAAATTATCAGTAACAAAATTATTAAAATCAGCTGCGGCATCAAGTTTCTTCATCTGATTAGATAGATTCTTAATCTGGTTCGCAGCTTTTCTTTGAGATTTTGTCATTGAATTTGTGAGTTTAGAAATATCTTCGGTATTTTCAATTTGCTCAACTTGTTCGTCAGTTAAACCGCTAGTTGCCTGTTCCATTTTAATTGATTGTCTCGCGGCCTTGCTCATGGTCTGCGCATATTGCGTAACATTCATTTTGCCGCTCTTGAACTGTTTATTAGCCTGTTGTAAGCCAGTATACAGTTCATTCGTCATAATCTGAGCAAAATTAGAAATATCGTCATCGTTTAATACGTCAGCAAGTTCCCGACCACTACTGACAGCGTTATCAATTTTACTTGCCAGAGTATCAAAACCAGAATTTAATCTATCTAAGAAATCGGTATTTGAAATAGCACCATTAGTAAGTAAATTATTTAGTTCTTGTATTTCTTGAAGTGGCTGTTGTAAATCAAGATTATTAGTTGAAAGGTTCTGATATGCAACTAGAATATCTTTATTAGTTTGTGACATATCAACGGCTTCGCCAGTGGCTTCTTTCATAGCCGCAGTTTGCTCACGAGTCTTCTGTGTCCATTGTTCAACCGCACGCTGATTTAGTTGATACTGATCGCCAACCTTTTGCAAGAATTCAACGTATTCAGGATGTTCCACCATAATGTTGGCAGCTTCGTCTTCTGTGAAACCACCGTTCTTTTGATATGCAGTCTGATAATCTTCAAGTACATCTTTCATTGAAGACTTATTTTTGGCCGCACTCTCTAGATTGTCAGTTGAAATATCAGAACTTAATCCTGCCATAACAGAATTTTTAACATCGTCCTTGCCACCTTGCATAGCAGAAACGAGTCCGTCGATATATTCTTGTCCAGCTTCTTTTCCAAGAGACTGATATTTAGCTTTAATAGCTTCATTGTCTAATAGAGAATTTTCAATCTCTTTTTTAGACTTGTTAACGAAGTCACTCTTGTTCAAACCTTCTTCTGCGGCACTAGCCATATTGTCAATAATGGTTTTTGCGTTAGCGACATTTTCATCATTTAAGTAATCCTGAGCATCAGAAACATGTTGTTTTGCTTCATCTAGCTTAGATTTTGTATGTTCATACATAACATCGTCTTTGCTCATGCTATCAAGTTTCTTTTGATACTTATCTACTTCTTTTTGAGCTTTAGCAGACGCTTCTGTGACATTACCGATTTTCTCTTGGATAGACAATCCGCTAGTGTCTTGACCCCAAAAGTTTGTAGTTAAACCAGCTTGACTGCTTAAAAAGTCATTCTCATATGCAATTCTGGCAGCATTATTAACAAAAGGTGTATAAGTAGAAGCGCCTTTATCTAGCGCAGTTAGAGCTTGTTTACCTTGCGACGCAGCTAATTCTTTAGATGCTATACTAGCTTTGTTAATTTTCTCAGCTAAAGTATCAAAATCTCCTGAATTTTTAAGAGCTTTACCACCAGCAATATCAAGAGAATCAATCAAAGTATCAGTAGAACTCTTTAATTCATCAGTGACTTCGCCAGTCTTCTTGTACGAAGCATAAGCAACATCAAAGGAAGAAGTATCAACTGACGCTGTTTGTTGAGTATTTGTATATGTCTCAACTTGTTTATCTCTTGCAGCTTGATTTTTTTGATGAAGGAAATTAATTAAAGTGCTGCCAGCAGCAACAAGCCCAATAGAAAGCATCCCAAGAGGACTGCCAAGGCTTTCAATAATTCCTTTAAATACCTCAAGCCCAGCAGATGCAATCTTTGCGCCGGTATTAATTGCTTTAAATCTTGTTTCCGTAGCAGTTAAACCACTTAATACAGGACCAAATTTCATTGTAGCAAAATCACCAAAAGCATTCTGCAATTTTTCAATTCTTGTTGCATCTATTGCTTCTATTAATCTACTCATATCTAATTTTTGCGATGCTTCTTTTAAAGCTATAAAACCAGATACTAACTGTGGAAGCATCATAGTTAGATTTAAAATGGTTTGCTCAATTTTATCTCCCAGTGTTAAATCAGAATTAGCCCATATAGAGCCTAAATTCTGGAAAGATTGCCAAGCAAAGCCAAGTTGACCAATAGCAGAAGTAGCTTGAACAATTTGCTGAATTTCATTTTGTAAATCCATACCTTCATTGAAGCCTTCACCACGACCTTGCGCGGTTTTCAGTTCTTCTTGCGCGGCTTTCATTTTATTATTTTGCTGTGCTGCTTCTCCAACATTAGATAACGGTACTCTGTCCTCTTTACGAGTTGCATTTTGTTGCTTAGTGGCAACATCAGCCGCTTCGGCGGCTCCGTTAGCTGCTTTCTGTACTTTTTCTAATGTATCAATCGCTGCGTCAAAATTATAATTATCTTCGTTAATAACTTTTGAAAGCTCTCTTAGACTAACAATCAATTGCTGAATTGGGTTTCTGAGGTCTTCTATTTTTTCTTCATATTCATTAAACCTATCGTCCCAAATATTATCAGTACCCATAAGTTCTTTTACTAAACTTTTACCTCTATTAAGAGATGTTTGCATAGCGGCAGTTGCCCGTGTTTTAGTACCAGTTGTCGCATCTTCTGCTTTTGCAGCTTTGATTGTACTTAGGCTTCTAGTTAGATTAGCACTATAAGCACTACTTTTAAGCGCCTGTTCTCCAGTAATTTGTTTCAATTCATTAGTGCCAAGTTTGCCTAATTTATCTTGACTATTTCTAATAGCTATGTCATATACATCAGTAGGTTGGATTTGTAAAACGCCGTTTTCATCTCTTGTAAGTTCTAGGTAATCAAAAGAAGTTTCTAAAGCTGCTCTCATAGCAATGTTAGTAGCTTCAACAGCTTCACGCATCTTATCTTCTTCTGTAGTTACCTTTTGTACAGAAGCAACTAGGCTATCAAGAATACCGTTATATTCTTTAGCTTGCTTTTCATTCATATCTGGTTGATATTTAATGCCAGTATTGACGAAATCCATAATGGGTTTTGTTGATTCGTTTTCTTTAATATTATTATAGCCCATTTCCTGTAGTTTTTGCTGTCTTGTCTGCGCATTGATTTTACGAGTTTTATTAACTTCATGATTTTGTATCATAGAAGCAATACCACGAGACATGGTTGTACTAAATACTTTAGTAGCAGTAGCACCAAGTAAAGTTAGCGCAGCAGAACCACCGCCAATAGAATCAACCAATTTCTGCATTAAATCTAATGCAGTAGATAATCCATCAATGAATCCATAAAAATCAGAAGAATCACCAAGGCTATTTATAATGCCTTCAAAGGTAGTTTGTAATTTATTTAATTTTCCCTGTAATGAATCAACATACTTCTCATTCATTACATCAAGTGTACCATTAGCATTTTCAGAACCAGCTTTATATTGCTTATATAAATCTGCACGGTTCATTAATGCTTCAAAACGTGTAAGTTGGAATTTACCAGCAAGCGTTTGGCCTACAGCAGCTTTTTGTGTAGAATCAATAGAATCCCAAACTTTCATTAAGTCTTCCATGATATTGCCAACGCCACGCATCTTTCCATCGCCGTCTAAAACCTGTACACCAATTTTATCTAGCGTAGAAGTTACTTTTCCTAAGTCTACTCCATCATCTAGGGTTTTACCCATTGATAGGTCTGAAAAGCGTGCGTAAAGTGTCTTTAAACCATTACCAATTTGTTCTGGGGCTTCTCGGGTAACAGATTCAATAGTTGCAATTTGGGCGTTAAGTTGGTCTGTAGAAACTCCAAGAGTAGCTGCTGCTGATGCAGCTTTCTGTGATGCTTCTGCAAGTTCTCCAACGTCAGCAGCAGAAATATTTGCTACATTGGCCCAAGAATCTAGTGCCGCATTAAGTTTATCAATATTATCATCAAGACCATAAGCATTCATATATGCTGTGATTTGGTCTGACGTTGTAGAAGTATCTTGCTGAGAAGCATTTGCTAATTTAGTTGACATTTCAGCAAGTTGTTGAGACTTATTCAAGTCAAAGCCTTGCTGATTATAGACCAGAGAAGCGTTTGTCATAGCAACAGTCGTAGAACCAAGAGCCTTAGCAGCTTCATTAGCTTGTTTTGCATACTGAACCATCGAATCGCGCGAATAATCAGTAACAAGCATAATCTGTGTCAACGAATCATCAAGGTCTTTTGCATATTCAACGGATTGACGAATGGAATCAGTTACACCATTAAAAGCGCTTGACATAATGCCCCAACGCACGGTATTACCCATTGTGTTAAAGATTTTGTCAACCATAGAGCTTGTACTTCTAATGCCGGTATCAATTTTACCAAGCTGTCCTAATACGCCAGCAAATGCAGCCTTGCCAGTATTACCAGTTAAAGCAAAAGAATTCTGCAAGCTATTTAAAGATACTTTACTTTCTTGCAATTGTCCAACAAATTTTGACATATCAAGCATACCAATTTTTGAATTGAAGCTAGAATTCAATGCACTTTTAAATTTGTTGATTGTGCTGATTGACGAATCTACTTGAGAGGGGTCAAGCAACCTCTGAGATTGCATTTCCTTCAATTGGACAGAAACTTTATTAAGTTCAGTCTGCAATTGAGTCAAACCAGAACGGTCTAATGTAGTTCGTAGATTATACTCAATAGTATTTGAATATTTACTAATGGTAATCACCTACCTTAAATCTATCTGTACGATTCACAATCGTACCTCCTTTTATATCTTTATTAACGTTAATATAGGCATAAAAAAAGAGCCTACTTTATATAAAAGTAGGCTCATAATAATTATTGAATTTTGTACTAAAGCTCGAATAGAGGGCCGTCCTCTTGCTCGCTATCTTCTTTAATCTCATCATTTTCTGTTGGCACAGAAGCAAGATAATCGGTGGCGGCATTAATCGCATCATTAACCTGTTCAGGGGTTGCCATAGCTTTGACTTTGACTTTTTCCTTTAATTTACTTTCATCTTTTGGAGTATTATTCATTCCCCATTTATCTACAATATCAAGAACAGTCTGTGCATCGTTTTCACTGAAAGCATCTTTAAAACGATTTACTGTAGACTCTACAATATCGCCACTAAAAGTTTGGAACGTAGAGAAAATACCACGAGCAGATTGTAGATACTTAATATAATCATCAAGCCATATACTACCAATCTGACCAAGAGAATCCATATCTACTGCAAAATTTTCATTCATATCTGCAATGGTACCGTCAGCCAGAAGAGTATCCCAAGCATCTAAAATATTATCCGAAACAATGCGGCCAATTTCTTCACTGCGGTCTGGATAAATAATAATTGCCGCATACGCATATAATGCACGTTCAAAAATAAACTGATTGACAAAACCATTATCTTCGGCAGACTGCGCCGCAAAATGGATAATGTCATACATGTCTTGCGAGGTTAGCTTTTTAGCCATCTCTTCTTCAAAAAGAATTGCCATAAAATCTCCTTTTATCTCTATACTTATATGGCTATATTATACCATATCTTAAAAACTATGTCAACTAAGTTCTAAAAATATTTGGTGAATATAAATGACCCATATTAAGAGTAATACTAATTTTAGCATTACTCAATACTTTATAAGCAAGTCTATTACGCCTAACTGCTTTTGAAAAAACATTTCCACCATTCTGTGACGGCATAACTTTACTTCGTAAAGTGCCTAAATCAAAACCTTCAACAAGGTAATATTTGCTGCCACCATATTTTAAAATAGTATCTGAATTATCATAAATTTTTCTAAGAATATCATAAATAGAAAATATCTTATTATTTACGATAAGTAAAGTTGAATAGTCTCCTTGAATACCACTACCAGCAATAGCATCCACAAGGCTTAAAGCACCAGCTGCCTGTCTAATATTGTACCAGTCCATAGCATTAACAGTTGTTCCAAGAGCACCGACAAGGCTATATCCGTACTGACCAGCGCCGGGCGCAAAAGCGTTTAATTTTTTCGCCAACTGCTGATATGTCATACTTCTGGCAACAAATCCTTCAACTCCAAGAGCGCGCGAACCTGGGCCACTACCTTGAAATGGCGCACTTTCACGTAATTTAATATTACCACCAAATTCAAGAACAATGCCACCTTTATTCCAATAAATATGAACATCTTCCTTGGATTCTTTACCTTCAAGAGTATCTGTTATCTGTTGGGCTGTCCAATTAGAATAAAATTTACCATCTGCGGCAGATACCATCTGCTTTATCTTTTCATCATTTTCCATAATAAGCTGTTGGCCTTCATTTGCGGCAACATTAATTGCATGTGCTTCTGCCATTTCGTGAACTGTACCACCAATAGAGTTGAAAGCAGCTGCAATAGAATCCGCGGCAGATTGAAAGCTATTCTGAATATCAACACTACTACCATCACCAAGAGAAGCAAGAATATCTAGGTTTTCCCGCACCTTCTCCATTGCAAGAACAATCTTCGTTTCAGACTCCTTGACCATTCCCGCACTAATACTTGCATCTGTTGGAATACCTTGTAGGTCTGATGGGACATTTCCACTTGTATAGTATGCGTCAACTAGACGCGCGGCAACAAGGTATTCGTAATTAGACGCAAGCGTCCAGATAACATTATTAACAGCTTCATTGACTGCTGTAGTAATACTTGATACATGAGTCAAACAATCTTGCACAGACGAACTAAATGCAGCACCTACATTTGCCAAACTGACACCATCGACAAAAATATCACCAGACGTACTATATGACTTAGCAATACCTTTGCTATCAAAGTTTGCAATGTTTTGCATTACTTTATCAATATTATTACCTATTACACCGCCATTTGAAACCCAGTTATCCATCATAGATTTAATCTGTCTACCAGTATATTTTGTACCACTGGCCGCATTCACTTGATTAAATCTTTGAGTAAATGTACTTACTTGGCGTTTCATAATACGATGCATCGTATCATCATCAATATCGGCCTGTCCTCTGGCAATAGTATAAGCAAGATACTCTTTACCGCCATTATATGCTTGGACGGCACGCCAATTGAAATTGCTCATATTACCTCCTAAATAACATTAGTATATATTGCAATAGCAATACATATTATTGCTATTTAAAAAGAAAAAGGGTGTCCCAGTTAAGGAACACCCTTTAGCTTATTTAGCTACAGACTTCTTTAGCTTAGAAACACTGGGAATAGTTTCATCTACAAAAGTCTTAGTAGTCGAATCAACTGCATTAGCAGTTACGTCTGAATGTTGTTTGTCAGCCGCAGATTCAGTTGACGTTGCGGCTTTTATTCCCCCGCTGCTTCGGAAAAGACAGACTTAGAATACCAGCTATCTACATCGGAATCCTTTGTACGGCCATCGTGACCAAGAACATCCTTATTCTTGTAGTTGTGAGTTGTATCAGTCTTGTCAACAACCTGTAGCGTAGCCATAACTTTCTTCTTCTTATTGAACTTTGTGTAGGCAGGCATACAGTCAATAGTAAATGTAAATGTTGACGGGTCACCATTATTAGCCATAGAGAACGTAAAGTTACTCTGGATTTTACCACGAGGAATGATAAATTCAGCAGGAAGGTCTACGCCAGTCTCTTCATCACGGAAGAGGGTAGACGCTTCGATATAGTAGTAACCAGCGAAGTTCTCAGCATCAATCTGCATCTCATAGGCTTCATCGTAATGAACCTCATAACAGTCAATGCGGACAGTGTCACCAGCCTTTACAGCGGCATCCTGCTTGCTATCGCCGGGTTTATCGGCAGCAAGCTGGAAAGCAATTGTCTTACCTTCGGCTTCAATTTCACCATGGTCACCAAGAGTAGCAGCAGTCAGGGTCTTGCCATCATTAATAACAAAAACCTGCTTGTCGGTAACAGCAGAAAGATAATTAGCTTGAGCGCCAGCACTATCGAGAGTAACAGGATAGATAGGAGCTTCTTTTGTAACGATGATAGTCGCGCCGTTACGGTCTTCATCGGTTAGCTTAGCGATAATCTTATCATTAGAAGTTTCGGCAACCATATCATATGTAGCATGGACATAGATAGGAGTCTTATTTTCACCAGTTTTCTTACCGTGTACTAGACCAGCACCAGATAGCATAGCGAAGCTAGTAGGACTCATTAGAGAATCCTCAAGTGCCAGGGTAAGAGTCTTCTCACCATCCCAGGCGATTAGACGAGGATTACCCTTACCACCTTGTGCATAAACGGTGGTAGCAGCACCTTCAAGACTAGAAGTCTTGGCAGTGTCAATATAAAGCATAGGCTGACCAGCATCGAAGTGCTGGCCACCGAGGTCTACGGATGTAAGAGGCTTGAAGACTACATCGCAGATTTCTCGCACGCCAAATCTATTCATAGATTTCTCCTTACATTTAGGAATTTGTATACATTTTCCTTAGTCATAGAAACATAACGCGCTAATTTCTATGTCTATTATATAACGCGGCAAAACCACGATTATACTCAATAAATACCGTCCATCCAATTATCAGGTTCGTCCATCTTACTAACGTCCATCATAGGAGTAGTAGCAACTTTCTGATATAAATCATATGCCATCTTAATCGTATACCTCTTAATACTGTCAAACAGCTGAAATGGAGTATAGTTATATATGACATTAATATCAATTGCCAAGCCAATAGAAAGAGCAGAAGCATAGTTGCCAAAGATACTATTGGCTTTCTTCTTATCCTTATCGCTCTTTATCTGATTTCGTATTTCTCGACCACGTTGAAGTTTCGCCGCAATCTCGGCAGCTGCATCATTAGCAGGATTAAATTCTTCTTCATACTTATCGGTTCCTACTGGCAAAAATAGCTCTTTCAATGTAATTCTGAAATTTTCAAAATTCATAGGATTGAGTTGCCCTACTATCGGTCCATTCTCCTGTACCCTAAAGTTAATACACCCAGCGTCATACTCAATTATATAATCAGGAAAAATAAGACCGAAAAGGTTATCTACATTTCTTTTTGTATTTTCGTCCTGTTGGATGATTACTAATAATATTTGAAAATCGTCCATATATCCTAATTGACTTTTGCCCACGTTTTTCATTTCAGCGGCAAGTTCCTTCGCCTTGACAAAAAGTTCAATTGACATAAGAAACGAATCTTCACCAAAAGCACAAATATCTTTAATAGACGGCTGCGAGATAGCAACATTTGCTCCCGCAACCGTCACTGGCATTCCAGAAAGATATTTACCTAAATCTCCTTGTAACTCTGCCATGCTGCACCAACTTTATAAATCTTGCGGCGCAGGCTTAGTATTATCAATATTCTGTGAATCATCAGCTTCGCTGTGGCTAGCTGAGTATCGTAGCATTACGCCACCTAGATATTCATTTAAAACAAGTTGTTGCGCACCTAGGAATTGTAGCTTACCTATGCCAGATAGACGAGTATCATTCATAATACCATCAACGTATCCCGCAATCATCCAAGGACGTAACTGATAGTCATCTAGTTCCCAATAGTCAAGCTGTGAAATAATCGTAAAGCTAATAACACAATTGCGGTAGCGAGGATTCTCAGAAGGAGAAAAATCATCAAAGTCTAACATAATATAAGATTTAACCTCTTCATGTTCTCCAAAAGAGAGCTTGGGAGTAGCCTTAATATATTGATTATCATGTAAATCTTTAATACTATACTGTTCAATTTTACGCTGATATTGGTCTTGAGTTCTATCAAGACAATCAGGTGTATTAATAATAAGTAATTTTTTCAGCATATCGCTATAAGGTCTACTTTCAACAAAGAGTTTGCGCCAAATGGTTTCTTGGTCTTCTGCATGAGAAAGAAAAGTAGACTTATAATTAGTTCGTAAGATATTAGAAGCAACGTGTTTCATGTAACCTCCAATCCTTATAACGATTTAATCTTAACTGGTAAATCTGTTTCAATGTCATCATATGCCGCATGGATAACAAATTTACCTTTCTTACCAGATATAATTTCTACCTTGCAAGAATCATTGTTGAAATCTACAATCTTAGCCATAGATTTATCATCAATAGAGAATGTGGCTTTTTCACCTTCTGAAAGTCTCTTAATCCAATAGGTATGAATATCATATGGATAAACTTCTTGCGGTCCTTGGATTAATGGCTTCTGCCATTCGACAATTACTGTCTGAAAGAAATCTCCATAGCAAATATCAAAAGTTTTTACCGCACCTGCATATACTTTAACTTTACACATGCGGCCATTCTCATATTCTTCAAGTATTTTGACTCTTGGATTATTCTTGACTTCCCAATGAATCTTGGGGTCATATGCTTCATTTGAGATAGCATATCCAATAATAGTATCTTGTTTAGCAGTTGTCGCACCGCTAATAGCATTGATAGGTGTAGTCTCGTCTTTGAGAATACTGGGCAGTTCTGCGATGCTGTTATCATAATACTCTTGGATTTCAAGCTCTAAAATACCAGGTACTGTAATCGAATCTGTAACTTGTACTTCCCATGTATGTCCCGCAAGTTTGATGTGAGTAAAACGATGAAAAAAGTCTCTAGTATTTTCATCATTCTTAATATAAATTCGGCCAGACAAGTTAAGCTCATTGATATTAATACTGTTTTTAATGAACCAGCGAAGGTCTGTTTCTACAGGTCCCCTAAAAAAAATCCAATATTCTTGACCATTTACATTAAGCGTATAATCACAACGAATAATTTCAGACCGCAAATAAGCTGTCTCTGTAATCACTGGCAGATATATCATCCAATGAGTTCCACTATCTAAAAGTTCAAAAGTTTCACCAGCTTTTAGACCACTCTTGAAATCGACAGAGATATACTTTTTATCGTAATCAGCCTTCAAACCTCCTGACATGGAATTAATAAGACAAGGCCAAGACTGATTATTGAATTTAATCATTCTCTTATTATAGTCATTTTTCAAAGCCGCTTGAAAAGACATATATTTAGACTGATTAATTCTTCCCATATTATCGCCGCCAAGCCATTGAAGACGAGCGCCTAATGTTTGAATACTCATAGGCTCTCCCTAACATCGTTAGCGATATTGCAGGCTTCAAAAATCATGCGGCGAAAAAGCATAAATTCAATACCTTTTCCCTGCTCTTTAATGCCTTGCAACTTATATACGAGTTGATAAAGTTTTGGCGCATTAGGAGTTACAAGAGCCATACCTGTAATCTCTATAACCAAAGTATCTAATGGTTTAATCCAGTCTTTACCATCTTCAAATGTAGGTAGAAGTTTAAAAATTTGATTTGTGATGCGTTCTAGACTATCCTTAACATTTTCTACCTGATAGTCTAGAATCCTATTATCTATTACCATTAACGCCATTTTACTTCACTGGTTCCATAATCATACCAAAAGAAGAACGAACATGGCCTTTCTTATCAACATATCTGCGACAATAAATTCGTTGAGCGTGAAACGCTTTCTGTTCATATTCCTGCTTCATTGTGATAAGTGAACGCATATGATTAGCCTGAGAAGTAAATGAAAAATCTGAGCTTGAATATTTCTGGCGAATAAGGTCAACAGTGGCAAGCTGATAACTAATCCATTCTGCAATCATATAATAACGAATAATAATCTTTTCCTCTACTGTAAGGCAAGTAGAAAAACATTTATTTTCATAATCTAGAGTAAATGGGTGCGCCCAATGCGGGAATTCAAATTTAGGAACTGCCGCAATCAGAATTTCCTCAAGTAGCTTTTCAGTATCCTCTTTTGTAAGTTCCATAAACATGTCATCGGTAACACCCGCTAGGAAAAATTCATACATCTCCTGAAAAGAAGTTGGAGGTATGACTTCCATATCTTTATCAATATCTATATCTTGTGGCATTAGGCAAACCTCCTACTTGTTTTATATTACTCGGTAGTTGCCTTGACGCGGCGCTTACGCGGTTCGGCATCTTTTTGAACTCGGCGTTGACGTGGTTTATCAGCAACATTGGTATCGCTATTATCATAAGCATGTTTATTCTTAATAGCGGCGTCAATATCGACACCAGTTTTTTTCGCAATGGCTTTAATTTTCGCACGGTCGTTGATTTCAAGTTTAATGGCATCGTCTTTAATGGTTTCAATAATACCTTGTGGAGCGAAATCAAGTGCGTCCAAAAGAACATCAATTTCATCTTCGGTCAAACACTTCTTTACATCTGCTTCTGTCCAATCATATTCAATGGCATCATATGGAACACCAAATTCTGCGGCAAGTGACTTATTGCCTACATTGATGTAGTTCTGTAGAAGAATAGAGCCGCCGGGTTGGAAAAATAACTCACGTAGCTCACCTGCGGAAACGCGCATAGTAACGCCCGGAATAAGACGGCGTGCGCGGCCAGAAGACGAAAGAATGTAACCAGTCTCGCAATTTACGATATTGCGGATAGGAACTAGTGTATCATCGCTAATTAGTTCAACTTCGTTACTCATATTATATTTTCTCCTTTTAAATCTAAAAAAAGAAGGGACGCAGAGCGCCCCTTCCAATAATTCATTATTTGAAATTAACAACGGGGTCGTTAACTCCATCGGCAAGGATTCCCTGAGTGTCGGCATATACATAATATACCTTATCCATTCCTTCACCTTTCTCCATGAGCTTCTTAGAGCCACGAACAAGGTTGTCGAAATTGATTGTAAACTTAGAGAAATCTTGCTTGCTGCCAGCCTTAGAATAATCCTGTAGCAGCATAAAAGCAGTATAACCATCAGCATTTGGCGTATCACTATTGAATGAATACGTGGTATCCTTAAAATTAAAGATAGCAGAGACATTCTTCGGATTGCTCAGACGAATTGGGTTATTGCTTACGTCAATGTCTTCAAATACGTTACCCACAAAGTTTACGGTAGCACCTTCGGCAAGATTATAAAGGCTTACGCCGTTATTCTTTAGCTTACCCTTGAACGTATTGTTCTTAAAGGTTACATCCGCAATATCACGTGCATTGCTGATGCTAAACTCAACCATATTGTAAATATTCTTATCGCCAGCATCGAATACGTTGTTCTCAAATACAATCTTGCCAGAAGTCATGACAGATAGTGCAGTGCGGGTAGTACCTGAAATTTCACTATTCTTTAGCGTGAAAGGCTTCGTGCCGTTAACTTTGACTGCAAGTGTCTTGTCATTAGCATCTGTGCCAGTAGCTACAAGTTTAACATTATCAAAGGTAACTGCCGCATCTGAAACTACTACTGGTTTTTCAAATGCTACTCCGTTACCCTTAACAGTAATGTCATTGTTAAAAATTACAGGCTCTTCGATTGCAGCTGTTCCCGCAGGGACAAATAGTGTGCCGCCAGCGGGAACATTTGCGATTGCTTCTGAGACAGTATCATAATCGCCAGCATTTACCTCGTCTTTCCCAGGGGTGGGAGGTTCTGGGTCAGGCATTGGAGTTGGGTTTAGCGAGTTGCTTTTTTTAGTGCTGTGTTCTGATAAGAGCAGATAGAAGGATTAGAGAATACAGCGACACCAAACTTCTTGTAAGTTTGGAGGTCTGTTGACCAATCGTCATTATCAGAAACGGTACGAACGGCAGTCTGGCCCTCGAAGACAATTTTAACAGGCTTTTCACCAACAGAAGCGAAGATGTAAGCCTGAGATGGGTCAACAACCTTCTCAGCGTTGGTTTCATCAACCATAGACTGCTGGAGGATAATTACAGGGTGGCCCTTATAATCAGCGAAGAAGCCCTTGCGGAAAAGTTCTTCCTTCATAGCGTCAGAAGCCCAATCAGCAGAAGCAGGCTTCATAGTAGAAGCGAACTCACGAGTACAGTAGATTGTGGAAGTACCGTTACCATAAGAATCAGAAATAGCGAGTAGTTCATCCATCTTAGTCTCGTCAAAGCCAGCACCGACATACTTGTTAGCAGTTGGGAGCTGTTCAACAGTCTGTGTAAGAGCCTTTAGAATTTCAGCGTAGATGTATTCATCGACACCCTCAAGCATGATATTGGTAAAGTCGGCGAATGAATAGCGACCATCAAGGAATTCCTCAAAGCCGATGCGGATAGCATAACCAATAGCGCTAGTAGCAACTTCGAGTTCTTTACCATCAAGCATCATTGTCTCATAACGACCAGCAAGGCCAACACGAGTTACAAAAGCCTTGGCACGCTTACGAGCGGCTTCAGTAATACGGAGCTTGAAGACGGCCTTATCGCCCTGAGCGATTGTCTGAACATCAGCAAACTGCTCAAATTGCTGCATAACCTTGACTGGAAGAATCTCGTCAATAGTATTCTCAATTAGTTCATAGACAGCGACCTCGTTACGACGGAAGAGACGGTAATCGCCAGCAAGTAGATTGAACTGTTCACGAAGAGTACGGTTAACGGTATCAACGTCAAATGATTCCTCTTTGCCATTTACTGAAAAAGTAAGGGGAGCATTCTTAGTGGCGGCACGAGCGAGCTTTTTAAGTTCGTCAAATTTCATTAGTTCCATTATCTATCTTACTCCTTTCTTATTCAGCAATGACTTGTAGTTTAAGGCCGGGCTGACCATCAGGCATGGTGGTGAGCTTAGCGACCTTGACGGCTAGACCTTGGCCCTTAGCGCCCTTCTCAAGAACACCATTTGTGCCGGGGACGAGAACGTCACCGAGGTCGTAATCGTCAGCCTTGACATTATTTGTAGTGAAAATATCACCAGCATACATGCGGAAAACACGAGGTGTCATAACACCGTCATAGAAGTCAGACTTCTTCATGGCGTAGTCACGGTGCATCTGCTTGCGCTCGTCATAGAGCTTTTCTTCATTGAAGACCATCATCCAAGGGCCTTCACCAGTGAAGTTAATCTTGCCAGCGGCATAATCGTACTTAACGAAAGTGCCCTGTTCAAGCATTTCAATAGAATCATCAGCGGGGAGCTGACCATAAACGCCACCACTGCGGGGAGCAGAGAGGTGGTTAGGTTCGACAACTGAATGATTTTCATGACCAGTAAGCTGAACCTTAGCGTCAGCGCGGTCTACATGTAGAGCCATTTAATCCTCCTATTTAATAGTTTTGTGCTTCGCGGAGAGCAGATAGCATTGGGTCAGCATCTTCCGCAATAGTTTCATCATCTAGAGAGAATGTCGTAAGGGGTGTAGAATCTACCTCTTCCTCTTCATCAAAGTTAACATTCTTCTGAACGTATAGTAAAGCGAGCTTGCTTTCAATCTCGCCAAGAGTGAATTTATCTTTATCAGCGATAATTTCCGCTTTGTCTTCGTCAGAGAGCATATGATATTTAGCAATCATAGCATCCTTGTCGGCATCAATGCGCTCTGCCTTAAACTTACGAAGCTCTTCTGCTTCTGCTTCGAGAGCCGTAAACTTATCTGTAAGCTCTTTTAGCTGTTCAGAAAGTTCAGAAACCTGATTCTCAAGCTCATGCTTTTTCTCTGGCTTCTTTTCACCTTCCTTATCATCAGAATCATCATCTGATTCATCTTCTTTGTCTTCGGAATCAGAGTCTTCTTTATCTTCTTTCTTCTCTTCTTCCTTAGCAAAAGTTTCTTCGGCGGAGTCTTCGCTAGATTCAACGTCTTTATTTGTCTCAACGTTTTCGGCAAACTCTTCTACCGCAGGAGTTTCTTCCTCAGCTGTGGCAGTAGGCTCTACCTCAACGCTTTCAACGTTTTCTTTCGGCATAGACCCTCCTTTTGTCAACGCACTTTTTAATTCATTCATCATAGCAAATAAAGTATGCGAAAATTCTTTATTATAAGAGAAATGTTCGCTTACTTCTGGGCTAGTAACAGATGCGCCCTCAAAACAAGGTTCTACATCATCGCCCAAGATACAAAGTTTTGTAAAGATTGCATCATTTATAATAAAAAACTCAATATCGTTGCTATCGGTAGTCCAATGTCCGTCAACGTCATCAATTTCCATTGACTGTCCTTGGCCTTGGTTGATACATTTATCCAATTCAGGATACTGCCCAGTCCATAGATAACCAGTAGTCATCATGTATTCACGTGTAGTGGTTTCACCGAATTCATTTGTATCATCAAATTTCTGAAACCATACTTCTGCATCTGGAGCAACGAAACCGTAAGGAACGGTCTTGCAAGAGAATTTTACTTCCCCATCTTCAATGTGAAGAACTTCACCGTGGTCACCAAAGTCTTCTTTGTTCTCATTATAAGCAGCTACAATTGGCGTAGCAGGTAATGAGTTCGCCATCTGGATGGCCGTGTTCTTATCAATGAAAGAACCGTTACGGTTCTTACCAAGATACATGACCTTAATCTCACATTTAGAAATACCGGGGTTGATAGCATCTGGTGCTAGATTAATGAATTCCGGACTATCAATTGTAGCCACAGACCTATTTCTTAGCATTTAATTCTATCCTTCCGCTTCTATATTAGCGATTGTTTTATCAGACTTCTCGGAATCTGGCTTCTCAGGGCGGCCACCCTTATTGCCCGAAGATGGAGTCTGCTGTTGTTTTGTCTTTGCGGTTACGCTATCATTGCCACCATTGCTCATAGTAGAAGACAAAGCTGGTGCAACGAAAACTTCATTGAGAGACATAATATCATTCTCAAAATATGCAGTCATAAGAACCGCACTCTGAGATTGACCAAGAGCAACTTGCGGCAATAACTTGGAGAATCCAAGAGAGGTCATATCTTTATACTGTTTAGACAGGTCTTTATAATTATAGACAGTTGTTGGCAGAATATCGACATGATAATAAAGTCGCTTACTGTTCTTGTTAAATGGTGCCAACAGACGTTCCGCAAATGTCTGGAATTGTAAAATAAGGTCAGACATAGTAGCTTCATCATTTGCAATGGATTTCTCCAACGCAAGATTACCATCTGCATTAAAAAGGTTCTGTCCAGTACCAGCTTCGTTGTACACAGAGCGTTCAACTTTATTAAGCTGGTCTACGGAAGAGACATTACCTTTGTCAGCAAGGTCTGCCACATCAACATCCGCGAACGTTGTCAACACGTCAACTCCAACAGCGTCACCGAGCATGGCAACCGCATTAGTATGGAGTTGTTGCGCTTCTTGGACATCGAAGATTAAATCGCCATTCTTATCAATAGGCATCTTTTGGATAATAATCTTCAAAATCTGTTGAAGCATCTTTTTCTTATCTAAATCCTGCGCGTCTTCCAAATCCAACAGCTTAGGAATAATACTCATGAACAGTGGCGCGTCACCGCCAGTAATATTAAACTTCACTGTTGTCGATGGGTCAAGTAAAAACCAGCCGTTGGTATCGCCAGCATAGTCAATGGGTAACTTCCCATCCTTATAAGCAAGGTAAGCCTTCTGGACTTCCTTCGGCCACAGCTTTAGAACTCTTAAACGATACGCAGTATCGGAAAAAGCATCATCGAAATATTTCATATTAAATTCAACCGCAGGATTACCGTTAAGTTGATAACGGCTGCGGCAATAGGAAATAGGCAATTCTTGAATAAAACAAGCGTCCTTTTGCTGCACAATAACGCCATAATAGGCGCCTGTACGTACAACCTTTAGCGCAATCTCGCCAAATACTTTTTTGAGATTACAATTTTCAAGATAGCGTGTTGATTTATACCAACCTTCAACTACCTTTTTAGATTTACCATCTTGTTTTAATTTTTCATCATATATCATTGGCGTAATAAACCAATCATATTTGAATAGGAAAGCCATATAACGACACAGGCGGCTATAGATACCGCTTGTTTTGAAGAAATAATTTGAAATCTTACGCTGTTCATTCATATTATTCTGTTCAATAGCCTTTAATACATCTTCTTTAGTGTACTTCTTGCGACGAGAATATTTATCTGTAATAACCTGACCAATATCAAGAACAACGTCATTGGAGAGAGTTTTGTTCCCTACCTTAATTTTATTAAATGCTAAAGAACCAGATTGACTATTGCCATTTGCAATGATGCGGCAATCGCGTTCGTCTTTATTTTTAACGGTAGCCAAAGCTCACCTCCTAATATCCTGCTGCTTTCATAATATAATCGTAACTTAATCTTCCTTCATCGTAATAAGGAATAGTGACTAATTTCAGATTATGTTCCAAGCAAAATTTTCTTTTTAACGTATCGTTATATTTTTGATATTTGAGGGCGCGGCCACCACCATATTTTCCAACAGGCACATAATGCTGTTCGCCTTGAGCTTCTATTAAAAAATCAATATTGCCGCAATCGTCAAAAATACAAAAATCAAATCTAAGATTTCTGCCAGACTTACCGACAAGTCCCTCAAATTCATACTCTTCCTCAAAAGGTAAACCTGCGTCTTTCAATATATTATATATTTTTATTTCTAATAAAGAATCACGCATCATTTGTCCTTTCGGAATTTCTTACTATACCATATAAAATTACACTCTATAAAATAATACAGTTTTGCCCAATTTTTATAAAAAATTTTTACATAAAAATAGGGTACGACCGCATGGGCCGCACCCTACTAGTGCTTCGTAAAGAACATAAATCCACTTAAATCTCTAGAGTTGCGGCGATTTCGCCTGTCCTCTTGGCGCTTACACCAATAGAGTCCATAGATTAGAGCAGACACTTTATCCTTTAGAATCTTTCTATTAGATTGTTTCAGGATGATATTTGCACCCTCATTATCTTGTACTAGATTTGCCATCTGCGATTTCAGAATGTCCGTAGCAACATATGGCCGCAAATAATCCTGTCTCTGCAATGGCGACATTTTCTTTCCTTGCGCTTGCTGCAAGAGCTTATTTTTGGCTGTATTCGAGTCAATTAAGAACTTTAACTTGCCATTGCGCAATTGCGTCTGAGTGTAAGAATACAGTTCTGTATTCATCGGAGCATTTGCCTTCATCATCCAAATCGCATTCTTGATTGTATTCTCATTCTCGAACGATTTATAGTTCTTGCGGTCTTGCTCGTTAGGAATATCGTCGAGATTGATAATACCCATATTAGGAAGAAGCTCGTCTGTTTCTGGGTCGTTTTGGTCTGTAATTAAGTAATCAAGCAGTCCAATGCCTACATTATATTCTATTCAGTTCGCTATTCTGAATACCGTATTCGGCTATATATTACTATATAGATTAGACTATATCTTTACAATTATAATTGTACTTTCAAATTTCCATAATCAATAACTTATTATGTACTTCCTTACGGAATAGTCGTTGAACCATATCAAATCATAAAATTTTAATTAATTACTAAAGTCAATATCTTTTGTTAAACAAGTCCATCGTTCGCCCTTGCGAATCATATTGGCATAATCAGATGGAAAACCAAAATAATTATCAATATATGCGCCAGTATACTTATGACTTTTTAACATTTCAATCGCTTGTAAAATTGTTTCTTCTGAATATTTACTAGCATTATTGTTTGTACCAGATTGGTCATGCCGCAAACCATTTTCACAAGCGTGCTTAATATTTTGCTTACAAGTACACCACTCAAGATTAGATAAGTTATTATTTTGTTTGTTTCCATCTATATGATTTACTTGTAATTCCGACATATCTTCTCTTGGACAAAAATTTTCCATGACAAGACGATGAACAGAATAACGATGACGTGTCTTACCGGGTTAAGTAAGCGTGACTTTAACGTATCCGTCTTTGTCTAATGCAGTAGATAATTTTCTATTATATTTACCAGAAATTACATCGCCGGTATCAGTAATATAATAATCTATTGCCAGTGGATATTTAGCATTTATAATTTTCATTGTTTTCATGTTTATAGACCTCCAAAAAAAGTCTTTATGATTTGATATTGGCTGCGGATTATCCACATCTGTGGACTTCCCCGCATTTAAAAAAGTTTTACACGAGCTAGTTAGTTAACCCGTTCGCATCCAAAACTATAGCTTCGCACTTAAACGCATTGAATAGCTGCTTAATCTTAATGGCTTGATATTCAAAATGCGATTCAGATAAAGTGAAAATGTTTACTATCTTCTTATCATTGACACCTGTTGTTCTTGCAGGAGAAGATTCAATGATTACAATTTCTGTCGGGCAGTTAAGACGGCCTACGTCCACACCCATGACATAGAACGTATCTCTATTCTGCCCTTTATCGTATCCATTTTTAGCTAGATTAATAATCCTGTGCTTGTCGAACTTATTCATATCGAAGAAAGCACCGTCTAAAGTTCCACTCCACACACTTCCCAATTGTATTCTATGCGGTTCGTTAGGCCGCATACGTATTCTGCTATATATTACTATATAGATTAGACTATATCATCTTTATATTTCCAAATATAACCTTTATAATGTTTTAATTTTCCTCTGCAACATTCTGAAATATGTCCAGTACCACGTTTCATTTCTGGAAAAACAATTCTTTTAGCTTCTCCACAAGATGAATATTCTGCTATATATTCACCATCTAAACTAAATTGAACAACTGCTTTAGGTTTACCAGTATTTTCCAGTTTTATCACGTCTTTTTCAGTAAGATTACTATTATATGACCAATAATGTCCTTCTGTAGTTAATGTAGGATATTTAGCATTAACATTCGTTACAATCTTACCTCTTGATACACCAGTCTTATCTATTGCTTCTACAATATTATAAAAAGTTCCTATGCAATTAAAATCTTTATCATACATATAAACGGTTTTCATATTTGTATGACAATGACTATCCCAAGCATGTTGAGAATTTTGTTGACAAGTAACAATCTCTAAATTATTAACAAAATTATTCATTTTATCACAATCTTTGTGATTAACCTCAAAACTTTTTGCTATTTCTTTTCCATCATTTAAAAAGAATTGTGCAACCAATCTATGTGCATATAATCTTTTTTTATTAGATGGTGTAATAGAAATCATATAGTTTAAATATCCAGAATTTGAAAATTGTCCTTTTAAATATTTGTTCGTTTTTGAATTAAAACATTTTCCTTTATCGGTTATATAATAAGGTGTGACTTGATTATCTACAATGATTTGTTTCATCATAGTTCAACACTTCCTTTCAAAATATAGCTGTATTACACTTCCACTGCACTTGCAGCGTACTTCCTTACGGAATAGTCGTTGAACCATCTTTATAAAAGTTGGCTGCTGATTATCTTAAATAAGACTTTCCAGCAATTCATAATATTTATAGAGTACAGAATTTGTTTATACTCTCGTTCAAAGCCAATCTCGTCCATCGAGTTGCCTGTCTCTTGGGCTTGAATGTAATTTGCTGGCTGTAGCCCTTCGACTACAGGTACTTTCCAATCGCCTCCTAGAATGAAAGAATCGTATCCATTACTGGATACCATACGGCACAGCGCGTCGATTAACTTGTCGTAAGCGTAAGTACCTTTAAATCCGGCGCTTGTGACGTAGATGTCGTTCTGATTCAGTGTCTCGTCTGGGTCTACTTTACCATTGACTTTTCTAGAAATTACAAGCATAGGCGCAATGATTTCTTCGTACTTTTGCTGGTCTGTAATAGTCGCAACCTCTTCTGTAAGTACAGCTTGAGCGCGGAAACCACGAGAACCAGAAGTCATGCTTACGTTCTTAATCGTACTTCCGTTGCGGAAACTGTACGTCACTTCATCTTTGGATTGACTTGTCTTTGCCAAGGTTCCTCGTGTATCCCAAACAATTTCTCTAGCGAGTCCGGGAATTAACTTACATATCTCTTGCATCTTTGATTGAAGAATCATGGCTGACTGTCCTTTAGCATCTGCTACTGTAATCAGCGTAGAGCCTGGATAAAGAATTGCTTTAATCATTAAAGATAAAACAGCCATAAAAGATTTAGAAAATCCTCGGCTAAATACTTCATAAACAGTCCTATATCGCATATTTATGCGGAGAATCATACGTTGAGTTGGATAAAATTGAAATTTATTATTCGGATTTAATGAAGCCATGTAATCTACAAATTTATCTGGATACATACGCCAATAGGCGATTATACGTTGATATTTATCTAGATTATCTTCAATCTTCTTTGGGTCAATCTCGGCAACGCTTTTCTTATCATGGGCCGCAATCTTCAATAAATTACTCAGCGCCATATTGTTCTGCCAATCTCTTAGCTTCTTCCTCGCGTTCCTCAATCTGGAACTGCTGGAAATCCGCAGCTTCTTCATCAGTGACCACATTATTTTCATCAGTCTTAATGCCCTCTGCGATAATTTCATCTACACTCTTGGTTTTATTTTCTTCAAGTTTCTTAATATAAGACTCAATAAGATTACCTAGACCAAGCTCATTCTTTACAAGGTTATCTGTATAGTTCTTCATATCATTGATAATAAAATCAATCTTGTCTTGCGGCACATTAATTGGGTCATCTTTTCTTGGGATAATTCCACCTTTAGATTCTACAAATGCAACGAGTTCACCAATAGAGTCAATATCTCTTTTTTTCTCTTCCTGTTTCTGAGAATCTGTGAATTTACCTGACTTACGCAACATGTCATTGGCTCCCTGTAGGTCTTTAAATGTCTTAATGTCACCTACGTCTAGGGCTTGATTCATCTTTAAATCGGTCTTACAGATATTTTTCAATACTTGTTCACGGTCTGTAGATAATTCATAATCCGCCGCATACTTCTGGTATAATTCTTCCATCTTAACCCATTCAGATGGTTTATATAAAAGACCCCATTTAAGAGAAAGATATTTAATATCGTCTTCTGTAAGACTTTCTGTAATTTGCGCTTCATCAATTCGCGCAACATCTGGAATAAAGTCATTTTGCATTTCACCAGTAATATCTAGTGGCGCATTACTAATATTCTCTACTGGGTTTACGCCAAGAGAAGAAGCAACGTCAGGCATAAGGTCAAGCACTTGTGGCTCAGACTCTTCTGCTTCTTTTGATTGCTTTTTTTTCTTTTCTTCCTCAGCTTTTTTGGCTAAAAACTCCTGCTCAACATCTTTAGCCGCACTGATAACGTCTGCATTTTTCTTGATTTCATCTGAATCAACTGTATTCTCTGGAACTTCAAGTTCCTTGTTATCAAGCACGCTGTCAGGGTTGCTAGCAACCTCTTCCTCTCCTTGCCGCATCTTCTCATTAATACGGTCTAGGACACTTTTTCGACTCATTGTATTATATTCGGCTTGTGAAATCTCGCCAGCTTTAAGGCTTTTTAAAAGCCTATTTTCAAATTCTTCATCATAGGATGTACCTTTAATGTTCTGCTGTTCTTTCCTAGCCTGCTGGAATTTCTCATTATTTATTTTCTCAGAGTCCGCATATTTCAGCTCATTATACTGGTCCATATTCATAGTGCGAAGATAGGTGCCGATAACCGACATAGGGCCAAATGTGGCTGGATTTTTCATATAGCTTTTATTTGCTAGCTCAACCCATTTCTTTTCAATATACGGCACGTCCATCTTCTTTAAAATCCATTTGAAGGTATCTGGGCGGCGATTATCAATATACATTGTCAGGCAAGTCTTGCAAAGGTCACATCTTTCATCTGTATTAGGTATCTTATAGAAATCAGTTTCCTTCTTAGTCTTGCCGCACTTCGCGCATGTTTTCATAGATACGTCTGCCATAAATCTCCTTTCTATACAATAAACCCACTCCATCCAAAAGAAGGAAGAAATGGGTCAATAATATTATTTCTTTTTAGATTTGCGGCATTCACGGCATGTAGAATAAAAGCCATCTTTCGCGGAATTATTCTTTGAAAAGAATAAAGGATGCGCCAATTTGGTCTTTCCGCATTTGCCGCACTTTTTCCATTGTCCATATTCCACATTTGTGTAATACCACATAACATAATTCTTTTGAGCTTGTTCTGCAATCATCTTTGGAATCTTCTTGCGCCACAGCGTTGAGAAATATTGCGCGGTATGTGAAACTCCATATGAAGTTTCCATCATGCCGCATATATCGTCATTTGATTTACCATCAATCTTCCATACCAAAAGGTCATATAGCATAGCAGTTGTTTGGTCTTTAGATTTAAATGTCTGTTCAATTAAATTTTCAAGGTCTAGAAGCTCCCAATGCATATCGCAATTGAGGTCAGTATAACATTCCTGCTTGATGGAAGAATAATATGTGAGCAAGAATGAAACATGAACTGGATTGAATAATGAGATTACTCCATCGGATACAGGATACCCACGGGAATCGAAATAAATCTTCTCAGACAAGTCCATATGCGCCATGTTTTTTAACTGCGATGAAACCTTTGATTTGGCAGGCCAACCTTTGACTGACTGCTTTAGCAGGTACATTTGCTGATATGTTTCGATAATCTGCTTTTTCAAGTAATAACGTTGTTTACCAGTAGCAGAAAGAAATTGTCGTTTGAGTGATGTGATAATAGAATCGAATTCCCGCATACCAGGAATATTCTCTAGGTCTTCTTCTGATATACTATCTTTATTGTCTAGAATTTGATTTTTATCATTGTTGACGAGTGCATAGATGCCGTCCTCGCCATTTTCCATATTCTCAACCATTTCCTCAAAAGAAATCTGTCGTTTGTTTACGGTTGCTTCCCTATTCTTCGTAATAATACTGCGCTCTTTTTTCTTTTCCTTTTTGGTTTGATTTCTATCTGCGGCAAAGAGCAGATAGTCTGTCATTACGCGCAGGTAATTTGCATCTAGATTCTCTTGAGAAGTGGCTGCAATGGTCTCCCGCACACATTTAAGTCGTTCTTCCTGTGTCTTCAATGTGTAATCAAGTGCCATATCTTTACTTCTCCTTCTCTATCGGTTTTATTGCATTTATATTATACCATAAAGAGAGATTGAACGCAAGTGCATTTAGAAAAATTTTAGATATTTTTTCTATATATTATATTTAAGTATGCGGCAAATAGAATTACCGTTTTTTGCCCATAAAACCATTACACCTATAAATTTTGGCCGCAAATGATTACATGTATCATGGTGCTGCTTTTGATTGCCGCACCGTTGCCTAGGGCAACGGGCGTCAATATACTAACATTTTTGTATGTCTATTGGTGTAATGCGTATCGCTATAGTAAAATCTGTATAGTTATACCTATGAAAGTATATGGAAAATTCTGCACTATTACCCATGCTCACTCTCCCCTTGCATGGAACCTATTGGATGTGCTACTTTTTCCAAGAGTATCCTATCCCCTCTGTATGCGGTGCGGTAGAGATACCGTTCGTCTCCTGTAAACTAATAAACCAACGCAAGACCGCTTGGTTACAGAAATATTCTGCTGCAAGTGAGAGTACATCCATACTTCTCACGGCAGAATAAATCTGTAACGTTTAAGACCCAGCTATTCACCTCATTGGGGATTTTTGATTTAGGATAGCTCCTAAGCCGACTGGGAACGGCGCTATGGTTAGTTTTGTATATATTATAGCAAAAGATTTAGCGCTTTTCAATAGCTTCATGAAAATTTTTTAATGCCGTAATCGGAAAGTTCAAAAGAACCAATAAAGAAAATGAAAAGGAAAGTGATAGGCTTATTGCGGTTTATAAAAATCCTCGTAATACGTAGCTTAGCGCAGAATCGTATTATGGAAATTGAAAATTTTATCAAGGTCGATAATTTGGTATTTCAAAAAATAACTGAGGTCGGTAATTTGTGCAGGGCGTGGCGTGCCTGGGAAAAAACAGGACGCGAACCCGGAACGCCCCCCCCCATAGGGGGGGGGCTAGCGCCCTAACGGCTCAACAGTCGAGCCGCCGCCAAACGGTCGAGCGCCGCCCGAGTTCCAAAAAGAAAAGGCTCCCTGAGGGGAGTCTAGCCGAACTTATGAAAATTGCTCTATTTGCTGATTGAGCACGTCTACGATGGTTCGCATTGCCGCCAAAATTTCGGCCTTCTGCTTTTGGACTATCTCGCGCTCGCGGTCGCTTTTGGCGTTTGCGTAGTTCGCCTGAGCCGAGTAAAGCATCCCGAGCAGGTCGAGTGCGGGCAGGTTTGTAAAGTTGTGGTCGGTCATTTGAAAACTCCTTTGGTTTGTTCTTCCCAACTGACAAGGTTAGTATACACCCGCTATGGTGTGCAACGCAATAGTTAATTTGAAAAAAATTAGCCCAAAAGCAAAAAAGTTTCTAGAAAAAAGTTTTTGCGCTCGATGCAATGTTCAACTATACTACAGGTGTAACGCAAAGAGCCAACCAAAAGGAGTTAGCAATGTTCAAGGATAGCACGATGGCAAAGTGGTACGATGTTGTCGAGGTTGTTGCGTGGGTTGTCTATGCCGCAACGTTCGTCTGGTTTCTGCTCACAGACGCGAACGCCGCTGTAAATGCTAACTTATTAGCGGCTGCGTGGGCGTTCCCGATGCAAATGTATCGCGCCTACTGGAGTTTGTAGAAATTGTGACGGTTGCAATAGCCGTCACAATCTGTTAGAATAATAAGCGTAGCGAAGCGACAAGGAAAGGAAACGCTATGAACAACATTGATAAGACCATCAAGGCGCTGAATACGGCTCTGATTCTGCTTGACGCTTTTGTTGATGGGCATGAGTTCACTATGCACGATTATAAGGAACTCGTCGCAACCGCTAATGAGCTTTTTGGCGGTCGCTACAGTGATTCAAACGTTTGCTATAGCGCTAGCTGGGTTCGTGAGCATCTGGGCTATTTTGGCATTCATAAGACTGGTTCGCGTGAGATTGAAGTTGTTAGTTCTCACAGTGTTTACAAGCGTGTTTATAGTGACTATTTTCAGCATGAAATTGATAGATACGCTGGAGATAAAACCAAGGTTAAAACTGTTGAGCAATTCATTTATCGAATGACTGACGCTAACGATTGTCTGAACTTTATCGCATACCGTAAAGCTGAGATACAGTTAGAAATTAATAATGTTGAAACGCGTATCAAGCGGGACAAACAATACCTCGAAAAGCTAAAGCAAATGCTTTAGCAGATAATAACCGCCCACCTAAAAGGTGGGCGGTTTATTGTTTCACGTGAAACAATGTCACACCAAAAGTCCATAGTTGGACAGAAAATTTTACACGAGAGCAAAACGTTTGTCAAGTGTCAATCTGAAAAAACATAGAAAAAGTTTTCAAGATTGTCGGGCGCTATCGCGTGCAAAGGTGCTATACTTAGGTCGTAGACCAAGAGAAGGGATGAACTAATGTACTACCTCAAGCGCCACAACGTCAAAGACTTTAGCATTGATAAATGCAAGGGCTACGATTCGAGTGCTCCACTTGCCGCGCATAAGGCAAGGGCGCGAGCGATAGCCGAGTACGAACGCACAACGTGCGAGGTCGTAGACGATGGCGGCAACGTTGTATTTGTCGCGTTAGCTCATTGATGATTTTAAGGCGCTTTATAAGCGCCTTTTTATTTGGCTCTTTTGGTCGTACCTATGCGCGTAGGCATTTTACTAAATGGCACCTTGTAGGCGATTCTGTGGGCTTGCAAGGGCAAAAAATTATGAATTAGTGGTCACAACTTGATAGAGTTGTTTTTTCTGTGTATTCGCGTATTCACGCTCTCACGGTTTAACTTTTTGCTTGACTTGTATTACACTAAAGGATTAAACCAAAAGACTTATGGAGGAATTGTGTGCGGCAAATTGATACTTGCCAAACTAGGACACTTACCGCATAATAATAGTTGTCCAAAGGCGAGGGCGTAAGGAGCTAATAAAGGGTTAGCCCGCCCGAACGGGGACAGAATGGAGTTAGCAATGTCTAACGCTCAGAACTACAACAAGGCTCTCAACCTCACGGCTCAGTCCCACACCGACAAGTACAACACCACCAAGACGCGCGTACTTGCCACGGGCGTTGAGCTTTCGGACGAGGCTTTCGATGCACTTTACCGCGCGGCAGTTGGCACTTCGGGTTTGATTGGTACCGCGCTCGAGATTAGCGACGCTCATGCGGATGCTCTTGACCTGCTTGTTGCGTTTCTCAATGCAAACCGTGATGAGTGGTTCACGTTCTCCGATTTGTGCGGTCGTTCGGGCGCTATTAAGACTAGCAAGATTCGCGATTGGAACGGCAACACCTATACCACGCTTGATAATAAGAACACGCGCGACATTCTTAAAGAGTTCTTCGACCGCCTGATTAAGGCTAAGGTCTTTGAGGTTGACACGATGGTGTTTAAGTCGAACGGTACTAACGTTCTTTACGTTTATAAAGCTCGTTAGTTTTTGATAGCTAGGGCGGGGAACGTCCCCGCCCATTACCTTTAGAATTGGAGATATTTATTATGTTGTATGATGTTAAGCAGTCTTAGAATGCTGACCGCCATTTTACCGTTTGTGCCAACAACGATAGTGAACTTATTAACGCAATTGCTGAAGCTATTGATGACGAATGCAATGAGAACTATTATGACGATATAACTTTAGACGATTATGACGGCTCAATTTGGGAAGTTCGCGAGCTAGGCGAACCTTTTAAGATTGAGCTTTCAATTAGTCGTAAGATTGGTGGTAAACGTTGTTAGTTGCATTTGCCGCAAACATTTGATAGAATAAGGACGTGGGGCAACCGTTCCACGTCCTACTATTGTAAGGAGAATAAATGAAAGCAATTGTTTTAGATTTGAACGGCACTCTTTGCGATTTTTACAACGTCAACGGGTGGTTGTCTATGCTGCAAGCGGAAAACGCCGCGCCTTACTTAATCGCTAAGCCGTTAGGAGACTACAAAAAGCTAAATGGACTTTTGGCGGCGTTGCAAGGCTACGGTTATGCGGTCGAGGTCGTTAGTTGGTTGGCAAAGGGCAAAACCACTAAACAGTTTGATAGCGCGGTACGAAAGAATAAACGCGCATGGTTGCGCAAATACTACCCTGCTATTAACCTTAATAATGTTCATGTGGTCAAGCATGGTACCAACAAATGGCGCGTATCTAACTATAAGGGCGGCATTTTATTTGACGATGAAAGCGGCAACGTATACGCATGGCAACGTGATACATCAAGCGGCAAGGCGGTACGCATTAAAGACGAAACTACTTTGCTGGACGCGCTAGAGTCGCTTATTATCCAAGAGCTAGAATAGAATTAGGGGAGCGATTAGCTCCCCTATTGTTTCACGTGAAACATAGGTGACAAATGAAAGTAACAATAAAGACGTACAACGCTATCAAGTGGACACTTGTTGCAATTGGTTGTATTGGTTTGGTTCTATTGTTTCTAGGTATTACTGATTGGGGCGTTATTCTTCTCTTCTTTATGTACTTTAACTACGCTTTAATTTAAAGGCACCTTTTTAGGTGCCTTTTCCGTTACGCCATAGTTGGCGGCGATTTTATCACAACACGCAACCAAAAGCAAGAGAAAAATTAGAAAAACTTTTTCTTTTTTCTCGCGTGCGGCATGTCCTGAAAGTGCTATACTAACCTTAGTCGGGAGGACAACGGCACTTAAATAGCCTACTCATTATGACTTACACGTTCTCTACAGTTAGGTACCTTAAGTTAGCTATGGCTAACTTGACAATTTTATGTTTTATGCTATACTATACTTGACAAAAGGAGGATATTATGGTAATGACAAAAGAATACCCTGATAACCACAATTATATTATTTATTCAGATGGTAGAGTTTATTCCAAAAACATAAATGATTTTATGAAACCAAAACTAGACAAAAAGGGATATTACTCTATTGTCCTAAGTGCGCATGGCGAAAGGCACTATTGGCGGTTGCATAAATTAGTAGCTACAATGTTTATACCTAATCTAAACCATTGGGAGCAAATCAACCATTTAGACGAAAATCCAAAAAATAATGACGTTTCTAATCTTGAATGGTCAACGCCTTATTTAAATTCAAATTATGGTACTAGAAACAAACGAATTGGTATTACGTTAGCGGTTCCTATTTTAATGTTAGATAAAGAAACAAAACAACCGCTTAAACGTTTCGGTAGTATTGCGGACGCTGAAAGGTGGCTAACCAAAAAAGACGGACGCGGTAACATAATTGCCGCTTTAAAAGGTCGTAGACCTTATGCTTACGGTTTTTGTTGGAAATATGTAGAGTAATAAGCAATTGACGCAACAACGAAAAACGCTATACTAGTTAGTGTAATCAGTTGAGCCTAAGCGAAAGGTTTTGAAATGGCTAACTTCTGTGTTTTGGACTGTGAAACTTGTCCCACTGTCAACCACAAGGATAACAAGGCGCACCCCGAAACGTCTTTAGTTTACGACTTTGGCTATACCATTCGCGACAATGACGATAATGTTATTCGTGAACGTTCGTTTGTGGTCACTGATACGTTCTATCAAATTGACATCATGAAAAGCGCCTACTACGCCGACAAAATCCCGACTTATTATGAGGGTATCAAAACGGGCGAATGGGTTGAAGCGTCTTTTAATGAGGTCTGGCGCACGTTCAAAGCAGATTGTAAAGAGTGCAACGTTAAAAGCGCGTGGGCGTACAATTGTAGGTTTGACGAGATAGCGCTAAACAACACGTTGCGCACGTATTCAAACGGTTTTGCTACATGGTTCATGCCCTTTAAGCTACGGCTTAAAGACGTTTGGGACTATGCAAGTAACATTACTAGTTCCAAGCGCTATCTAAAGTATTGCGTGGCAACTGGCGCATTTACACCTAGCGGAAACCCGTCAACTAGCGCGGAAAGTGTTTACCGCTTTATCAACAATGAACACGACTTTACAGAAGACCACACGGCACTTTCAGACGCGCGTATTGAGGCCGCTATTTTGCTCGCGGCAAAGGCAAAGCACAAAAAGACGCGTCACGGTTCGCGTGGTCAAGGTTGGCAAGATGCAAGCGCGGCATTTAAAGCACTTGACCTTTAAACGAATGGGGAGCCTAACGGCTCCCTTTTCTTTTGCCATGAGCAAAAGCGATTCTAGCGCTCTAGAGCATGCGGCAAGCCCCTTTATTAAAATAAGGACTTTGGCCCAATGGCACCTTAAAACGCGTCTCATGGCCGCTATGGCGATATTTTTTTATTTAGGTACCGCATTATCCGACAAGAAGTTAGCTATGGTTAATCGTGAATCATCGTTGGGTACCTAACTATTAAAATAGTTTACCTGGGTAAACTTCCCAAGACGCCATTTATGGCGCAAAAAATTATGACACACCCGAGCTGATTTGTCAAGCATTATTTTCAGATTTTTTTGAAAACATATTTCCTTCACAAATCCTGATTGAAACGCTTCAACTTTTAAAACGCTTTAAAGTTAGCCTAGGGTAACGCCGATTGAAACGTTTCAAGTTTTGAAACGCTTTAAATGCACTTGTTTAAACAACCGTAGCCCCGAGGTTGGGGCCAAAATTTTACACCCACCTAAATAGGTTTGTCAAGAAAAATCTTTTGACAATTTTCAGAAAAACGCAAACATAACACAACCCGAAACCCAAATTTTTTTATGCACCATTTGCCGCAAATGGCCCGATTCTATTCATTTTGCTTTATTTGGCTACAGTGCCGATATTTTGAGAATCTGAAAAAACTAGGCCATCTACCTGGGGTTTCCATGATTCCTCCATATTTTTTAAAATAGTTCTTGCCAAAAAGTCTATGCAATAGTAAAGTAATAGTTGTCCAAAGGGGACAGAGAAAAAAGAGCCGAACGGCGGCTCGCTCGCGTCTCGGTGACAGATTGGGGTTAGCTCATGGCTACCACTCGCACCAAGTTTCAGTTCACCGACTATCAGATGTTCGCCATCCTTGCACAAGGCGGCACTAAGGGCGTAACCGACGACCTTATCGGCAAGGTCATGGGCGATGCCTATAAGGCAGACGTCCATACAGTCGAGAACTTCGACCGTAAGATCTCACACAAATTCCACGTCCTCAAGGAGAACGCGGCAAAGCCCAAAGCTCCGTCTAAGACGGCGCTTGAGAACCGTGCAACAGCCGAAAAGCTCGCGGCGGCTCACGCGAACGGTGAACCGTTCACGCTCGCCGAGATTATGGCGGAGTTCCCGAGTGTGGTAACGTCCGCGACCAAGGCCGCAAAGATTGTCGGGTTGCTCATGCTCGACAAGCGCGCTACCAAGGTTGCACCCATCGGAAACAAGATGGCTTATGCCATCGTAGCCTAAACTGGCTAGGGCGGGGATAATCCCCGCCCGCTCCCCTTGCACATATAGAACAGCATAAGGACGGCTAGCCGATGGATTACAGACGCGCGAAAAAGTCAAGACTTTTTGAAAAAATTCACAGAAATTCCATAGTTGGGTCGATTTTACACGATTAGGTACCTTATTGTCAAGATTTTTAAAGCAAAAACACAACTTTTACACAAAAAACTGAGCGCCTGAAACGCGTTTTAACGGCCTATTCCCTTGGTTCCTAGGCACTTTTGGCTATCGCGCCTTCTAGGGCCATCACAGGGCCGCACACGTGAAAAAAATTAACTTAGGTACCGAGCGACCCGAGCAAGTGTTACCCTAAGTTAACTCCGAATCATTGTGAGGTACCTAACTATTATTTGTGGAGATTCCGTGTTGGTTTTGTGAAGAGTCTTGACAGGATGGAAAATCTATGGTATAATATAATAGAGGAATACTATACAATAATACCATATTTGGACCTGCCGCCGCCGTTCGCGTATATGGCGAATTTATGTAGAAATGGGGCCTGCCAACTCAGCGCCCACAAAATCCTAAAACGAAAGTCAATCATAAAATTAAATAAAAAAATCCCTCCCCGCCTATATGGCGAGAAGGGACAGAACTAGCACAGGCGTAAGCCAAGAGAGCGTTCTAAAATGAATTTTAATCGTTTTTTGCGTGCCCCTGTACGGCACAAGAAAAATAAGTCTATTTGTCTTGATTCCTGCGGCCAATAGAAACTCAAAGTCAATCATAAAATAAGCTCACATAAACCAAGAGACAAAAGAAAGCAGTGTGCGGCACATGCTTTTTGTAAGTGAAAATCAATGCGGAAATGTGACTAAATTAGTTACATTTAAAAGTGTTTTTTTAATATATGTTTTTATTAAAGTGTAAATTACACTTTCCTGCCCAAAAATTTTGGCCGCAATCTTATTTTGCCTTGGGCTTACGCTTGCATACCATAGACATTTCATACGTCTTGGAATTGAGAATGAATCGGATTTTACCATCATCGCCGACCTCGATACCATGTGGCACATCCTCCCAGTCACCGATGGTCATGGTAAGCTCTCCCAGTGCGTCCGCAATGGAATTCATAATCAATCGCTTTTCAGACACTTTCTTCTCCTTTTTATCTGTATCAGGCCTGTAAACTGCATCATACTCTATACCATGCTCTAGCAGATAGAGGTTGGCCGCACTTGCCTTGAGTATTGCCTGCCGTCTCTTGGACTCGATATATTCGTCAGGAATCTCTATGGTATGCTCGTTACCCTTCATATCATAGTAAGTGTGCCGCATATGCTTACTTCCTTCTATCTCTTGGAATAGGCCGGGAGTCTCGTCAAATGGACTCCACGGCCCTTCTAATTAAAAACTCTAATAAGTAGACCCTACCTATTAAATATTTTGTTACAGAGCCTTGTACGTGAAGGTCTTGCTGTTCACTGCAACCTTCTCGGCACGACCGTCCTCAACGAGGAAACGCATGTTGGCCGCAACCTTGCGGGAGCTGACATCCTCACCCATGTGCATGGCTACAGCCTTGGAGGTCGTAGGCTCGTCAAAAGACTTGAGAGCTGCGTAAATCTCGTCAAGGAAAGCCTGCTTCTCTGCGGACTTCTCAGCGTCCTTGGCACGCTTGCGCTCAATCGCCGCAAGCTGCTTATCACAGAACTCTACCACGTCTGCGTTGTCGGACATAGCGGACTTGATGGTGTTGTAAATCTCAAACTGGGTCATGTTAATCTTCTTTCTCTTGGAACCCATGGGAGGTTTCTTATCCCCTCCATTTCTTTAATTATATTATACTATAAGTTTTCATTGGATGCAAGAATTTTTTCAAGATGAATTTGGTTGTGAAAATGAAAATCGAAATGGAAATCGTTTTTTATTTGGAAATGAAATTTGTTTTTGTAATTGAAATCGAAAATTAAAAGGCAAAGATAAAAATTTTTTTCTTGACATTGGTTTGCTGAACTGGTAAAATGCGCATTTACTTCCACTAAGTCATGTAATCATTTTTAACACTATATGGGCTTTCTATCCAGCTTTTAGGCACTATTCAAAATCAATCATACGTCATTTCTAAACGAGTGCAAAGCACGAGTTATTTTATATCATCACAGAAATTACCAAGCTCTAACTTCTTATTAGAAAGGGCAAGTATAGCATTTACCCTATCTTTATCCTTAGCACGGTCTGCAAACCTTGCGACAAATTTCAACCATGCATCTCCTTTTTCTTCGTCCATCGACAGATAATGCTCTCTAACCTCTTGCAAAGTCATATATCCTAAGTCAGTATAGACTTTCATTTCTCTCAATGTATTCTCAATAGATTCCTTCTGCGCACGTGCATAATCATTTACCCTATACAGTTCAGTATAAAGACCTTTCTTTCCTTTGCGATACACAGCCTTCCCCGCATACTCGATAAGACCTACATCCCTAAGCACGATAAGAAACTCGTCCACTCTACGAATATTCCTAGCATCCTTATAATATCCAAGAGCCTTTAAAATCTCAGTACGAGAAAAGAAATAATTCTCTCCACCTTTAAAGAATGCTTCATGAAGCTGATACCACCTTTTAAGATAGCAATACGTCTTAAAGCAGTCCGCACTCAACGCACTAAGACAAAACCTAACTGTATCCACTGGAATCGTAACGTACTGCCCTTCCACTGGCTGCACGATAACGTTCATGCCATTTATCTTGATAACATCTAAAGATTCAAAGCAGCTCATAACATTTCTAATCTGATAGTTCGTCAAGCCAACACTTTTCAATCTGGCTCGACTATCCTGCATCGACAAAATTCTAGTATTGTCCTTCTCCAACCTAGTATCCAACATGAGACTGCCCATAGCATTGTAGTCACAGTTTTTATTTTCCAACTTCTCTGGGTCTACGCTAAAACTTAGCTTGGGTGCTTTGTGACTTTTTTCTTCTTTGTCTGTCATGTTTCTCCTTTCTTGCACACGCGTGCATGACATATTATTTATTATATTAATTTATTATATAATTTATTAGGGGTGTGCATTTTTTAACAGTTTTGAAGGGACTGGTGTGCATTTTTTCACTTTTTTACCTTAACTGGTGTGCATTTTTTAACTTTCTAATCATTCCTTTCGCTTCGCTAAAAATTTAAGATTAAAAAATACCCACCAAAGTACCTGCGGAAATGATAACTGGTGTGTATTTTTTAACCGTTTTGACACTGGTGTGCATTTTTTAATCGCTCCGAAAGTGAAAAAATACCCACCAAAGTACCTGCGGTTTTGTCATTTGCCAATCCGTCTCGTCCGTTAAAGAAAATTTAACGCGCACTTGCGCCATTACTTAGTTAACACGCAGAAACGTATAAGCTAACTTTACACGGACATCAAAACGCTTCGCCACACCCATAGTATAACATATTTCGTCTATTTTGTCAAGTAAAAGAAAAGACCCACGGCCATAGGCCGCAGGTCTTTTACTACACACTATTTATTTCTATCCTTCTCTTGGATACAGATATACTCAGACTCCCAGTCTTCTTCATCGAGAGTACCCGTGTGAATCTTTAATGAATAACTCTCTTCCGCTTCTTGAAGAGCGTCTGTAAATGTTTTATAAGTCAAATAATCACCGGCAATATAATCTAAATGCTCAAAAGGAATAACGCAAATATCCTTATCGCTGCAAACATAAACATAATGAACATACTCTGCTAGCAGATGTACAACTTTATAAGGTTCATTGACCAATTGAATACAGGTTTTATACATAGTATCAATTTCATCAATATCAAATGGCAAGCCCCAAGATACTACGATGATAGGCTTTTTATCGTCTTTTTGATACCAAGTGGATTCAAAGCCCTTTTGCTGAAAATGTAAAACAACTGCATGACACTCTTGGAGAGTCATATCCTCATTTGCAACCCTTATGACACAATTCTGATTATGCGGCTTATCCAAATTCTTATATATCTCTTGTGCCATATCATCAACAAAATTATGTATATTATTCATCACTACGCTCTTTCATAGCTACAAAATATCCCCAAGTATCCATTGTATACTTCCAGTTACTATTAACCTTTATACCACACAATTCTAACATATCAGGTATAGGCCAAAAATGCCTGCTGCCTAAAGGACACCAGACTTCACGTTCAGGACATACATGCTTATGAAGTTCTTCTTTGCTGACAATAATAGCAGTTCCATATGGCACAGTTTCAAGCATGTCGTACACATAATCCATAATTTTAAACTGCCAATCAATCATTGGCCCGTTATCTTTGCTTCTACTATCCATCCATAATGGAAACACATTATCACCTACTTGGCACTCCATCAATCCCATCAATACCCTCAAGAATGGTCTTGCCGTCTTCCTCGGCAATCATGCAGCCGAAAGGAACATCGGCAAGATAATTATCGGTAATCAAGGGGAGGTTATAGCACTCACCATCTTCGTCTGCGCCAATAGCCAAAGCATCGTCAATCAGGTCATACATAGTAGGAAACTCAGTATCATCGCACGTATCTTTATTAGCCGCAAGAATATCAACCTGCTTCGCGGCACACTGATAAATATAATATGCGGCAGATAGCACGAAATCTAAAGTCCAATAGACATTCTTTTTCTTATACTCTTCATTGCTCAACAGCATATGCGCTCCTAGTCCCAATTGTTGACAGTCCAATAGACGCTCAAATGACCGCCTGGCTTATTATCATACTCGTCAGCATCATGCCAATAGTAATCACAAACGCACAGGCCAAGGTCCTCAAGAGTGTTCTTGGCATCGAGCATTTCCTTCTCAGTACCTACGCAGGAAACCCAATAGGCACAGCCAGCATAATAGTCCTTACGCTCTTCAAGAAGCATATCGGCAGCAATGTTCACCAGAGGGGTGACTTCCTTCCAGAGCTTGTCACCATTGACAACCTCATATGCCGCATCCAGAAGACCGTCAACCCGTGCAAGAATCGTCTCAACCTTGGTCATATACTTTCTCCTTCTCTTGGAGGACTTTATCTTGTCCTATCCCTTTCTCTATATATATTATATAATATTATAGAGCAAACCGCAAGAACTTTTTATAAGTCAATTTCTTCAAGAAACAGATGAACACAGTACTTGCCGCCAACTTTGGCATAGCTAAGACAATCCCAATGTGCCTTATAACCAAAAGATACGATAATATAATTGATGGCCGCAATCACATAATCCATGTCACTCATGCAATTAGTAGGAATGTAGAAAAAATTAGGGCAATCTATATTCTCACGCATACGACAAATAACATCGACAGTCTTCGTGAGAATATTTTTATCCTTAATGCGGTCAAGAATAACATTAAGACGAAGGTTATCATATTTGTTGGTCATTTGAATTCCTTTCCTTGCCTTTCTTTAATAATATTATATAACATTATTAAACAGACTGCAAGAAAAATCTTATGCGGCCAATGGCCTTATTCTTTCTTTTCTTGGATTACCTCACGCACAAAAATCACAGTTTCCCTTGCCGCATACAGAATCATACAGATACCAACGATAAAGCCAATAACACATAGGACAGTGAAAATAAGCAGACTCATAGGAGAACTACCAATCAATGTCGCTAGCGTCATTATCATGTCCCCCGCAAGAGAATATAAAAGACAAGACAGCGCATACTCCAACGATTGCACAAACAAAACAGACAACTCCTAACACTTCATCAATCATAATCTTCATCGTCCCATACATCAATTACATTGCCGAGCCAATCGTAGAAAGTCTCACCACTGCCGCTTTCAATCTTATTAACATAATCAGCGATACTATCTGTATCATCAGTAGTATTAAGGGCATCTAAAATATCTTTATAGATATAATCCATATAAACCTCCAATGGCAAAAAGGAGAATAGATTTCTCTACTCTCCTTGTGCGGCAAATCTAGTCTTCAAAATTCATTTCTTCTCGTTCTTGGCGCTCATAATTTTGGCCGTCCTCGAAGCCTTCATCGTAACCATCTTCACGACCTTCATAGTAGCCATCTTCACGACCATCTGCATAGCCAGTATCGTAACCATCTTGCCAACTGGTGACTTTATCGTTGTGTACATCGGTACAATATGTTTTCAAAACTTTGTTATATGCGCCAGCAGTCTGAAAATAACGTTTGGCAACACACGCATTAAAGCCTGCGGACTCGCTCCATACGTCATTCTCCGCACACTTAGAGCGAGTAACCTTACCGTCTTTCCACCATACGATAGTCCAAGGATTATCGTACTTGACGCGCTTAATCATATTAACAGAATCTTGATTAAATTTGCGGCCAATCTCTTCCTCGTGCTTTTGTTGCTTCTTAGTGAATTTTTCGTATCCTTCAATCAGCGCAGGATAAAGGAATTTAAGCAAATCATCATCAAGTTCCATATCCATAATATTGCCTGCATAATCAGTCGCATAATTAAACTTGGCAAGGAACTTGGCATTTGAAGATGCAAGCTGATGTGCGGCCTTTGCACACTCAGCTGTCGTAACATCTGAATCAATCACAATATCGCTCCTATAAAATGGACCATCAAAATTACTGCATTTCTCTACACCTATATCAACACCAAGTGTACCCATGCTAGTTCTCCTTACTAAAGTCCTTTTGGACTTGCTCAAAATACTTATAAAGGTCATCGTTCAGCTCACACAGCATTGCGATACGAATCCATGTATCAAACTTAGTGATACCATCCTGACCATGCCCAACGAACTCATACCAAGGTACCTCGTCACCATACGTATCCTCAAGTATCTCACGAATCTCTTCATCGGCGAACATAAACGCAATCTTCTCATAGTCGGGCGCATACGACACGAGGAAACAATCAGGATGCCCAGCGAGCGAAGCATTGCCAGTTACATCATCAGAATCATACATGTCATCAAAGACTTCGCTCCAGTCCGTATCACCATCATAGGTACCGTCCTCAAAGTTGGCAACGATAAAGCGCTGGGCATCATCCTCGACCATGTTTTTGAAAGAAAGATAAATCATACCCATTTTAATTCCTCTCTTGGAAAACTAATATATCAGATTAAAGGTTCTCAATACTGCCAACGAACCCCTCATAGACAAGATGATGCTCACGAAGGTTCTTGGCGGCAACCTCAGCCATGATGCGGTCAAGCTGCTCAAGGCTCTTAAAGATGCACTCAGTATACTCAATGCCGCAGAAACGACCATCGCCCTCGTAAAACTTGTTGAAGATGATGTTAGCCTTCATGTACTTAGCCATATTGGAAAACCTTTCTTTCTTGCCCTTTCTTTAATTATATTATATAATAATGAAAGATGAACTGCAAATATTTTTTCACCATATTGGACTATTACAACTTCCTGCCGCAGATGGGACAAAAGTTAATATCAATCGAGCTTGCGACAGATTCACCGCATACATCGTCAATGCAAATAAACTTGCGCTGCGGATTCTTAAAGACATCACAAATGGTGATAGAATAGTCCTCGCCCTCAGAATATTCATCATCAAGCATGTTTGCGCCGAATCGAACATCATCACTGTACTCACAATACTTGCACATAGAAGAACTTCTTTCTCTTGATTTCTTTAATTATATTATATAACAATTTCAAACAAGATGCAAGAACTTTTTAAAACTAATGTTAATAATGATAACAAACAGTCACTTCTACATCATCAGTATCATCACAATGCACGCGATTCTTGCCTGAGTCATATCTAAGAGCGTCATCAATCTTCACTTCAAGAGTCTGAGAATAGTTCTCAGGGTCGGAATTTTTAAAAGACTTCCTTTTTACTTCGTTTGGTAAAATCATAAATTACTCCTTAATAAGACAAAAGTTCCCAAGTATTGACGAGAAATGCTTCGTTCGTATCGACCGCATACAGAAGAACATGACCATCGCCGTAAATCTCTTCAATTTGGCAGATGATGAACTTGCGAGTATAGGGGTTAAGATACTGTACGTAATCGTTGCGCTTCATATGTTTTCCTTTCCCTCTTGGTATACTTATATTATATACTATTATTTCACCATCTGCAAGAAAAATTTTAGATGTGCGGCCTAAAAGCAGTCATATAATATAGCTTCTCTAGTAAAAAACAGCCAAAGCATATAGATTGTGTATCAAACGATAAAAATAACGTCCCAAAACATCATCAGTGACTTCATAACGACTTAGCGGCAAAGCAACTTTAGGGTATACATTGTCAGTTCCGTAGACACTTTCTTTATACGCCTTAAATGAAACAGTTAAACAATCAAAACAAGTTTCTGTATTGACTAAAGCGATAGTACACTGGCCAAAAGATTCTTGATTATATGCGGCAAAAATATCAAAAGTACAATACGGAGCAAGACGTTTTTCGTAAAACTTTACATTACCAACTGTCCAACACGCAGTTCTATAAAGACTCTCTTTTTTAAGAGCATTGTAGATTTTCTCTAGAACATTTACAGCATTTGAATCATTCATAGCTCTCCTAATAGAAACGCATCAAAGTATCAATTTCACTTACAAAGCTGTATACATATGACCCAATAGAATACCAATCATCACTATCACCACGATACGGGATAACAAATGTAGCTGTCGCATTATCACCCCAAAATTGACGCTCCCAAACAGAAAAAACAAATTTATGCTTTGTCTTTGATTCACTGTCATAAATTACCAAATCTTCGACAGAGACACGGCCCCTAAGAGATTCATTATCAAGGTAAACCATGTCAAAAAGCACTTTGCTCGGATTAACCTTATCTATATAGATGTACTTAGGTTTCCAATCAAAGGTGCAGATTTGACGCTCACGATAAGTTTCGTCAATCTTTGCAGCATACTCTTTCAGGCTATCTACAAGCTCATTAGCTAGACACTCACTCATTATTCACCCTCATAAAATTCACTTGCGGCCAATAGACAATCAAGAACGTGCGCGGCATCTGAAATATGGTCTAAAAGGCCCACACAAGTTCCTGCACTATCTCCTTCATCGTCTCGAAAACATAGTACAAAATTATAAGCAGCAGAATCGCTATCGTCCAAGCTGCCACCGTTAGGATAGATATGAATATTGCAATCAGCAGTCTTATATGAAAGGCCAGAAACTACGCGAACATATAGATTATCCTCTTGCTTCTTGACGATATTAAGGATATGCCAAGAATACTTGGCAACATTCTTATGCATAAAATCGTGGATAAGCTGATTCATAAACTTATTCATCTTACACTCCAAGCTCTCCGCAAATGGCCGCATAGATATATGCACACTCCATATAACCTGCACTATATACGGTCAATCCCTCAACATCGTCATTGCCGAGTGCGGCAATAGTGAATTGCGGCGCATATTCAAAGCCCTTATAGTTAACATAAGCCGTGACGGTCACGTGCTTATCTCCAAAAGAATAAGTATAAATCTGCTCGTCCATACTTGCGATTACCACATCCTCATGGCACATCTGCATCACATGGTTGACGTTAGCGAAAACCTGATTAATAATTTGCTTGAACTTCTTGCTGCTCTGGGTCATGTTATATCCCTTCCTTGTCTTTCTTTATATATATTATATAATAATATAAGACTGGCCGCAAGTATAAAATTATCGGTAAAGCATCTTAATTGCCATGTCGATAATATCATTCATATAGATACTGCCGACCTCACACTTATAATCTTCTACGTTCAACTCCAAAGCATTGCAACCGTCATAGAAACTAAAATGTACACGACCAATAGGATAGTCACTACCATATTCATACTCTTCAAAACCACTTATGCCGCAAGAGCAAAGAAGCTCATCATCTGCCTTTTGCCGCACATCGAACAACACCACGTTATCGTATTCGTTGTACCTCTCTACCTTCCAGCTATACATGTCACTTGCATCACATTTATAACAGATAGTATCGTACAGAGCTTCGGCACTTTTCATTTTCTTTCCTCTCTTGGAATAAATAAAAACGGTGCAACAGCCCCGTTTTTACTAACTAATATAGAGAAAGACTGTTCTCGCGCACATGCACGGTAGAGCCGTTTAGATACTTGATGAGAACTGTACCATCGCTATTGAAGTGCAGAATCTTGACAACACTTACCAGACCAGCAGGGCCAGTATAGGTAACATAATCTCCAACAGATAGCTTAAGCATTTTCGTCCTCTTTCTCTTCATCATCAATCCATTCATGGTTTTCATTAAGGAATCCTGCTTCTTCAAGGTCATCTGCCATGTAGAACCAAAGATAATCGTTAATATCAGTCTCAGTGCGGGCTTCGCCCTCTTCATAGAAATACAACTCAGCTTCTTCAATTCGGTTAACGATATAATCGTAAGCCTTTGGATGGTCAATCAACTCTTCCAACCAAGTCTTGCCGCCAGACCAAACTTATTGATTCCCATCACATATAGAGCTTCATCAACGATTTCAGGATTGATTATACCATCATTCATAACCAAGGCAAAATCATATACACGGGCTACATAAGAATTGGCATTGCGCGGAATGCCGCGAGTAGTTGCCGCAATCTTATAGATACTCTTTTCATCAATCTTGATTTTCTTCTCTTGGCAAATCTTCTCTACAATAGATGCCATATCAGTTTTAGAATATGCGGCCAATTTAATTTGAATAGGAAAACGATTCAAGAGTGCATCATTAAGACCGCCATAAAGATTAGTCGCGGCAATAAGAGTGAAATGCGGCAAACTCACCCTTGTCGCTACACCGTCTACTACCACGTCTGCTTCAAACTGTTCCATTGCGAAATAAAGAGACTCTTGCAGTCTTTGCGAAATGCGGTGTATCTCGTCGATGAAGAGAACGTCATTCTCTTTAAGATTAAGAAGAATCTCGTCAATTACTTTCTTGTCGTTAATCGCAGGACCAGAGAAAGCCTTGAACCCGTAGCCAAGCTCATGTGCAATCACATTGGCAGTTGCGGTCTTGCCGCAACCAGACTGCCCAGTGATAATCGTGTGCGGGAAAGATTCGTTCTTAATCTGTGCTGCCTTAATATAGATTCGCAGCATCTTTTGGACTTTTGGCTGTCCTTTCAAATCTTCAATCTTACACGGGCGAAAACCAAACTCAGAAGCCATATAAAATCCTTTCTGCTTCATTTCTTAAATATATTATATCATTTTATATGACTTGCAGCAAGAAAAAAAATAGGGCTATTTCTAGCCCTACCATATTAGTACTTAGGAATTCGTCCATTAAACTTACGCTCGCCGCATTTAGTAAATTTATCACAATCTAAGTAAGAACATATAAAGTTATCTTCTTCATCAAAGATACCGTTATCACTATGAAATACATATACATCGTGCGGCTTCTCGTACTCTTCCCAAGCGTCCATGTTGTAAGCAATGTCATGTGCGAGGAAAAGTGCAATATCTGCATCACTATCTAGAATAGGGATTACCTTCATTCCACGATAGGAATCAACGCCATCTTCAAACCAGTCCATCATAACAAAAAACATATTTACCACTCCACTACTAAAACAAAATGACCATTGCACGGTGTTATATAACAATTATAACCTAAGCTGTGATAATACACGACAATACTGCGGCGAAATTCTACATCCTGCGCACGTTCATCGTCACAAGGAAAAAGTTCGACCTTGCAACGGAACTTCATGCGCTCTGCCGCGGCAATAATCTCTTCATTGATTTTATCTTCTAGCTCTTGTGGAATATCATACTCATATTTATAGAGAGTATCATATACCATTGTGCGAGCATCATTAGCAATCATAAAATACCTTTCTTACCACTTTAACTATAACGTAACATGCTGTCATATCGTTTAGCACAACACATAAAATCTTGCCAAGCGTCATTTGTACGACTTTGATACTTAGGCTCAAACCAAGGACAATTAGGACAAGAAGCACGCAATGGCGCAATACTGCCCGTCTGCCGCATCCATGCACAGCATACGTCTCCATGAATACATGCGGCCATTACTCATGCTCCTTACGATAACGCTCGGCATCTGCCGCAGTCGCTAGAAAATATTCATGCTCATGGCCGGGCCAATTATATTCAACGAAGATACCCATCGAGCGTAGAATGGACTGAGCACCGCGAAGTTGCGTCTCATAACGTTCACGGTTCTCAGAGAAAGCCTTTAGTTCACGTTCAGACTTACTCTTTACAGAAGTGCTGATAATACTGCGCTCAATATCTTTTGTCGTGTTAAACCAGCTTAGAACGCTCTCCTGCTGGTCTTTTGTAAGATAATTATAATGTTCTGGATAATCAAATGTACACATATCTACTCTTTCATCACTGTAATTGTAGACTCACTACCGAGTCTATGTCCTATAATTGCATTATACCCAAGTTTCTGCAAGATTATACATATATCTTCACACTCTTTTTGTGGCATTTCATATACACAATATTCAAAGCCAATAGGCAAGTCAGATGTTTCTTGCTCTTGGATAATATCTAAGATACATTTGAGGTCATATATAGTATCTTTTTCCATAATCATAGTTATAGACTCGCTATCGAGCCATTAACCTTCACCTCTCAGTTTGCGAATGCGATTACGAATGTCGGTAAATACTCTGCGCGTGCAGTAGCATTCGCTTTCAAAACAACACTTATCACACGAATAGGTTTTACTGCCAGCATAAGCGCAACATGGAGACGCGCCAGATATTCCGTTGTTCAAGTCCTCTTCCAGCTGCTTCCAGCTATCAGTATAAGGCTGTGTAAAATACATTTGTGAAACAAACCTTCTGACACCATTTTTGTACTCGACTGTCCATTTGCTATCGGTAGTTTCACCGCTCAGGTCGTAAGTAAATTTTGCAATATCCCACTGATTTCCATATTCGTCATATAGTGTCTTTGTGTCTAACGGAACCTCTTTACCTTTGGCATCTTTGGGTAGTGTGATTTGAATTGCCATTTAATCTCCTTCTATACAATCATATACTCGTCTACAAGACCCTTAGCCTTGGCGCGAGCAGGCATATAACGTCCAACCCACATGCGGCGAATGACATCCTCGGGAACACGCTCTACACCACCGCGCTTAGCATTTTGCGGCAAAGCGATGTCAAGACCACGGTTGAAGTATACAAGAATAATCTTGTCAGCGTTCTTACCGCAATTCTCAACAGTCTTGCGAAGCGACTTCCAAGAGATATGGGTAGCATCTGCAATAACGTTAGTACCGTTACTCAGATTATCGTTAATCTGTTTATAAAAGTCACGAATAACATCCTTCTCGTACTTGAAGTAATCCATAGAAGGAAGAAAATCAGGGTCGTTTGCCATATACTCAAAGCGGATATAATCACGCGAAACAATCTTGCTATCAAGTTCGGCGTAATGCTCATGCGCCCAAAACGACTTGCCGCAACCAGGAATTCCTGCTAGAACATAAAGGTTAGTCATATTTATCTCCTTCTTCTGGCTTAATATCTAATCGTAAAGTCGATGTGCTTTTCTTGCTTTATCATATTCCTGCTTTGGATTATATTCATCTTGGCATTCATGCGTTAAATGCCAAGATTTACATATCTTACATTTATATGGGCGAAGAACTTTAGAACTATTAACAAATACAGTCTTTGCCGCACACAATGCATCATATCGACAGGAATACTTTCTCTTTGATTTACAAGTATCTATGTTTTTATACCTTACATGAACGAAGCGACTACAAAGAAAACTTTTATCGTACAACTTTGTGGTATCTTCAATCATGGGGCGAGTATCATTATAGTATCCACAATCAACTTTGCTGCCATGTTCTTTAATTCTATTTTGACATACGGTACAAATGAAAGTAGGCATTTTATATTCTTTCTCTTGGCCTTTCTTTAAATATATTATATCATTTTGAATTGCTGTCTGTCAATAAAAAAATAGGGTAACTTCTATAAAAGAAGTTACCCTACGTAATGTATGGAGGAAGTGACTGGTGACGCTCCAGATTCCCTACTAAGGAACACATCGCTTTCGAGGCGAGTCCGAACGCTGGTTCGATTCCACTTCCTTATGGCGGCTAACCGAAGTGCTGCCCTCCATTCCATCTCGGGAACGCACCGCTTTCTAGGCGGGCCTAGTCGCTGGACTAGTTGATTAGCCAAAGCAGGATGCGTATTCACGGCACATCCAGAGGGTCTGTTTTTTCGGTGTTTCAGCTCACCAATTACTCCGTGAAAGCACTTGCTTATCTCCTAGCAAGAAGGCTCGCTATCCTCTCGAATAGCTGTGCGGCGTTGCCTATTCTACCGCAAAAGCTGTTTTCGGCACAACTTCAAAACCACCGCCAATAGGAGCGTGGAAATACAAGGCGGGATAATTCGGTTCCGACCCGAATACTCAATTAAGAGTACGCTGAGCTTAGCAGGCTCGCCCAACTCCCCGTTGGTTATCTATCCCATATATAAGCAACATTATAAATAAACTTTATATTTATCATAACCATTTGTTAGTGTTAGCGTTCTGGCTTGAACAACAATGCTTGTAGGTATTAAATACATATCTTTATTTGCTGTAAGAATAAATAATAAATCAGCCGCACCATCTTTTACAGTTCCATAATACGTTCCACCATTCAATCCACCATAAGAATCAAGTTTTACTATATAAGACAGTTTGTTTTTATTCATTTTGCCAGTAGACTTACATTGTACTTTTTGGAAAATATTATCTTTTTCGACTACTAAATCATAATCTTGTGTATCGTTTAATGGAATTGATACATTGTACCCATTAGAGCCAAAATATGCTATTCCCATAGACAATCCTGCGCGACCTTTTTCTTTATTTGTTGAAAAAAACATACCTAACCTTTTCCGCGCTACCATTACGCCACATCTCCATATATAAACAGCATCAGACCTCTCTCTGTCAAGTTTCGCTATGAGGAAGCGCTGCGAGTTATCATTATTCTGTATCTAATGCTGTTTTAAACTAAGTAGGAGCGGCGTAAGAGACTCTAACTCTCACCAAGGGCTTGGAAGGCCCGTATGCTAACATTACACCAACGCCGCGTATAAAGGTGGGCCGTCAGGGGGTCGAACCCTGGACCTTGGGATTAAAAGTCTGCTACTCTGCCAATTGAGTTAACGAGCCAAGTTAAGTCAAACTGACTTGCTCTGGTGGCAGGACTCGAACCTGCGACACATTGGTTAACAGCCAATCGTTCTACCAACTGAACTACACCAGAGCATATCAGTTTATATATTTATTATAACATAACTGATATGTACTTGTCAATAAAAAGTTTTTACAAGTTTAATAACCATAAAAGTTAGAGGTACGAAATGAAAGAGTTGAACTTTCGTCTTCCCGTTATAAGCAGGATGTCCTAACCGTTGTACGAATTTCGCATTACTGTAACTAATTTTAAACTATTGGTGAGACTTAAGCCACCTCTGAACATACCAAAGCTGACCGCACCCACCGCCAATATCATCTTGACCAGCTGGGTCAAATGTCCTTACATTATAACTTTTTTTTAAGAACCTATTCTGAAACTGCTTAATAATATCTAAGTTTCTAAATGCCGCATCTTTCATGGTTTCATCAGATGCGCAAACTACACTAAAAGTAAAATTAAAGATTACAGGAGAAAACAGGTCTGTAAGTTCTTTGAAGTTCTTATCTTCATTATTCGTTCCATCAATGCAATAGTTTAAGAACGGATGCCTACCAGTTTTTTTCCACCAAACAATTCCAGCATCCCTAATCTTTTGAAGATTCATTTTCTTCTTGAATGGAATTAACACATTTCGCTCTGCATCATTGGACTTATGGATAGAAAATTGCAGGCCGATTTTATCTATCTTTTTAGAAAGAGCAATCATCTTTGCAAAAGTTTCATCATTATCGCATCCAATAGTAGAAAGCAATAATTGAGCATTACTAAACTTTTCGTGAAGAGCGATAATTGCTTTCTCAACTTCTGTCCAATTTAACATAGGCTCGCCCATGCTCATAAACATAAACTGTAACTTTTTACACTTTTCGTTAATGTCATTAATTAAATCTTTATCAGTTAAGACAGTTACAATCTGGTCTACAATTTCATCAGCAGTAAGATTCCTAACAAACTTAGAGCCAGTGCCGCAAAAACGACATCCAACAGGACAACCACTCATAACACTACAGCAAATTACAGTTCTATCATAGTAGCTATTATACTTATATAAAACCGCTTCGGCCACCATGTCTTCTTTTGTAAAGACATACTTCCACACATCGCCGGAATTTCCTTCAAAAGTTTTAAAATTCATAACAGCTACTTTCATTTAGTAATCTTCGTCAAAATAATAATCTTTAAGCATGGCGGGAATACCATCAAACAGCTCATTCTCGCCAAGAGTATCTAAAGCAACATCAACCAAGTCGGCATCATACATGTCATAAAGCAGGTCAAGATATGCGTCACGGTCAGATTCACTAATCTCCATTGTATTCCTCTTCGTCATACTCTCCATCATTGCACATCCAATCATTGACGCATACCTTTTCAGGTTCATCTTCAATCAGATGCTTGCGACAGATGCCTAAATACCAAAGGTCTGTGGACTCATAATATTTGCAATTGCCGCATATATTAGTAGCTTCAACCATTGCTTCTTCTTTCTCTTGGTTTCTTTAACTATATTATAGCATATCTTTTAACCAAAAGTCAAGAAAAATTAAGCATAAAATTCGTTGAAATCATTAAGCCAATCCAAGAGAGCTAAAGATATAAGCGGAGCCATGTCCCATAACTGCTCAGCACAATAAGTGCTAGTATGAGAAGGATTCTTTTCCATAGCATTCACAACAAGCTCATAGAAAACAGCACGGTCAACCTTTTTAAGTTCATCGACAATCTTCTCAATATCCTTTTGCTGACTAAGATATACAATGAAATCAAGAATCATAGCGGTCATTTTATTAAGATGCATACTACACATTTCATTCATACTTCTGTCTCCAAAGTTCACGTGCGGCCATTCGTGCTTCACGACATTCAGAAGAAGAATCACTCTTTCCTGTCTGTTGTAAAACATAATCTTCGATGAAATTATAGTGATTTATATCATCGACATTCTTAACGAACTTAGGGCAACACGTAGGCCACCAAGCTCCAATACTACCAATCCTATGGAAACATGAGCCACTTTTCTCATGACGCTTACCATCATGCGTAACATGTCCTAGCCAGTGAACACATTCGCCGCATGTATGGTCAGAGTCTACATCACAAAAAAGAAAACAAGACTCGCCAACAGTATCATGTAGTTGGCCTTTGCACACGCAATGAAAGTAACCTTTCTCGCCCCAACGCTTCTTGCCATATTTGTGCTGCGGACAATGGCTTAACCCTTCACATGAGATTTTATATTCATCGTTAGTCATATTTCTCCAATTTAGGATGAATTGCCCATTCACCGCACCTATCTCCGCTTTGCGGTGAAGGATGTACGGTACGAACATTATAATCATAATCTAGGACTACTTGCGGAGGAAAGCGATAACAACTTTTCTGACGATAATAAACACAATTTCCGCAGATGTGTTGAACCTTATGCTTGACTTCCATCTTACTCTCCAAGCTCAATCTTTTTCTGCTGGACATCGAGCCAAATGTCATGGATATTAACAGGAGTAAGATTATTAGTGTCAACACCCACATGATATGTCCAATCAACAAAGCCATTGGGAGCCGCATCATGAACATGACCGTATAGAATGACATTGGCGCTGTCTCCACGCATTTCCTCGGGACGCTCATGAATCATAATGAAACTGACATCGTTGTAATCAAGGCAAGACACCTTGTTTTCGATAATCCAGCCGAGCTTTTCCATTTCAGCAATGCGCTTCTTGGTATCATGATTGCCGGGAATCACATGAACCTTTCCATTGAGACGAGAACCATACTTAGCTACAGTCTCAAGCGGTCCCATGAAGCAATCGCCAAGATGATAGACAGTATCATCAGGAGATACAACGGTATTCCAGTTTTTGACAATAGCTTCATTCATTTCTTCGACCGTATCAAACGGACGCGACTCTGGACAAAACTTGATAATATTCTCATGTTGAAAGTGAGTATCAGAAATAACAAAAACACTCATTGAATCTCCTTTCGATTTCTTAAATATATTATAACATAATATATAGCCAATAGTCAACAAAAAATAGGGACTCTTTTCGAGTCCCTACAAAAAATTAGTGTGCGGAAAAAGTTTATTCAGGACGATGTCATAAAATTGCTATGAAGTAACTGAATAATAATCACGCACATTTGCGTCTATATAGCTCGCACACTATATAGGCGAGAAAGTGGTTTACAAATAAAGGCAAGGAAAAAGTGTAAAGAGTGTTGGTGGGGTTGCCTCTTTCTAATGAAAGCTGCTCTTATTTAAACATATGACGAAGTAACTCTTTACTAATCACTTGCCGCACAAGATAAAGCGATACGGAAATAGGTGTTTCAGTTTGAGTAATCAGCTCAGAATGGAGATTTGAAGTATCTGAAACGTTATCACGTATCGCCTACTTTAATAAAATAAATGCGGAAAAAGTTAAATCAGTGAAATGTGTACCGACACAGAGCAGGAGTCGAACCTGCAAGCGCATTTTTCCAGAATGAAGTAACTGATTTATCATCACGCATTATAGTAAATAAAATAAACGCGGAAAAGTCAGATTCAGTGTTACAATACATAAACCCAAAACATACGAAGTAACTGAATCTTAATCACGCATTTAATAAACATTGGTGCCGCATCTAGGTACCGCCCCTAGCCAGTCTAAGACAGAAGATTTACAGTCTTCCCCTCGTCTTTAAAGGAATACTGCGGCAATGGTACGCCGGGTCGGATTCGGACCGACATGCGGAATGGTTACCGCCAAAGGATTTTGAGTCCCCGCTCTCAAGGCCAATCGGAGTGCCGGCGCGTTTTAATTTGTCTGTTCCTGAATCCCAAGCTGGTCAAAAAACTCGTCTGGAATAAACTTGTCATCCAAAGGCTGATAGTCTTTCCAGATAATCAGAGGATACCAAGTCTTTGACCACTCGGTAAATTCAGCAAACTCGTCATTATATCCAAAAGAAACAGCAAAACCAAACCAGCTCGGCTTGACATGCGGGAAAGTCTTTTTGATAATTCCCTCGTTGTCAACAAAATCGCCGATACGACCGCAAATAGTACAAACGTTCCTATAAGCATAAGTCCATGTACCAGCGTACTTATCAAAGTAATTGATAACAATACTCTTATCGTAAGTGTGCTTATGATTGGCTTTCTTCACTGTCTTTTTCTTTTTGCGAGCGGGGGCATTTGCCGCATCATCGGGAATATAAGCATATTTAGTTGCCAATACTTCATCCTTATATGGATACGACATTCAAAGCTCCTTTTCTGCTTTTGGATAAACTGAGTAGCTATCTACTCTGCTGGAATGGTAGGACTCGAACCTACAACAGCGCGGTTAACAGCCGCGTGCTCTACCATTGAGCTAC